ATGTATACACGTTACAGCTATAACCCTTCTCTGGGCCGCACCTACGTTTACGACAACAAATACTACAAAAATTTGGGTGCCGTAATCAAGAATGCCAAGCGTAAGAAGCACTACGCCGAACATGAATTAGAAGAAAAAACCCTTGATCCCCTAGACAACTACTTGGTAGCTGAAGATCCTTTCCTGGGACCCGGTAAGAACCAAAAACTCACTTTGTTTAAAGAGATCCGTAATGTAAAGCCCGATACCATGAAGCTTGTCGTTAACTGGAGCGGCAAAGAGTTTCTCAGGGAAACTTGGACCCGCTTCATGGAGGACAGCTTCCCCATCGTTAACGACCAAGAAATCATGGACGTTTTCCTAGTAGTTAACATGCGCCCTACTAGACCTAACAGATGCTTCAAATTCCTTGCCCAACACGCTTTACGTTGCGACCCCGATTATGTTCCTCACGAGGTGATTAGAATCGTAGAGCCGTCTTGGGTAGGCAGCAACAACGAATACAGAATTAGTCTGGCCAAGAAAGGCGGTGGCTGCCCAATCATGAACCTTCACTCTGAGTACACCAACTCGTTTGAAGAGTTTATTGCTCGCGTGATCTGGGAGAACTTCTACAAGCCCATAGTTTACGTAGGAACCGATTCCGCCGAGGAAGAGGAGATTCTTCTTGAAGTGTCTTTAGTCTTTAAAATTAAGGAATTCGCTCCCGACGCGCCTCTGTATTCCGGCCCAGCATACTAAGCCGTAGATTCGTTGTTGACTTTTTCGTTAATTTCTGTTAAAAGTCTTTCTGCTTGTTTAATGTCTTGTCTGCTAACGTGTTGGCTATTTATTAATCTCGACACATTAGCAGACATGCGTAAGATTTGATCGTTTTCGTTTCCGCTATTCTGAACTCGATTCATAGTGTTTAAATACTTATTTTTGACGGTTTCCACCTCATTGTCGCTGATCCAATCATTATTGTCTTCGGAAAACGAATCCTCATTACCGGTGCTCTCGGCTAGCGCTTTTACTCTTTTTGCCAGGGCCAAATGCAATACTGAAGGGGCAGTTTCAACAATCGGTTCTTTGTCCGCGGGAATTTTTTTTACATTTTTTAAAATTGTACCAGATCGAATCGCTTCCATTAACTGCGAATGTGCGTCTATTGGCGGTGACGCAACTGTTGTGGGCTTTAACGACGGTTTTGAGGGCAAATTTTCTTCTCCGACTTCTTTAAACATTTGAAACATGGGCGGCGGTGGCGGTGGCGGTGGCGGTGGAATCGAAGTCAGTGGCATCGGCGGTGGCGGCGGTGGCGGTGGAATCGAAGACATCGGCGGCAAAGAAGGTGGCGGTGGTATCGTAATATGGGTTTGCGTCGACGACAATGGTGATATTGAATTTTTTTCCTGAGTAGAATATATTTTTGTTGTTTCTTGTATCTTTTGTGTCTCGGTGATTGGCATAGGAATCGATGGTGTCGATACCGATTTTGGGGTAGATGACGCCAACGACCCAGCATTTTGATTATCCAGAGTCAAGATTTGATTGAAGATCGAATCGATTTTGGCCGTCGGTTTTTCGACTTCTTCTTGATACTGTTTATAGAGTTTAAAAAAAGTTTTCATTAAATTCTCTATCTTTAAAAGTTCGTTTTCGTGGTTAATTTTATCGATAATGTCGAATAAAATAGTTTTATAGCGGCTGTTGGCGTCGACGCGGGTCACCATATTTTCGAGTTGCAGAATTTTATTTTTCATGCGCACGTTATCTGGTAGAACGGCAGGTCCGATAGTGTCCCGGACGTTGGCCGCAACATCGATAGTGATTTTAGCTGTATTTTGGTAAATCGATTCCGCCAGACGTAGATATTTTATAGCCAGAGCTCTGTCCATGACGACTCTGTCTCCGATGACGGCATTGCCAAAGTCGAGTCTGCGCACGAAATCTGTCGGAGGTTGATAATTAAGACTTTGTAAGTATTCTCTCACGGTGACCTGTGTCATTTCAGTCGTCGATCAATATGGACGGTGTGCTCGAAGAGATGAGTGACTTTTTAAGCGAACTCGTGCCAGAAACTAAGATTAAAGTGGCCGAAGGTAAATTTGGCAAAGTGTCCGTATGGAGACACAAGGACACTCAAAAATTATTTTTACAGAAAGAAATTACTCCAGAGAATTTCAATGGTATCGAGGTGATGGTCCACGACTTAATGAAGAATAACAAGTTTTTTATTAAACTTTATTATTTCACGACGACACTTAAAACTCACTTGCTTATTATGGATTACATCAAAGGAGGTGACTTATGGGATCTCCTCCGACAAGAGCATAAACTAGAGGAAATGGAAACAAAATTAATAATCATGCAATTGGTAGAAGCGCTTTATTATCTTCATTCACATCAATTTATACATAACGATATAAAGCTAGAGAATATAATATACTCAAGATATAGACAGATTTATCTATGTGATTATGGCCTATGTAAATCAGTCAAAACGGAATCGTGCTATGACGGAACTATGGATTATTTTTCACCAGAAAAAATCAAAGGACATGAATATAATTTTAGTTTTGATTGGTGGGCTGTGGGTATTTTGACTTACGAGCTGATTACAGGTCATCATCCATATAAAAACTATTACGATGAAGATTTGACAGTAAAAATGTTACATCATAGACAGCAGCACAAAAAATTAAAATTTAACTCTAAATTAAGTAAAGTTGTTGTAATGTTTATAGATGGTATGTTAAAATACAACTATAACTATAGACTGAATAATGTTTATGACATAATGAAACAAGAGTTTATTAATATTGACATTAATTTATTAAAATAAAATTATATTACTACATACATTTTTTGTTGTTTAAAATTTATTTACTTTTTTTGTATTTTTTAAATTTAATTGATACATTTTAAATTTATTAAAATATAAAATATAACATACACATTTTGTTGTTTTTATTATATACATTATTCTATTTTTTGAACTGTAGTTATAAGAGGAAGTATTGTGGTAAGACCACAATCCTCAACAATCTGGACGTCGTCATCGCTGTCATTGGCCGAAGCAGGAGGTAAAATACTGGATAATGTGTCTTTGGCCAATTGTTGATAATCTATAGCAGTCTGCTGCAGCTGCACCGGTTCTTCTTTAACAACGTCTAGAACGAAATCCGTAGGCACGTACGGTTTACCGCGAGCAGTTAGATTTAACTTGCGCAAATTTTCATTATTGCAAGTATAGCGATAAGTGACCAGTTTTGTCGACGGAGGAGGCTCATTAGATGAATTTATTGCCTCCGGTGTGATTACACGCAACGCCCGTGAATGCTCTGGAACAGTTGAATTCATAGGCTGGTTAAAATCAGGATTATTGAAGGAGGCCGGACTTATAGTATCGTACATTGGAGATATAAAACTCGAAAATTGATTTAACCCGGGGTATCCGTTGTTGTATGCAGCATTGTATACGCCATCGTATCCGTTGTTTCCGTTGTTATAACCATTGTTGTAATTGTTGTAGCCATTATATCCATTATTGTATCCATTATTGTATCTATTGTTATATCCTCCGTTATTGTATCCTCCGTTATTGTATCCTCCATTATTATATCTTCCGTTGTTGTATCCGTTATTGTATGACCAATCAGCCATCGGCATCATAAAATTATGCATCGGTGGTGCTGGCATCATCATCGGTGGCGGAGCTGACATCATCGGCATTGGTTGAGCTGGCATCGGAATAAACTCAGTATCGAACGTTAAAGCTTCTGGTATCAAAGCCGCTAAAGCCGGAGTCGCTGGAGCTGACGTTGGCATCTGAGTCGTTGGAGCTGATGCCGGTGTAGCTGGTACCGACGTTGGCATCTGAGTCGTTGGAGCCGCTGTAGCTGGAGTCGCTGGAGCCGGTGTAGCTGGAGCCGGTGTAGCTGGAGCCGGTGTAGCTGGAGCCGGTGTAGCTGGAGCCGGTGTAGCTTCCGTCGGCGGCTGATCAGTGGTCATTAGTTGTGAAGATAATGATTCTATCGGCGAGGTTGGTTGCAGTGTGGAAACCGCTGATTCTTCAACTCCCAATTGTGTTAATTGGGATTCTATAGATTTTTCTGCAGTAGCCATATTTACTCGCGAAGGAGACGAAACTTCAGTATTATTGTTATCAACATCATCGTCATCATCATCATCATCACTACTATTGCTACTACTATCACTATTATCACCATCGTTATTGTCATCATCACTACTATCACTACTATCACCACTATCACTACTATTATTATTAGTTTGATTATCAATCTGTTCGTCTTGTTGATTTTCGTCTTGTTCTTCTTGTTCTTCTTGTTCTTCTTGTTCTTCTTGTTCTTCTTGTTCTTCTTGTTCTTCTTGTTCTTCTTGTTGATTGTTTTGTTGTTGATTTTCGTCTTGTTGATTGTCGTCTTGTTTTTGTTCATTTTCTTGAACTAATACTGGTCTTGCAGCAGGTTTTATTGTAGCAGTTGGTTTCTCAATAATTATCTCAGACTGTGGTAGTACAGCAGGCTCAGATTGAGGTGGCTGAGTGGCGGTAGTAGATGGAACATCATCATTATTATCATTAATATCGCCATCATTATTACTGGGGCCAGGCGATTGAGATGACGCTGGAATATCATCAGCGGGCGCTTGATCATCAGCGGGTGCTTGATCATCAACGGGCGGCGGCGATGGCGTCCATCGCATCCAACGTGGTGGCGGCGGTGGAGATTCATATCGGAATGAATTAATTTGTTTGGTTTGATAGCAAAAAATACATTCATTGTATTTCATCATACTATCGTAGGTACAGCATATGCATAATATATGTTCACAGTGTGGATACACAAATCCTTTATCTCCATTGTTGCAACTTATGCACGGTTCAGTCATAATCTTCAGCTTGTTGTTTCTCATGTATGTATATAGTACAGAACTGAGTCTAGATGATTTTTCTCGAAGTGCAATGGCTTCGGTTTGAAGCGCATGAGTTATTATCGTATCCAGTAGATAGATATTCTTTTTTATCTCCGCATCTACGGTGATAGTGTGAAAAGAAGAGCCAATATTCTTGAATTTGTCGTGCATCAGACCACATTTGATCATTAATTCTTGTCTAGTGCTAGTATTAACGTTTTCGAAAATCGATTGTATAAACGAAAACTTAGCATTCTCATCCTCGGAAACAGTATAGAATTTTTTATATTCAGATAAACATTGCATAATATGCTCTAAAACGCATTGCTTGGTTAGTATTGTCAAGTAAGTCTCTAATTGCTTGCGAACAGGTATATAGTTTAACGATTGGATATGCAAGAATAAATCTTCATAACGGTTAGAGAAAAAGTGTCTAGATTTATATGTGATGCCAGTAAACTTGAATTGTTTGTTAATACAGCACACATAGCCTACGCGCTGGTTATTTTTAGAGTTTAAATTTAAATAGATAAACACTTTTTTCTCGACCGTATTATGGTGCAGGTGAATATTGTTATGATTGTTACTGATCATATCTCCAGTGGGTAATATTATAGCAGTAGTATTAGATGGGTTTTCATTATCTACCACATCTACCACGGGAGTTTCTTGTTTTTGACGCTTGCTGTTAGACGCAGCATCACTATCACTCTCATTATCGATATCACGCTTAGGTGTTTCTTTTTTCTTTAGTTTCTTCAGTATTTTTTTAGTTTTTTTTCCCTTTCCTTTTCCTTTACCTTTTTCAATTTTTTCATTTTCATTATCACTGTCACTTTCACTAATAATTTTACGTTTGCGTAATTCGATTTCTTCTTCTTCTTGATCTTGTCCTTTATTTTTTTCTTTTTTAATTTTTTCATAATCACTGTCATTATCACTTTCACTAATAATTTTACGTTTTTCTTTTTCTTGATCTTGTTGTTCTTGATCTTGTTGTTGTTGATCTTGTTCTTGATCTTGTTGTTGTTTAGATGCGCTGGCGATAACGTTATCGCCAGCAGCCGATTCTACTGTCACGCCATTTGAATCTACGTCGTGAGTCAATTCATCCATCTTCAGTATTTTTTTAGTCTTTTTTCCCTTTCCTTTTCCTTTACCTTTTCCTTTTTCATTTTTTTTATATTCACTGTCATTATCACTTTCATTAATAATTTTACGTTTGCGTAATTCGATTTCTTCTTCTTGATCTTGTTTAGATGTGCTGGTAATCACGTTATCGCCAGTCACGCCATTTGAATCTACGTCTTGAGTCAATTCATCTAATTCTTTTTGAATTTCGTTTATTTTTGACAAATTATTTTCATTTATTTTATCAAAATTTTCATATTCTTTAAAAATTTCTTCATCAAATTCGGTAAATGGCATGGGTTCAAGAAAACCTATTAAAGGTTTTTTCATTTCACGCCGAATCTCTTCTTCAGTAAAATTAAACCTCCGTAGGGTTTCCTCTTTCAATTCTGCATTCGATAGCGACGCAGTATATTTCATTTTCTCAAATTTAGATTTAAATTTCCGTATCATTATGATGATCACAATTAACCAGTATAGCACGTATAGAAAAATTATACTGAACAAGTTTTAAATAACCAACACATATATAATAAAAGATAAAAAAATTATGTGATTAGATAGAGATTTCATATCATATCATAAATATGATATAGCTCGAGATAAACTTTTTTGTCGTGCAAAAAAGTACTCTAAAGTGTAGTATATTTACAGCATATTGTACAGTGTAGACTATTCTAGTTAAATAGTCTACGATTAGTAGATTTTGTTCTGTATATTGATGCCGATACGATAACGAACTTTTTTGTAGTGCAAAAAAATACGATAACGATTATCGATAGCCTATTTGATTAGATATAGCCATGTTTGTTATCTTTCGATATAAAGTAATATGTTTAATAAAATATATTAGTAAAATATATCAGTCGTGCCGGGTAACACAAATATCGATCGAAAGTGATAAAATGCCGAAACTCAAGAAAATTCCAAAAAAACCAGTAGATGACCACCTAGGAATCCTCAGATATTTCAAGATTATCAGAAAGCCAGTTTGTGCTATAAACGAATTACCTCCTAAAGAAGATCAAAAAAAAGAAGACGACATCATCATTCATCTTTCTAGTGACGCACCTGATAATTCATTCAATTTTGATTTTGAACTTAGTGACGACTCAAGCGATAGTGACTCTGACGATTCAAGCGATAGTGACTCTGATTCGTCTAACGCACTTAGTGGCCTAGATAAGGTTTTGTTGAATTCGTCTAATAATAATGCTGCTGACAAGAATGCTATCTTTATATGTCCTAACACTCAAAAGTTAAACAGCAGTGGTAGTGCCATAATAGGCATGAATCGTCCTAATTTGACTATAGAAGATTCAATAATACAATGATGAGGAAGTTTATGTACCTACTTCGCGGCGGCCAATAAAACCTGCAGCAAATTATCAGAAGATAAAGCAGCAACTAAAGCAGCAACTCGACCAAATATTATATCGTTTGTGAGTGATAACAATGGAACATTATCTAATCAATAATCAATAAAAGATTAATATTGTGTACGTGATGTTTTTATTTGATTATAACTGATATGTCAGGTATAAAAGCGCTCAAATCGCAGTCAGGACCATCACAAGTATTTGTGCCTTGCTCCCGAGCAGTCCTCCTCTATACTTTTTGTTGTGCAAACTACAATTTTTTTTAATTCATCATGATGATGTATTACATCAAGCAAGACATTGAACATCTAATGTCTGTTTTGCTGAAGGAAAAACCCAAACGTGAAATGGTGTTAAACGAGCGGAATTCGGAGAAAAGTTACTTGCTCAGCAGAATACCCAAACCTACTTTGTTAAAGGATAACAAAGTGTTTAATCTGGTGGCCGATATCTTTCATGAAAGTAAAGAAGAGCTTAATCATAAAGGGGCGGAAATCGTGTACACATCATCGGCTTCGGTGCCTAGTGTGTCAGAAGCTAACTCTGACTCTGATTCTGATTCGGATGACGATGATGACACTTTAGAAAAATTTGTGAAGATCAAGAAAAATGTAAATGCTGTTTTCTCGCGGACCGTTAAACAACTTAAAAAACAAAACAAACTAATAAAAAAATTTTATTCAGCCATGAATAATGTTGGAGAGGGTGAGTCAGAAGAAACGAGACGTTTAAATAACAGAAGAATGATAGCCTACAAAAACAACGGCTTGAGCATTGCCAATGTTGGTGATATAGTAGATAATCTATTCAGGGCTTATGTTGAAATGACTTCAGGTATCGTACATTTAATAAATAATATAAATGAATTTGTGATAGATAGACCATATAGTGATTTCTTCGATGGTAAAAAACCATATAGTGATTTCTTCGATGGTCAAGAAAATCTTCCTGATGAGAATAACTCCAATCATCAGGAAGATCAAGCGGGAGATCTAACAGATCCAGAAGATTCAAATCAAGAGGAAGACTCCAACCGTCAGGAAGACTCCAACAATCGTCAGGAAGATTCCAACAATCGTCAGGAAGACTCCAACAATCGTCAGGAAGACTCCAACAATCGTCAGGAAGACTCCAACAATCGTCAGGAAGACTCTAACAATTATCAAAAAAATCAAGCGGAAAATCTAACAGACCCAGAAGATTCCAACTATCAGGAAGATATAGAAAATCAAGCTGAGTCAAGCGGCTTTGTGCCAAGGGATTCAATTTTCTATAATATGTATGGTGATCAAGATGATGACAATGAAAGTGTAGCATATGATGACATTGCAGATGTTAATGAAGTCAATAACATTTCAGAAAATGATGTTTCTGAAATAAATATTAGCAAAATGAATATGCAAGACGAACACCAGGAAGATATAGAGGAAGATCAACAAGAAAAAGATAAAAATCAACAAGATAAAAAGGAAAATCAACAAGATAAAGATAAAGATCAACAACAAGAAACAAAACGTGCCTATCAAGAGTGGGCTTTCAACGATTATCAGACATCATCACACAGGTCCGATAGCATCTCAAGTTCTAATGATGACTCTGGCAGTGTCGACAATACAACTGCTAAAAGAAACAGTAAATTTGTATTTAAAACTTCTTCTCGTGCTCGTCGTGACATACGCCGCGACAACACAGTGCGTCAAGCTCTCAAATTTTAATATTTTTGTTTTGTATACTTTTAAATCTTTTTGTTGTTTTATATAATTTCATATAAGCTTTTGTTATGTTTTTTTTGCCAATTTATTATAATAAACAAACACAAACCAAAACTAATTTTTTTCTTTAGATTTTTTTAGAAATAGCATTTTTTCTTTACACCTTTATAAACAATAGCTCACGTCTTGCTTAACTGACAGGGTTACAATTAACTTAACTGCCAGGGTTCGATTCCCTAAAACTCTATAACCTTTTTTATTAAGATACATCAAATTAAAATGAGTTTTTTTAATCCTCTACGAAAAATAAATAAAATTTATCCTAATACAACACAATTTAATTTAGACAACTTGGCTGTAGTTAATAATGCTCCAAGTGGATTCAAGAATGTTCTTAATTCTACTAGCATTCAAAATGCAGGAAATAATCGCTTTATTCCCGGCTATAATATAGGCAATAATAATTTTATCAGTGCAGCTGATATGAATAAAATAATGCGCAATAATGATGTCACCAGCATACGTAATGTTTTTGGTAATACACCAACTCAAACTGACCTAAATGGCCTTTCATTGCTGCGTAGAGCAGATAATGTTCCTGATGCGAACCTTCATAGTGCGGCCATGCGTAGGAATGCAGTAAAACAAAATTACCCCAACACCAATACAAACACACCTGCCGGTGTAAGCAATGTGTTAGAACAAAATCCTCGGTTAACTAATCATTTACAGACATTAAAAAATGCTGGAGTGGTAAGTTTGATTGGTGTCGGTGTTTACTTGACTTTTAGCGCAGCCACTCTAATTCAAGACATAATTGAAGCCCTCAACCGAACCGGAGGCAGTTTTTACTATATAGGAAGCGACGGCGGAGATAACATCAGCGCATGTTTACTCATGGATAGAACTTGCCGATTACAACATCCTGAGGCAATAACTGACGTGAGAAAATGCGATTTTGACCCTTTAATATCGAACGCAACAGAACTGCAGAGTATTTGTCAAGGCTTTAATTATGAACTAGAAAAATCCGTATGTCGGGCTAGCGACCCCAACGCCAACATAAATACACCTCAATATGTAGATATATCCGACTTAGCTCCCGGTCAAACTATCGCCTGTGTAGAACCCTACAATATGGGTGATTTAATAGGAGATTTAAATTTAGATAATTTATTGGGCGAAAACGGCTTGATTAATAAATCTTCAAATAAAAGTCAAAGTTTAAGCGATAGTTTATTGCCGTTTATTGTAATGATAGGAGTTATTGCATTTATAATTATCATTGGATATTTTGTTATCAAAAGACTGTTCAATAAGCAAACTGTGAGCGTAGAAACTAATAGAACTCGTTGAGTGGCTTAATCATGTCACTTTGTCGTCTAGACGATTTACGACTGTTTTATTGTCATGGCGATTCATAATAAAACAATTATGTGTAGCCCGAAGGATTTTTATTAGACTTTCAAATGAATACACATAATTTTTATACATTAATTTTTTTATAAAGATTCATATCGTAATAGTAGATACGTTTGGGTTTGATGGTTTTAACTTTAACACAAACGCTATAAAATTTTAAAGCAGACACGTCGAGCTTGTTTCTAGTGAAAAACATGGCATCCGTAAAACCGCACTGAGAACAATACAGCACTATATGTTTTTTTAGATACATTTTATGTCGAGTGCAGAGAATGCAAAATCGCTTACACGGTATAGGAAAATATAGTACAAAATTAAAAGTAGTTTTGTAGACTTTTTTTTCGACCGAATAGAAATAGGTGAGCAGCTTCTGTTCGCCCATGCTCGCAAAAAAATCCATCATTTTGCTATCGCCGAAATATAGCTGAAAAGTGTTGTCATCGCAGCCGATCTTGCTAGAAGTAGTCTTGATGATGCAATTTCTGTCAGTTTCTGTAAATAGAGTTCGACCATATGTTCGCAATAAAATTTTTGTGATTTGTTCGTTGGGCTTTTTTTTATCCACTATATCCTTTATTGTCCCAAAGAAATCGTGTCGACCCACAACCGAAATCTCTTCTGTAGTACAAGTGTGTTCGAGATTAATATTGAACAAGTAGCATTTAAAAAAGCCCAATTGACACAGAGTCTCTGCTTCTTCGAGTATAACATATGGATATATCTGAAACAGGTCAAACTGGTGTTTATATTTAAACAGTTCGTAACATTTAGAGCAGATCAATTTAAACTTCTTGTGTCTCTTTAATTCATCTTCAATGTCTATGCTGTTGTCGATGAGGCAAAAGAGTGAGAAATTAGTCTCTCGCTTAAACTGTTTCGAGCATTGGTTACATGTAGCCTTTTCTACAATTTCTTCTTGCTTCAAATCTCTACAATTCATCTGTAGCAAATTGTTCACTTTTAATCTTCCCTGAACGTAATCGGACGCAAACTGAATTATCGATTGTAGTAGACAATAATTCAAATGACTCAAGAATTTAGGTCTCAAATCCTTCGGAGGGCTTTGAATGATGGGCGGCTGTCTATAATCTGGATTGTTGGCTCTAGTTTCTCGAACTATATTCATCAGGTGGTCTATCAGCATGGGTTTCCTTTCCGTTTTTGAAGACATTTTGACTGTTGTCGTGGAATACGATTGGGTCGTCGATGACATATGACCGATGTTTAGAAGCGCACGATAGCTTATGAAAATAAATACGAGAAGCGAACACTTTATACACGCTCTGTTGACCTCGGCGCGACCGTAGAGTTATAAATAAACACATAATATGCGCGGGAATTTGACTCTACAAAGGCGTCACCCGTCAAGTTTATATTATTACGAGACGCGAGACAATAGCGCGATTCATTTACATGAAGATGCTCATCCTGTCTGGTACGTGATTTTGTAGTCATGGACCCAGTACAAAAGCTTATCTCATACGATGTTGTGGTCAGTCATCATCGGGCGATTGTCATGAACACTTTTGATTATCAAAACGATCTTTATAAGCGTATCGCAATGGAAAGTGCGGCTGTGGCCAGCATTCTATTGTCACCGCGAAACTCTGACGATGGAAACAGTAATAGTATAAATAGTTTCTTGAACATTAGAAACAACAATGGAGAAAAAGGCTCGACCGATTTCGAAACACAGGTATTTAAAAATTTTATTTTTAACGACCTGCACACCAACGATTTAGCGTTGAATCCCAAGGCCCAATTTCTAGTTAAACAGGCCTCATTTAATGTGATAGACGAGATCTTTCAACAGACATATAACGAAAAAATCGACAAGATTCTGGCGTTTGTAGATGACACTAACGACATTCGTATTCCCAACGATAGATGTTTACATTATTTGATAGCAGAAATCGGTAAAATCGTTAATGTTTTACAGCACGTTAATCGCATGTCAAAGTTTGAATATAGTATGTACGTATTTATGCCGTATCTAAAACAAATAAGAAAAACTATCATTCTATTCGTCAATGACTTTTGCTGCAAAAAACTCGTCGAAAACTATTTATTAACGCTCGATGCGATGATTGCGGACTCTTTAAAATTACTAGAAACGATTCAAATGATCAATAAACGTGTAGATGTGATGAATGTGTTTCTCGATCGACCCGTGTACCGGTGCAACATCTGCGAAGATACTAGTTTAGAATCGCGTTTCCTCAAACCCAACGAATGCTGCGGCTATAGCATCTGTAACATGTGCTATGCCAATTTATGGAAATTTTGCACTCTCTATCCAGTGTGTCCTGTTTGTAAGACCAGTTTCAAATCTTCAGGCTCTGCAGCTTCTTCTTTGTCGTCATCGTCGTCGACCAAGCATCAAGCTCTATTCGAAGAATAAAATATATAAGATTTAAATATGAGTCTAATCGGCGAGAGACAGACTTTGGAAAAAAAGCACATGAAACACTTGTTTCTGGCATCGTATTTTAATCTAAACAATTATGACTATTTACCGGTCGAAACGACCGCTTTTATTGGCGATTATTTACGCAATAATTTCGAAAGACTAGACGACTCGACTCTGTTGCAATATATTAATTATTTGAATAGTATCGCCCTCAAAAATCTCGTAGTCGACAACAGTGCAGACAGTTTTAAATATGTAAAGCCACAGTTTAAGTTTATCTGCGGTCGCAACAATATCGACATTATCGAGTTCGATTCAAAGGTTTTTATTAAACCGAAAACCCCAATCTACGCTACCAATTTATTCGTAAACGACCCCAAACAGTTTCGATTGATTCTCTATCAAGAATTTTCAAAGGTGTTTAACGATCGATTATTTGTCAACAATGGTGACACTTACTGCATAATCGACGGTGGCGAAGGCTACATTTTCGAAGACGCCTACATCGATTGGTGCGGGATTCGCATGTGTAGTATGCCCAAAGTCGAAAACGATCAATATCCGTATCGATTGTATTTGATCGGAGAACCCATGGCTCAACATTTTATCAGGAACAATATCACGATGCTCGCGGGCAGCGACTACATTCTCAAAAATTTTCACAAAGGATTGCCGCTGTTTCGCAACAATTATCGGGTGATTAATAGTAAAAAATTTGTGACTCGAAAACCTAATCAGCTTTTTGCAGAAATGCGAGCGGAACTAGACACGCACACGAATTATATAAAATTTATTCAACGTGACTACATTTACGATGCTAATTTCCCTGAAGATTTGCTCGATCTCCTCAACGATTACATGACCAATACATCTCATTACAAGTTTATCACCAAGTTTATCGAGCCGGGCATCAAGATGGGCAACAGTTATAGCGAGATTGTGGTCGATCGTTATGCCGTTAATAAGTATCGAAAATTAAACATTAAAAGCGAGCCGAACACACTCTTCCCGGCGCTGCGTTACAACGATCCGTCCTATATTTTTGTGAGACCAGATATCAAACAAATAAAGGGCACTTTGAACGCTTTTTTCGTGCCGAAAGAACGTTTATTGGTGATCTTGGCCAACAGCAGCCTGTTCGGATCCACCGAGCTGATTCATTTTAATAAACATCGAAACCCAAACGAGCTGGTGCATTTCGATAGGAGTTTGCTGCCGTATAGACAGTTTTCGCCTCCGCAGATACTAACCCTTGACACGTATATCATTGACGCCAGTCACAAATTGTATTTAACTAAGCACATTTTTGGTAATACAGTGCCTGCATATTTAATTATAAGAGGAGATTACGAAAGTTCTCAATTTCAAGATTTGAAAAATCTGAAAAACTCTTGGGTTTTGAATACTCTACTTAAGCTGTTTATAGATCCGCAATAAAATAAAATATGGAAGATTTACGTTCGCCAGGAACTACGAGTCGATTCAACCCGAACATGTTCAATCCCAGCATGTTGATGACCATTCTCATCGGTCTAGTAATTATTATACTGCTGATTATGCTCTTCCAATCGAGCAGCGCGGGAGGCGGTAGTTCTCCAGCAGCGGCGCCTCAAGCGGGCTTTACGAATCCGTTGAATGCCACGATGAGAGCGAATCCCTTTGTGAACACACCACAACGAGCGATGCTGTAAAGCGTTCTACGAGAATTATAAGACAATATAAACAAAATGAAACGTTTCAAGTGTCAGACAGCACCAAAAGTGAGAACCGTCACCGAAATCATCAACAGCGATGACAAACTACAAAAGGAATACGATCTCACCGAGTTTGATGTGAAAAACCTCAACAGTCTCGAAAGTTATGATACGTTAAAAATAAAGCTAGTGATCGTCAAATATATGGCCATGTTGAATACTTTGCAGCTAACTCAGCCGCTGCTGACCATCTTCCGAGACAGAAACGCCACTCGCGAGATCGTTACCGTTGTTTTGGCCTCACTCGGCTTTGTACACAATCGCGTAAATCCACTAGTGAATAATTTTAATCGGAAAATGGAGTTTATAATTGTGGAATCGAAAAACCTGATAATTCCCGGAGAACCGATTCTATTTCGACACAACGAAAATGAAGATATCGTTTGTATTATCGATCGAGTCAGTATCGTCAAGATGCTCGAAAAGCAATTCGACACGGACATGAACGTCAGCAATATTATTCAAGAACATCAAAAACTTAAACTCATCAAGTCGTTTACGAGTGTAAAGAAACGAAAATCGTTTGACGATCAGGACAATAGCCTCTACATTAAGCTGAACGAAATCGAAGCCACCCAGTACACGACTTTGCTGTTCATCATGGAACACGCTTACGGACACTATTATATTCTCAAAAACTATGGCATCTACAATTATACTCAGTCGCTTTTGGATCATACCATTTTTACTCAAAAATACAAGCCTTCTTTGAATGTCAACTTTGCCAATCTACTTTTGAGTAAATTCAGATTTACCGTCGAGGAATCTGAGGGCAATCGAAGCAAATCTTGCGGCAACAATAGTTTGTATTCTTCTAAAAATCAACTAGAAATATTAAGTTATAGCAGCGATAAATAAAATTCATGTGGCTTTTACTAGCGATTTTTATTATTGTTAAACTATTAGTTTTTCATAAAATGCAAAATATGCATTTAGACGTACACAATCATAAACTTTGTCCGAATGGATATCACGGCCTCGTAAATGATCCTTTCGATTGTAACGTTTATTACAGTTGTCCTCAAAAAACTCAATTTTATTGTCCTCCCGATGAACAATTCGATGTCGAGCGACAATTATGCATACCAAACGATATTCATGACGATAGCTGCATGGCCAGAAAATACAAAAGCTTACTTCTCTAATTTTTAATAAAACTCGACATTCGCACACTAGTTTTTTTTGGTTAAACACATTCGATCCTGACGTCTTCTCTGTTAATGCAGACATTTGGATATACAAAAGCTGCCATTTCAATGTCTTTCGGGTTGGTGTGAGTTTTCGAAAGTGATGCTATAAAATGCGATGGTATGTTGCCGCGGAGAATGACCAGTTCTTTAGCGAAATAATTCTCAATTCCATCGACACATACGGTCACGCCTCGCACACGCTGGAAAGAAGCTGGCTCGTGATTTTTATTAACTGTAAAAATGTGCCACACTTGTATTTCGCCTTTACAGTCGACGACGGCCGGCAACACTGGTCTCGAAAAATTTTGATGATTCACCAATCTGACGCAAAAAAACGGTAATCTGACGCAACTAATTACATACGCGTTTCTAATGGCAGTGCGATCGATCGGCGGCAATAGACACTTCATTCGTATTGCAATATTAACTCGGTCAGCGCGCCCGCGTTCGTAGCCGCTTACGAGTCTTGTGGAAGCGAAATTGCGGTTATTACCATCGCCGTCAGTGTCATCGCTTTCGTTTATTTGAAACGGTATGATATTTATCGAGTTGATCGCATTTATCACGCTAAATGTAATTAGGCTATCTTTATCTTGAGGATAGTATAAATTGACAATCATTTTATTTTTACTTCCAGTTCTCACTTACAAGCGTTGTGATGTCGCATCCAAACATCATCAGTGCCATGGACAACAACGACGCGTCTATCAAATATAAAAATTATATCGACAACGCCATCAACACTCCTACGCATACGATTCTGCAGAACGTCAGTATGGATTTCGACGACAGCAATATTCTGGATTTCGGCAACGAAAATGATATGAATGTCTACGACAGACGAGACAGTAACAGCAGTAAAATTGAGAATGATGCTTGCGATGAAAACTCTCAATTTTCTGATGTCAACGTCAACAATAATGCGGACAACAATGATTATATAAAAATCATGAAAACTGCTACCGATGTCGTCGAAAACAAGAATGAATATACGAATAAACATAAAACTGCAGTCGTTTCGACTAAACCATTCAAGAAAAATCCTAAAAAAAGGCCATCGTCATCGTTGACGACTACGACGATGACGACGACGACGACGACAGAAAAGAAGAACAAGTCAAGACCTAACAGACCTCCCAATTCCACTGTAATCGCTGAGGGTAGTATTCCACCACAACCTGTGATAAAGCCATCGAAGAAGCAGACAGTTTTTGTTTCGCCTTTAATCAATAGAGGAGGAAAAAACTTGAATGTTTTGCGCAACGACAATAATAATAATTTCAATAATGACAGTGACGATAGCAACGGAAGCGACAGTGAAGATAGCGATTCTACGCATCCGCCGCCTTCGAAAAAGACAAAAATGACATCAAAATCATCTAAAATGTCGGTGACGCCGCAACAACAAATGCCCGAGATTTTGAAAATTAATACTGCCGACAAAAATAAAGTCAATGACGAGAAACAAACAGTGAAATATAACAAAAAAAAGCAACAATCTCAAGACGCTGGTGCCGTCGTGGTCGTGAAACAACAAAAACTTGATAACGAATCAACAAGTCAAACTTCCGTTAATGATGATCAACAACGGTCGAAAGATTGCGATTCTCCAACAAATGACTTGTTTGAAAATAAAATAATCCCCAACATGATGACCATGGAAAGAGACAATAACCGCAAGTTTGTGCAATATATTCTCAACGCTCACAATTATCTGTTTATAGTATACGAAAACAAGTATAATGCCAAGACTTTTAACAAAAACTCCAACGCATCGATTTATAAAATAGAGTATGTGAATTGCGTCCAGTCCATATACAAGTATTATAACGCCAATTACTCGCATATCGATAGAACATGCAAAGTCGTGTCTTTCAATCGATTCAGATTCGCCATATCTGTGAACCTTTTAAATAAAATGCAGATTGAATTGCCTCCTACGGAACAATTTAAAAAGGAAGACCTCAAGAAGATTTCTCCGAAGAACACTTTTTGCCTATTAAATGAAGTCAAAGATCCGGATTTCATTTCTAAGCTCACTAACACATTCGGCTTGGACAATATTTATATTCAGGGTCAACTCACTATGCTGCTCTCGTCGATTGGTGAGAATCGGGCAAAGATTTTGAATCAGCATATCAGTGCAATGATTGAAGATAAAAGCCTATTCACTATACCTTTGCATTTGTCTCGATCCAAGGAATTGGAAGAAATTGTCGATGACGATCTGAACCCCAACAACAGTAACGTCTCGTCGGCCTACATTCGAGACATAATAGAACTCTCGAACAAACTCAAGTTTAAGGCTCCTATTATTCCGTCATATGTCTATAAAACCAAGGAACAAAACATTGAGAATGTTCTTAGTTTTTGGATCAACACTCAGAAGAACAACAACGAGCGCGATAAAACTTTGGCAAAATCTCTGCAGTTTACATACAAGTTTACCAGTGTCGCTCGAGTGCTCTTCGACGAAACCGATGGCGACGTCAATAAACTGTTTAAAGTGAAGAAAGAGCCTGGATCTGTGGCAATGATTGAAGATTATCTACAGGCTTGTGAAAAAATACCCAATGGCAACAACTTTATTATGATCAACACACTCAACGATGAACGCGTGACAATCATCAAGGCCAAAAATGAATTCTTTTGGATTTGTACTAATAATCCTAATAATTTAATTCACTGTATCGATATCATTATGGCCTTTAAAAACTTTAATCATCATTTGCTCTCTTTGATTCCCAGCAATCGTAAGGATTTGAACAATCGTCACAGTGGATTAATAAAGCTAGTGGCCTATCATTTAGGTGGTGATGTTGACATTAATTTTGTACGTGCCATGGCTGAGAAGTTTAAATGTAATTATTTATATAAAAAATTTTAAATGTATAATTTTTCTTGTCTACTGTAATTTGAATAAATTTTTAAGGATCGTATTTTGTATAGTATTGTAGAATTAGTTTTATGATTAATAAAAATTTTTTATTCGTATATCATTCTATGGTTTATTTATACCTTCGAAATTATGTCCAATAAGAAAATAAAATCATGTCGACTTTGACCGCTATCGATATCGATAACGCATTCAAGTATTCGACTCATATGCATAGGCTGATTTATATTCACAAGTGGAGATCTAAATTTCCAAACATTTTTATTAATTACGAAATTAGAGCAGCAACAAATGACGATTATTATGTGCCCCTCGCCCTAGCCGACAGGGCCATTGCTGTTAAACTCGAGTTTAGTAAAGAGGGATGCGAGAGTATTTCTTGCTATCCCTATAACGAATATGGGCCTGTGGATTTTAAAACACCTACGGGCTACACTCAAACGTCCGATGTGGCCGTACAATACGCTCAGCCGGCATGCTATCATTTGGACAGAGCGGCGGCTACGCGACAAGGCGCAGAGAATGAAGTCCAAGCACCCGAATTGAGGTATACCGACGGCGGTAAATGTATTCTAGTCGATACCCTAACTAAAATGTACTTGAACTCTCCCTACATACGAACGGACGAGCATCTGATTCAAGGTGTCGATGATGTGCCTGGATTTAATGTCGTGCCCGACACAGATCCCTTATTTCCCGAGCGATTCAAAGGCGAATTTAATGAAGCATACTGTCGACGCTTCGGCAGGTCTCTGGTGAACGGCGGTTGCTCCCTACAGTGGTGGGAGAGTTTGATAGGATTCGTTTTAGGCGATACCATTTACATTACATTTAAAATGCTGATCAATAATGTTTTTAGCGAATTGCGAGATTTCGATTATAGTCGACCGTCGCCAGAGTTGCCGACAAAGCCCGTCGTCGATTCCGAACGACTCTTAAACGAGTGGAAAAACCGCATCGACAGCCGTTCTAATCTTTTGGATGAAATAAAATTTGCCGAATTTAAAACCCATTCCGATTTAACGATCAGTAGAACTCGAAAATTAGTTTATATTGCGGAAAAGGGATTTCATCATGAGACGATACCGTTTAAACAATTGGAATTTCGAAAGGTGTCGACCGCTTTCTCACGTACGAACATCGACAACACAGCGTCTTTGGACGACATTATTACTCAATTTCTCGAAGACAATTCGTTACTCTTGGGTCTGGCGACTAGCTACGGATTCGATGTCATTTTCGATCAATTGAAGGCCATGCTCAAAAGAATTAACACCACTCTAATTCCAGCCATGAAACGGTTGCTTTTGGACACATCGAAACGTGTCACAGCCAAGATGCTCGGCGAAACTTATAAAGCTTTCGTGGCCCACACCTTCAATCGTATCGCCATTAAAACTCTATCGACCGTAGCAAAGGCGATGACAAGAATAACCATCAAAGCCGCGTCGGTCGTCGGAATTTTGTTAATTATTTTCACAATATCTGATCTAATTTTAGCTTTTTGGGATCCGTTCGGCTACAATAATATGTTCCCTCGAGAATTTCCGGACGACTTGTCGCGTTCGTTCCTTGCGGCCTATTTCGAGTCGATCAGCGATGGCAATCTAGACATGATAGAATGGCTACCCGAGTACTTTGAAGACCTCATCGAAGAGGACGATGTCGCCATGTTTGAGAATCTAAAATCCACATTTGAGTATGTGACCTCTCTCGAAATAAACTCTGACGGACAACTGTTGGAGTTCGATAGAGGCGAAAGCATCGAAGATTTCGACGAAATCTCGTTAATTGGAAACGCTTTTGCGTCCAGCGCTCTCTACACACGACTCGAATTTCTACAATATACGGCTCGACACAATAAAATATTATACGGCACCGACGACGGTATTGTCGTCAACAACGCCGGCAATAACGTTATTTTGCCGACGCTTTTTATTTTTGGCGCAGTGATCATCATATTTATACAGAGTCAAGATACTATTCAAAATAATATTATGGTATCGCTATTCATCGTATTTCTACTGATTGCTGTTTATTTAATCATACAGAATTCTTTATTATACTACTTGAGTTTAAGGAAATTTACGAGCAGGACACAGGGTAAATGGTATGATAATTTATACAACTAAATAGAGATTAAATATATTTTTATTCAACAAATCGAACAATACGATTACTTAGGAGAGGACTTCTTTTTTCTGAGCGGAACATCGGGCACGTCGGGGATCTCGGGTATCTCGGGGTTGAGAATCTCAGTAATGCCGTCGACGGCTGTCTGAAGAGTGGCAAGACTCGCGCTTTGAGCGTCGAGTTTCTCGTTCAATTCCGTGACATCGGGTAGATTGGCGCGAACGTCCTCGACTGCCGACTGAAGAACATCAACTTTCTGGCTGACGGCTTGGATGTCGGCACGAATCAACAACAAAATATTTTGAGACATGTTTTAATTTTTTTAATATTTATACGATAAATGGATTTATACTTATTATATGTAATTTTATTGAGGGACAATTAACGGACCGTCCAATCTAATTCTGTCTATTTCGTATTCGCCTTCCACCAAAGAGATGCTTATCTCTTTTTTATTGTGAAAAATGGCAATATTTCTAGGTAGATCGCGATATGTTAAACGATTTGCCGTCGTGGACAAAGCAAACTTTTTCACGGTCATATACGGCGAAGAATAGGCCATCTGTCGTTTACCATAAACCGACATGCCATTACGCAACAAACTGACATATACTGTTGAATCGTAATTAATTTGACCAGAAACCAATCCTTTCGGCCTTATGCCCGACACTGGAAACAGCACAATTCCAGCGTCATAATCGTCATATCGACACGTGATTACAGAGACCAGACGATCGTTAAAAAATATCGGTGCGCCTATCCAAATCTTATCGGCAATCCACAGATCGTCTACAGCAAAAGTGCGCAACTGTCCGTAGATCAGGCGATTGGCGTGTCTATGAAAATTAGTGTAGACGTGTTCCGGCTGCACTCTAAACAATATGCCGTCGTTTAGCAAGACCATCAAACTGTCGTTCGAGTTGTCGATGGCGGGGAACACAATATCGCTGGCCACCCCGGGAAAATGATGAAGAACCGACAGCGGCGGCTGATCGTCACCGGTTTTTATGTAATTCGAATCGGAATGCGGTCGAATCGTCTCAATTCTGACAGCTTTGCCGTCGACGGCAACTACACGAATAATTTTTTCATTTTCATCAATACTATATTCTACATTTAATTTCGTTCTCCGAGTCGTCGTCGGTGTCGACGCCATTGACGCTGACGCTATTGTCAACATAAATGACAAGATAAATTGAGATTGAATCATTTTATATAATACCTTATCTTGTGTTTTTTCTCCTACCAATCTGCTCATTAATAGCATATTTAACCTCTGACATTACGAGTTGAGTATATATTAATTGAGATGAATCTTTGTCGATTATTAACGAACGAACCGACGAAACGAACGAGCCAAAATGCCTGTTTTTAAAGGCTCTAACAGCAAAAAAAATGGAGTGTCGACGAGCTGCACTTCTACAATCACTAAAAATACATGGACGGACACTAGAAACACCATGGTGGTCAAGAGCAATGACGAGAATCTAAGGAAAAAATTAAACGAAATCCTTCAAGCCAAGAAACAACTCAGCATTCAGATGGAACATTGGGAAAGAATCAAGCGCATAACGAAGGATCCCAAAGAAATAGCAGCCATCGAATGTAAGCTCAATAAAATTAGAAATGATTTTCTAAATTTTGGGTCAAATAATTTCTAGTCATGGATAAAACAAATAAAAAGTGTGTGTATAATTTTAAAAAGGAGTTTTATTATAATTTTCATCATTAATACCACCACCACCACCTAAATCTACATCAATAAATGTCGCAGAATTATACCAATCGTCATCGTGTTTGCTGACTTTGGTGTCGCCGACGGATGTCGATGAATAATTTTGTTTTAGATCATCAAAAATATGATGACAGCTCTCAAAATCATGTCGTTGGCGACGACGGTCATTGCGCGATCTCCGCCTTGGCGCCTCAGTTAATTTGCACTTGAATAAGCTCCCGTCCGGCCAGTAGACTCTACGGTTGACAGCAATCAATTTGTTGGCGGCATAACGTGATGTCAATACGATTCGCTTGCGGGTGCATTTGTCGTGTTTGATGTCAGCCTTGATTCTGCCGCCGCACACATGATTGATAAAATTTTTAATAAATTTTTTATCAACATTCTCGCCATTGACATAAAAGACGAAACAGTCACGATCGGTATAGTCGTACATTTTTTTCCTTATTATTCCTCATCTTCTGCAGGTTTTATGTGAAAAAATACCATCGGAATGATGGAAAGAGACAATGGCTTTTCCTTAAGTTTAGTTCCAGTCAGAGTATGTAGCGATTCTTCCTTTTGGCCTTCCTTCACACCTTCTACTATTGATCCCACAAACATTGGCACTTCTTCAGAAGGCTTATCATTGTCCTTTAGCTTTAATATCTCATCGAAGCGTTCTATAGTAAAAGATTCACATTTGACCGTCTTGTCTAGTTTGCCAGTGCTGAAGAGCAGTTGATTATGCTTTCGAGAAATATCAAAAAATTTGTTCACATTCTTTGCGTATTCTTTGCCCATGTTGAAGTAGTAAATGTTGCTAATTTTGCAGTCTTTTTCTTTAAAATGCATCGATATGATATTGCCAAAAATCTCATTGTACACATGTCTGTTGGCCGAACGTATAGCTAAAGAATCGCCATATTGACCACGAGTACGTTTCACCATAGCGTAATCGAAATAGAAAAACGGTTTTAAGCCACCCTTGACACGCATACCGATCTCGTATACATTTTTCTTGCTTGACCCGTTGGGCTCGACGACGCAAATCTGATTCAGATATTCCGTAGTTTCCATTTGCAAATTTAGCAGTTTACTCAGATGATTTTCAATGTGTATATTGTCTCGAATGAATCCAAAGCACTCCGTCAAAATGTTATAGGGCGAAATGCAATCGATTATTTTATTATTTACGTAACGTTGAGACACAATTGTATTGATCATGTCCGACATCCAAGAACTCTCGGTCTTCCATAAACAAAGGGCACTATCAGAAACATCAAATTCGATGTTTTGAGCGACATCATCGGAATCGATGGCGGCTCCGGCGGTGATAATACTCTCGTACTCTTCCCTAGGTTTCTTGCTGTTCGAATCTTGATCGTTGGTATCGAGCTTCCTCTTCATTTCGCTGGCGCTGGCGCTGGCGTTGTTGAATCGAGATGCCATGTTGGACGACGTGTGTCTAAAGACTGATACATATGACCGATCGGTAAACGCTTTTTATACCATATACCATTAATCTATCTTTATATATTTATCTAGTAAGCGTAATCATGGAGTATCGTTCGTGTTATCTTTTGAGCAATAGCGCCTTTTCCTCGAAGAGCGGTGTACGTTTTAAACAGTACAAAAATCTGATGAATCTTGCCAAAGGCCTTATACCATCGTCGATAGAACCGATTTCGATCATAGAATTGGAAAAATTTAAAATGATAATCGAGCCCGACACCAATTACGTTTCCAATATACACGATTTCCATTTTTATACCGACAATAAAGATTTCACTGTCGTTCACGTTTTAGATGCGAACACTAGACAGTTTTTGGGTAAACTCATTATTAACTATAATATCGATGACGCTGATGATCATGGCATTTTCGGGTTGGTTGCCGATCTCGCCAACGATAATTCCGACGATAACGATAACGTTTATCAAGATAGTTTAGATATTGAACCAATATAAAGTTGAAATTCAGCAAGCGTTACTTTATTCTAGTAGTGGAGCTCGCTTTGGAACAGAACTAAATTCATTATTCGACATGGAGTACCTGACAAATCATTCGATATTGAATATGATTTCCGTTTATTTTGAATCATTCGATGATTTTTTGAATCTGCAGACGGCCATGCAACTGGATCATTTTACTTTTTGGAATCTATTCTATCCGGGAGCCATCAAAAAGAATAATATTTACAATAGTCAATATGCCATGTGCTATTTCGATTTGCTGAACAAGCCCAAGGTTTTTAGAAAATACAAGAAATATGAAGATAAATTTGATTTATTGGTAACCGACGACGACGAGTGTGTGGGTCTTCATTTATATCTGCAAATGATCGATTACGATTACCAGCACCAATACAGAAAATTGTTGCCATTGATGCACGATCGACAGGCCACATTCGATGCCATGTATGAATTATTTTGCAAGAGTGTCGACATTGAGGATATGTTCAGTGATGTGCCCAGGAAAAATATTTCTGATCCGGCAAGTGAAAGACTTAAATATAAATATCCGATTAATGTATGTAAAATTTTAACATCAAGAGCTACATACGTGATCTTTAAAGGGACCGATTTGGAGCTACGGGTAAATTTTAAAAAATATCCAAAGCTATTGGAGTATATTCAGAAATTGCTTACGTTCGAACTCGATCCTGAGGAGAGATGCTGTTTTGTTAAAAGTTTACTCGGAAACAAGAGTAAACAATTGTGCGATTGGCATAACATTTTTCAATATTACGGCAAGTCTGAAGTGCTGTATAAAGCTTTTATAAAAAATAATGTTTTTTATAAATTAGTGTTTGGTATCGAAAAGGATATTTTTCTTCAACAATACATCGAGAGCACCAATCATCTTGGTAACTTGCGTAAAATTCTGAAGAATGACTTTAAAAAATTGAAGTTTAACACTGAAGTGGGGCTCGATAATTCATTTCCAGTTTTAAAATATGTCGATTTATATGTACTCAACAAAATTTGTCTTGAGTTTAAGTCTGTTGAAAAAAACACCAAAAAGAAGATTAATTTTCTTTTACAGAATATTTTATTCATGTATAAATCAAAAATATTATTAGATAAAAAAATGTTGAAGGACGTCAAACATCTTACAAACTTAGCTGTAAATAGAATTTTAATTTATAAAAGAGTCGATGGATATTATAAAGACATACTTGATTATAATAGAAACGCAATGATCCAACAATTTAATAACACTTTGAGTAAAAAAATTGACAAAAAAATCAATAAACACTACAATTTCAATTTAAAAGTTTCTCGCAAGCGTAAATTGTCTACATGTTCAGACATTTAACAAATGATTGTAATGTGGTTTTGTTACATATAATTAAATTTTTATAAAATTTTTTTTTCGTCTATTCATTTGTTTCTTCATCCTCCTCATCCATTGTTTCGAACGAAACGTCATCGACATCGTCGAGACAGTCGTAGTTATAAAAAGTGAGCAATTCTTTGATACTCGAAAATCCGGTCAAATCCCTAAACAAGAATTGAGCGTTTAATTTCCAGAACGGCACGCTCAAATACGAGTAATACAGTTCTACAAAACTGATCACACCCATTTCGCTGTTTAAAAACTCGATATAAGCGGAATTGTTGACGTTCGACGACTGATCGAAAACGTATTTTCGATGAAAATCACATCGAAGTTCGGCATTTTTATGATAACACAAACGACAATGGTAAAATTTTTCTAACTGCAAAGCGTTTAAATAATCTCGCGCTTCGTCCGAGAGAATATTGATTTCTTCGATGCTAAAATCTTCGTCTTTCTTTCGTTTCAACAATAATTTGTTTCTACCCATATGTTGAAGAACATCGCCCAGTTTCGGAGGTAGCGACGGCATCGGTGGCGGTGGCGGTGGCGGCGGTGACAATGACGATGATGTCGTTAACGCCAATGTTGCGGTAGCTGGTGGAGTTTTTGGTCGTATCGATGCCATCAGTTTTGAGGTCAATCGACGCAAATCCTCACGAAACGTCTCGTTTTTATTCATATTGTCGTGCGCGAGCGCCAATAATAGAGCCTTAATGATACTATTTCTCGCTAAATTATATAAGTACTTTTTAGTCAAACAAAATGCAAGTGTTTGTAAAAACATTAACTGGAAAATCGATCACCATCGAATTAGAATCAAACGACACCATCGAGCAAGTCAAACAAAAGATTACCGACAAAGAAGGGATACCTCCCGATCAACAAAGACTCATTTACGGCGGCAAACAACTCGAAGATGATAGAAACGTCAGCGACTATAACATTCAAAAAGAATCTACTATCCATCTGGTCCTGAGACTTAGAGGAGGAAAAATATGATTAGTTTGAATCAAATCATAAAAATCGTTATAACAAAATCTAATTTACACGGCATACACAATGTCAAGTTGATTGACGAAAAAAACGACAAAATTGATGATTTTTACCAAGCCGTTTTAATCGTGCCTCCGGGCATCGGTAAGGTATTTTACCAGGGCCTACATGTCACCGGTCGTGTACTCAGAATCGAAGGAACCAATGTAGATTTGATATATCAAAAAGAGTAAAAATTTTTTAGATTTCGTGTGTGTACTGTGATATAGTGTAAAATCCTTTATTTTTCGACATTCAATATATTTTGAAATGATGTATAGAAAGAAATAAAAAAAATTGTGTACATTTAAGTTTTTTTATTTTACAATTAAACAGATGACATTTGACTCTCATCAAAATCGTCATCGACAATTTGTTGATATGTCGATGATGATTTCGATGACGACTTGTGTTGCTGTTTAGCCTTTTTTACATTCAAATTAATATTAGTTTTCTGGACACGTTTTCTTTGCTGTTGCTGTTTAGAGCTGCCGGCGGCGACATGATTGTCATCATTGTTGGAGGTTTTAATCATTAATTTATGTTCAGACGACGACGACGACGACGGTACAATCGTTTCCAATAATTTTTTAAAGCAATCGACACCATTCTGTATCATGTTTCGATTCAAACGCTCAAAACCGACATCCGATCCGTTACTGTTTTTAGATAGCTTGATTTCGTATAGAAAGCTTTGATTAGGAGTCGATCCATCAGCAAACGTTTCGTTCATCACTCGATAAAACTCATTGTATAATTCAGCACGCTTAGCGTTGGAGGCATCAATTTTACTAGATTCGGCAACATTCTTGATATCATTTTCTTCAATGTTGGCGTCAGAATTAGTCTGTTCGGAGATGACTGGCGCCCCATCGACTTCTATACTTTTGCCTAATTTTTCCATAAAATCAAAAATCAAAACAAACGGCTTGATGTTCGAATGGCTCTTCATAATATTCCACATCATGTGACTGTTGGGCCAGACCGATTGCTTGTTTTTCGTGTACCAGCTATTGAATAGGATATACTTGTTATTGCTGATCATCTTCTTTGTTTTCTTTGCAGTCCGTTTGTCGTGCAACAAAATAATGGCCACGGTAAACTCGAGACCGTTGTCGCCATACACAGGCATCATGGTGATTCTATACTTGATTTTCTTCTTCTCGAGCAGTTGAATTGTGGTATTGACATTTTCAAAATTGTTCCTGTCGAAAACTAGTTTGTCGCTGTATTTGTCGAAGATTTCGACGAGATTATTACAGTTTTTGGTGGAGTTGGCCATATCGATTCGAAGATTGTTTATATTCAGTTTCGAGGGATTTATTTAAATGAAATATTCTTTTTAATTTTAAATGATGACACTGCACGCGCTTGCACTGCGTTCGCTGTCCGCCAACGGTTATGAGTGCTTTATCAAGATTATTCCTTATATAGTCGAATTGAGTAGCGAATCCATCATCGAACACATGATCACAAACATTGGTCACGTCTCCCGTATGTTTACGCTTGTTAATGGTCTCTCGAACCAAAGCGTAAATCTCGCTTCTAGTCAAGCAGCATTGACTATATTTTTCAGGTCTTGACTGTTCATCATTGGAATGGTGGCGTTGTCGCTGTTGTTCGACGTGATGTTGATGCTGGACCGACGCGTGGCTGCTGTCGATTTCGCATTCGTTGTGGTCCTCGAACGCAAAGTCGTCGCCATTGACGATTTCCATCGTTCCAATCGACGATTCAGTTTTAAAGATAAAAGAAAAAATCCAAATGAATTTTTATTACCAAACTTGTCGTAGCCGTTTTCGTCTTTTTCGCAGTTGATAACGTTACTTTCGTCGAATTTAGCTTTGACAAATTTAACGTATTCAAAAAACTCACGATAATTACTAGAATCGTACGTGATCAATTGCTTCTCGTTCATGTACTGAAAATAGTCTTGTAACGACACGATATATACGTGTCGAGGCAATTCTCTGTTGTGTCGTCGAGTCTCGATATCGACTCGATAGTCGTTGCCTTTGTCGCCGCCGTTATTGAGTTTGACACAATACGTATTCGGTTCTCGAGATACACTGATTAGCAAACCGTTTAAAATGCCCACGTAAATGGCGTATTTGTACGTGACGCCCGAGTCTATCCATTGCAAAATAAACGGCCGACGGTAGACATAGGCGCTTTCGAAAAAGGTGCCAGTCTCCTCGATAAACTCGCGAATAGCAGTTTCATGATCGAAAATGTCTCGATTGTCGCGCTTTCCTCTGGGTATAGAAATTTTTTCCAAAAAGTTTGCTCTTTTTAGCACGGCACTGTCGCTATATTCGACGGTGCTGTCGTACGATCGTCGAGCACACAGCAGCACCGCCTTATCGGGCTCCATTATCATAAACAGGCCTGCACTTCTCATCGTAAATAAAATTCAACTACTTTATATATTAATAATACTTTTATTTTATATAAAACCATTATTATCACATAAAATCTTAACAAACATATTAGTACAGGACATCAATCCTCTCGAAGCTGAGACAGATCATTACAAATTTTTAACAAAGACTGATAATCACTAAAAATTAGTTCAAATGATTGTGCGTAGTCATGTGGAGAAATCTCGATGTCGTTCAACTCGAAAAAAGTATTCATTGACGTTAAATTCTTGTGATTGTCCAGGAAAAATTTTTGAATCAATTTTCTGTTTTGATCATCCTCGTCGTCGTCGTCGACGTCATCTCCATCTTTTCTAGCGTTTGAATCGATGAATTCGTCGAAAACGTAAAGGACAGCCATCTGAACTCCACGAACGTACGGATTTGTGTAAATAGTTTTATTTAAACACTTGACAATCAAATCTGTGCCGATGTAGTCATAAATGTCAGAGTCGTCGTACTTGTCATGGAGAACTAGACGAATTTTATTACAAAGCTGTCTGATGCAATCCAAATTTAAAATTTGTATTCCTGGATTGTGCTCGAATGTTTGCAGATAATACGCTTGCTCGTGCAGCCCGGACAGATGTATAAAACGAAGGAATTTGAAATACATTTCGACTTGAAATGACGTACGACAACAGGCGAAGCACCTTCGACTTTAAATGATGTACGACAACGGGTGAAGCGTCTATTTATATGCCACTCCACTCTACACAATCATGATAACGAGTCTGCATCTGATCGACAATAATATTTATTCAATCGTTGCTTGATAACACCACACAAATTGTACGCTCGGAATAATTTAGCCATCAACACAAGAATATGGTTTTTGTCCGTGGATTCGATGTCGGTCACTCGAGTCAAGTGGAAAAAGGCGCTGGCGTAATTATTATTCATTAATGCCGTGTAGCGTTTAAATAAATCTCTGCTGCCGATTCTTTTCAAACTCGTAGCCAACCATAGCGTGTACGAGAGAATCAACCGTTTCTTGTGGTCGATTTCCGCATTCTCATCGTCGCCGACGTACAATTGAAGCCAATCGTCCAGTTCTTTGCGTATATTGTCTCGGACGAATCCTTTAATTTTATTTTCATTTGTTCCGTTCACATGAACATCTCTCACTACCGCTATCAACACTTTTAATTTCTTCTGTATATTATCGAGTTTGTCGTAGAGTTGGTTGGAGTCGGGTAATGTTGTAAAAAAGTCAATATTTATTTGAATCTGCATCACGACACTATCGAGATTATACAATTCGTACTGTACACTGTCGGCGGCCAAACAAATTAATCCGAAATCAATCATGCTGTCGTCGACAATTTGATCAGAGTTCGACTAAACGATGGCCGTAATGTGATCCGGTTTTGATTCGCTTGCCTTTAATGAAATCAATCTTAATTTCGTTATCGTTACAGAGTATTCGAGATTGGGCAGCAGCTCGTTTGATCGAATTTAGGCGACGGGTCGACAGCTCGAGTGGATTATATATTTCTGATTTCTCCAGGGTAAACGAGTTGAGATGGCCACAATTGAACCATTCCAGTCCAACGATTAAATTGATCAAGAAAATAATTTCATAATCACAGTACTCGAATACGAATTTATTACAAAGGCAGTAATAGTAGAATTTGAGTGAATTATATAGATAGAATAGGTAGTTGCCCTGTTTCAGATAAAATTCAACATCTGTCACGAATAAAATGTTGATAATTTTTTCGGAAATTAAATGCTTTAGTTTTTGTAGATATATCAAAGAGTTTTTGTCCTCGTCGAGTCTGATGGCACACACGTTATCCATGTACGCGTTATTGATGCAAACAAATTCTTGTCTCTTCAATTCTCTTTTCAGTGCAGCACTTTTATCGTTGGCAATTTCGATGACGATATATTTTTGAGAGCTCTTGTGTCTCTTTATCACGTCCGAAATGGATGTAATCGAAGCGAATAGTTTTTCAAATAAATTATTCTCCCAGCCTCTGGCGCCGACGCTGGTCTTGTCGTTATTGTTCTGATGTTTAAAGTCCAGCCCGCTCTGAATCAGCTTTGTGGTGATGCGCACGCTCAATTGTTGTCCAAGAGTATAATGATCTTCGTAGCCTCTCTCCCACATGACGTTACAAGCGAAAGCAATCAAATCGGACACGTTTTCTTTAACCAAAATCTTGTGTAATCGGTCGAAATCGCCTTTGTACCAACGATCGCACGCCAACAGTTTCAGCAATCTCGATTGATGTTCGGTCAGGTCGTTTCCTCTAGTGGCATCGATATAGTGTTCGATGTCGCGAGGACTCGATTTCAACAGATTTGTCATGTAAAATACGACCAACGTCTGTTGTATTTGCACGAATCCCTCGTCGTTGACTTGTAGGCGAAGATCTGTCGTGTGATATAGATCACCATCGCAGACATTGTTGTCGTCGACATATGCCAGATAAAAAGAGATTTCATCCGCTAAAAATTTACAACACTGAGGCAGCAACTGCGAAGTTGTAGTATAGTAACGTGCAAACGCCATGCCGGTCATGAAGTAACTATCTGTCGATTCGATCTAATCGCTATGATTCAAATCTATTTCAACTGACCTAGATAAAAGAGGGTTTAAATATCTCGATAAAATGCAATTGAGATTATTAAATTTGAAGCAGTGTCCTCAAGACGTTTCGAAAATGTTTAAATTTCCCAACGAAATGATGGAAGAATTCTTGATGAGACCGGTCATTCAACAAGGATTTCAAGAACTCGACATTATTGGCAAGATAAAGAATACAGAACCTCAAGTTTTGATGGAAATTCAACGCCTCAACTCGAGCGGTATATATGGCATGTTGGCCGGAGGATATGCCGCTTTTCTATTGGGCCTGACCGACACATACACTGATGTCGATTACTTTTGTGAAGATATCGAAGGTGTCTATCAATATGTCATCGCTAACAAGAATGATTACCGAGAACATTCGCATGTACTGAGCAGACCCGATGCCGTCACTTTGGTTTCGGAAGGGATAAAGTTTTATGTGGTCAATCATGAACATTCAAAGTTGCAGATAATATCGAGGCGCATGTCTATGCGCAGAAGCATCAATTACAAAGGATACGCCTTCTATGCAGATTGCTTACGCTCTTTCGATTTGCCCATCTGTAAAAAAGGAATATTTCTATGTCCCATCGAATGGGTCGGGCAAATCGAGTGCATCGAATACACAAACGATTCGCTGCGATTCATCATACAAAATTATTCTCCAATTAAACCATCGGGAAAATATGAAGCATCGTCAAAGGCGATAACACGCAAGGAAAAATACAGCGCTAGAACTGTACACCACGGATTGCCTACTACTCTGAAAGAAATTTGTCAAGACGCAATACTTTATCACAGCGATCAAGCAAACACTCAAGATTTTGTCATTTATTGAAAATATTGTAACCAACCAAAAATATATTAGTTTGCTTCTTTATTATGTTTGCTTTTCATTATTGTTTGATTTTATTTTGTGACTAATAATAAACGAAAATTAAAAATATGTGTATTTTTTATTTGTTGTAATTAAGTCGAATGACATTGAGTAAAATGAAAACACAATACTCAAACTGCATTATTTGTAAAGGAATGGTTTATGTTTATAAAAAATACACACAATCTTTATCGTCACAAATATTTTTTCATAATTATCGAGCCATTTATAGGAAAAACATTGGATATCTATGTGGTAAATGTTATCGTTTACATGTAATAAAAAAATAAAAAAAATTGTAAATTAATATGAAAAAAATTTATTAAATCAAATACATGAAAAACAATTTATTAATTTTTCTTTTCAATGTTGGCTGAAGTCGATGCTTTGTCGTCAAAAGTCAATTCGGCAATTTTTTTATTTAAGCCTTTAATCACCATCTTGAGTTGCTTTTCATTTTCTTTTGCCAGTTTCATCACATCTTCCATAGCAAGAACGTTCACTTTCGATTGATACGCTAGTTCGACCAAAATTTCAAATAGCGAAAGTCCATGCATATCCAAGTCCTTTAATACATCAAATATCATGTGATCATTAAAAAAGTTGGTATACGCTTCTGTTGCCTTTTCAAAACTACCATCTTCAGAATCGTCTTCGTCGACATAGTCATTGTCGTCATCGTCCGAGTCTTCGTCGACCGTTTCTTTTATGCTCACGTCTTCTTTATCAACGTCGACTACTTCTTCTTTGTTCTTGTTCGAGTCGTCGTCGATTGCGTTTCGTTTAAAAATTTTCTTGTTGCCGGCGAACATGTTCTCGTCGTCGTCGTCGTAATCGTCATCGCTGCTCATGTCTTCGTATGCGGCGGCAATTTCTTTTTGCAATTCTATTACGCCTTCTTTTTTCAGAAAAACTAGTTTCGTCTTCAACGTTTCCAACCTCAGCCATATTTTATATTCTTCTTCTTGGACGACCGAATAGTCAATAAATTCGACACGTCTATTTTTTAACTTTTTGAACATATCGTTAAATTGTTGAACTAAAATAGTCCGTTCGTTGAACGTTATTTTTAATTGTTGAGACATAATATATTTGCGTGCCTTTAATATTATACATTCCATCCATTTCGAGGGATGAATATTCTCTAAATCGAGATCGCCCAATAAAAGTTCGTTAGAGTGCTTTGAATTCATCTTTACTATTGACTTGTTTACGCGGTCAAAAGATCCAGAAGACTGTGATATTGTTCGGCTCGAACTCCTCTTTTATATCATTTCTTTATCGTATCATAGTATTATTGCAGTGCAATAAGCTGCCCATGACTCTGAATTCTCCGCTATTATCGGGCAGATTAGAGCTACCGCGGACACATTGCAGGCTTTCGGACAGGCGATTACCCACAAACGATTGATTGATAGTCCACTGATCTAATCGTGTTCCTTCGACTTTTTCGTGTCCCGTATAATTACTTTTGATAAATTCTTTAAAAATATTATCTGGAGTATTATTGAACAGCATATAGGGTATATTAAAGATTGGATATCGCTTGGCCTCGAGATCGTGGTGATTACCGCCGCGGACGACATATTTAGTTTCTATATCATTAAAATTCGACTGTCTCGACAAGAAAGATATGGGCGATAGACATATCTGCGCGCTAGTTCCGTCTTCTGCCATCCATTCTGTCAAATCTTCGGAACCGTTCATGACTCCTTTTTGTCCGTGTATACCACAGATTTTGATGCCTTGCAGGTCACTTGTCGACGTGATCATGGTGACTTTAACGTACACCGTGTCGTTGTGTACGGCCATAGTAGAGTCTAAACACTCGATCCTTTGATTGAATATCTCTCGAAAGTAAATGTAAATTTTCGATAGAAAAAAATTTTTATTTTTACATGCCTCGATTTTATAGCGTTTACCATCATATATCCAGCCGATTTTTACATTCGAGACGACAACGCCTGCCATATATAAAAAATTTCCTCCTTCAACTTGTACAAAATTGTTTTCTTTACTTTTAAAATATTTTATAACCGGTGTCTCAGTCTTTGAATGATTGAGTTTTCCCTTTAATTTGTTGATTTTGTTGTTGTACAGTCTGATCGGTAAATTGATGTCGGGAATATATGGATCTTCGGCAGTCATCAGTTTATTGTCTCGAACCAGCGTCCACAGTTTGAACATTTTATTATTCACTTGTATTCGCGGACTGACGACCACAGAATTACCTACGGGCAAAGTCTTCAAAAAAACATCGGAATCGAGCTCCTCGTCGTAGCAGCTCACGGGCATCGCGTTTTTCAAATTCGTCAGCGAAACTATGAGTTTTGGTACGGGAATCGTGCTGAAGATTCGTGTATAGCCAAAGTAATAATATTGCACCAGCTTTGACATGAGGCTAGTGACGTCATCGTTTTCCTCTATCTTACCGATTTTTGGGTATTTCTTCAAGATCGAATAAGAATTATGATATTCGAAAGGCGTCAGCAGAGTCGTAATTTTTTTGCCCGCGATACTAATCACTCGCTTGATACACACCATGCCTTCGTGGTGATTTACAAAGAGAATGCGGTTGGCCAGCTTGAGTTCAATGGGACTGTATTGCCGTTTGAGTTGATAAAAAATCAATTGTAAATCGTCAAAACGGCAGGCGTATATGGTCGGTCGGTCGTTGAACGCGATTCTAATGTTTTTTTCATCGACATTGGAGGGATCGTTGGCGTAAATTAATCCGTTGGTCAGCAATAACTTGAATTTGTCCGCGACTAACTGGTAATCGACGGCGGGAAGACGTACGTTTCGGCAGAGAAAAAATTTTTTACCGGCCACTGTCATTTCGCCATGAAAAAAACTATCGACAAACTTGACAAAATCCCGTTGTTGCATGAGCATGTCTTGGCGCATCGTGTCGTTAGTGATTCGCACGACTTCGTTGCCGATTCGATATTTAAGCGGAGGAGGATTAATCTCAATGTTGTTGTTGCTGCTGTTGTCTTGATAATTAATGAAATTCTTCTTTTGCTTGCTAAAAGTCTTCGAGACGGAATAGATTAGTTTGCCGTTGACGATGGTGTCCACAACTTTTTTACATTCTTTGACAAATAGAATAGTTTGTAGTTTTCTTCGCTTTATACTGCCAGTTTTATTGATATCGCCATCGTTTTTATTGTCGATAAATTCTTCATTTTTCGGTCTAAACGCTTGAGTGTTGTTTCTTTTTCGTTTGTTATTGCTTTTATTTTCGCCCAAATCGTTGCCATCGTCATCGCCGCCGCTGCCGTTTACTTTATTCTTTTTCTGTTTTTCGTCTTTTGATTCTTGTCTAGCAATAGAGTCGTTATCGTCGTCGCTGACATTGACACAATTTTTGTCGTCGATTTTCATCATATTCGTGTATTCTTTGAGAATGGGCGCATACATCAAATCGAGTAAATAATCGTGTTTATATATGATTTTATTAGCCAAACTGTCGATGGTGTAATTGATGTCGGATTTCATTATATTTTTAATATCCTCAACTAAATGATTGCTCTGGTCCGTATTAAAATCGAATATAAAATTTAAAGGTTCCCATTTACCGCTGCGTTTCAGATACATTTCGAGGGCCTCGTTCAGCTCCATTGTAACAATATAGTCTCGGGCGAATACGTCTCGGGCGAAAAGCACATTATCGTCTTTGTCGTATACCAGTTGAATGGCGCGATTGATCTTTTTTTCCTTGTCAACGTTGCCGTACAGGAACATGCGTTTGCAGTTTTTGGAATATTGCTTGTCGTAGAAATTATGCAGTAGAATATTGTTGTTCATCAGGATGTTCGGAAAACTCAAGTTTCTTCCGTCGATCATGAAAGTGCCGTTCATATTGTTGATTTTATACGTATCCTTGTGGCGAAATTTGAGGTCGAGACGAGTTCCAAAAATCACCAATACACATTTGTGTAGGACGCATCTTCCTTGTACATCGACGGCACAGCAAAAATAAGATCTACGCTCTTGTAAATACTTTACTGTACATTCGTTTTCAGATTTATTATTACAGTTTAGATAGAATTCAAAATTATATTTATTTTTGAGTTTATCGTAGAGATTATTGAAATCGACAATCACGTCCGTCATCTTGAAACTATCGGTGATCACTAATGATGTCGACAACAGCCATGGATATCAGGCCTACAGCTTCTATTCGACCCGTGACTCGTGCGTTTAAACGTAAAATGGATCAAAAAACTAAAAGATATTTAGAATCGGAAGCGATCGAGGATGATGATTATGATTTGTCGTCGACGCCAAAAGACGAAAATTTAATGTCATCGACGACATCTTTGTCGCCGCCACCGGCGAAACAAGCTAAAATAAAACGAAAAAATTTATTTAAAATAAATTTGGACACGCAGAGTTTTTACGATTTGCTTTCGCTAAAAACCGATTCATCCGACTTTCAAATCAAGCAACGCGTAAACGAACTAATCGACTTTTATTCAACGGCAAAAGTCGACGACAGTAGTTTTCGAGACGATGACGATAAAGTTGAGGTCATCAATTCTACAAATCAAATTTTATTAAAAATTTCTCAAGCTTCCATGATACTGACCAACGTCCGCGCCAAACGCGTCTACGACAAGTATATCGAGATCAAATACAAGATTAGATTGTGGCAACTCAACGAATTGCGACCGTTAATCGATGAGATTTTCAAGCATATCGAGTCGATATTCACCGTCTCGAGTGATTTTCAAGAGTTTGATGATATAGAACCGGCACTCAGAAACTTTGTAGCCAACGAGCTAACTCAGCGACGAAGTCGAGGCAAACGCCTGCGTAGCACCACCACCAACCGTCTTCGCATACAATGGAATGTCAATCTCAACGATGAGACAAACGCCGGTGTCGACGAACGGTATTTACTGGATTATTTCGGTAAATATGGTGAGATTGTCGGGATCGTCATGTGCAGTTCTAGGCCCGGTTGTGCGGTCATCGAATTTGATACGCTTCGTTCGGTCACCGAAGTCATCAGCGAAGAGAGTCAACTCAAACGATTTATTGTTCAGGATCTCTCCGAGGCGGAATTGATCAGTAGCGATAGTGCTGCTCAACTACAAAGTAAACTAGACGAACTCGAACGTCTATCCAGTGATTTACTCAGTATACAAGAGAATATCAACAAACAAGCGTCTTAAACACGCAATTTCGTTGTCAATTTCGATAACAAATAAAACAAAAGGCATAACTTTAATAGTATTTTATTTTAACCAAAATAAATTTTGATTACATTAGTAAAAGAGTTTCTACATATCGGACAATCGGGTACGCTCCAAGCGCACTCTATACAAGCAACGGCATGGCCGCAAGGAATATAGCAGGCGTCAATCTCTCTGCTGAAACAAATTTTACACTCGGACTTAAACGATGACTCTTGAACGGTTTCGTTTGAAGACGTGCTGGCGATTTCCTGAGAGATCGCAGGCGGCGTCGGTCTTGGCTTTGGTATTGGCTTCGGTGCCGGTATAACACACGATTCACTGATTACTTGCTGCACATAATCGGGTCCCTTGACGAACAGTACATAGCGACAGTCGGGATACCATCGGGCGTGTTGTTGCCAAGGCACCCTATCGCAACTCCAATCGGATAGGGTACAACCGTCGTAGAAACATTTTACTTTGTCGCCGATGCCTGTGTAAAAGAAGCCCGCCTCCGCTAAATCTATATAGTCGGTGCGGTTGCGAGGCCAGTGACGAAAGCTGTTGATTCGCTTAACTACATTATCGAAATTAGGATATTTAAAAATAAACTGATTCTCTCGTTCATATGTATCGTACTTGGCCCGTTTCGCATCTAGTTTTTTTACGAACGGACACTGAGGAGCATATTTTTTGTGATCTCGATCGACCACATCGTTTTGTTGCCATTTACAAATCTCCACTTTACAGTAGGCACATCGGACTTGATCTCCACTACCTAAATAATAAAATCCGTTCATCGCCAACTCTATCGGCGGAACATAGGGATTAATCCACTTTTCACTATCGAAAGTCTTAAGTCTGTTGCTACAGCGCTGCATGGTTTGCTCAAAACTCTCCATCTTCGTTGCCGTAGTGTTCGTGGCTTCGCTTACAAAGTATAAATACTCAGAGATAACGACCGTGCGCGTATTATATAGCTGTGATACGAGAGCGTGTTATCTAATCATTTTAACTACGCAGTTGCTTCTCAACGAATCATGAGGATAAGTAAACGACAAAAATGATGATATTTTTTTATTATATAGCTTTGCCACCTACGCCCGCGACAATGCCTACTATTATTTTATCGCCTTTACAAAGGAAAAAACGATTTAATAAAAGACAAAAGACTCGTTTTATACGTATATTTAAATCAAAAAAAATTACAAACAAATCTCTACCGAGATTAAGAGTTTTTTAACTGTTTGCCGTTACGATTCTAAACAATGGAAAGAAACATCGCTTACAGAAAAGCTTAAAACTAAAACAATAAAAATATACACTTCCAGTGAGGCGACAAGGCTTGTCGCACTGTAAACATTTCTCATAATGAATTTTATATAATTTTATCTTGGACTCGTAACTGTACCAAGCGAAACGAATTCTCTCGCGCCAGACATTTTTGTCTACAATGATACTATTATTCTCAACAAAATCAACATCATCATCATCAACATCATCACCATAACTTTTTTTGTTTTTGTCGTAGCCACCAATGTTTATAGATTCATAATAGCAAACACTAATCACAATATAGTTTATGAGCTCTTCATTTTCGCTACTGTCGTCCAAAGGAAATAAGCATTGAGCGCAGCACAGATGCGATTCTTTATTGTTTAGAGTAAAACAGAATTTACAAAAAAAATTATTGTACAATATTCGACAATTGTCTTCGACACTAGAATCGCTACCGCCGCTGTCGCTTCTTTTGATTGTATTCATCACCAATGTCTTTTTAATTTCACACCACCAACGACGGTACACTAGTTCTTTTCGTACAGTATCGTTAGCCGTTCGATACAAACGAGAATATTTGATAAAGGGTTTAATAAGCTCCATGATTCATGCTCGAATGCGAGCCAAAGTCGAATATTAACGTCTTTATACTACAGACAAAACATGTTGATAACCGTCAATCTTCAAAACAAAGACGAATATATTTATAAAACATTCAAAAGGATGTGGAACGAATACAAAATCGAATGCCAAATTTGTTTCGATTGTATAGAAAACGATGGCGTGGTTGCCGTCACCGAATATCGAACGTTAAATTTAGAAAAAATGTTTCATCAATCGTGCCTAAAGCGCTGGCAACGAGAACACAATCGGGATCCTTTTAATAGAAACGTCAAGTGTTGGTTCGATTTTCCACCAAAGTCTTTGGAGCAGTGTTCGGCGCTTCTCGAGCATATGAAAGGATTCATCGGAGACCAACGTCCCGACAAAGACTACGCCGACGAGTATAATCGCATCGTAAAAGAGGAATCTGTCATCGATATTGAACTGGATTTCGAAAAACTTTTGAGTTACTCTTGACGGAGGACAAGACGGTTTACTCGAAAACAAGATAATTGTAAACGTTTTTGACGTGAATATCGATGTCTATGACTCGATAATACTTGTTTGTCGCGGCGACAGATGTAAATTGGTTCACATCATTGTCCGGTGTATGTTTATAGAATATTATAGATAGCAGATCCAATAAACGATAGTTGTACATGTCTGTTAGTTTTCTTTGATAATTGTCTATGTGATTACGATATTCTTCGGGATGAATATAATCATAGGGCAATCGAGACTCTTTATATTCGAGCAGATCTGTTATGTTGCTCACGATGTAATTGACGCACAAATTGAAAAAATTCGTGATGCCGTGCGTGATTTTAGTCTTGCCACGAGTGTAGTTGACATTCACGATAACGTGAGCTACGGTCGACACGTTATCGAATATTCTCACATAATAATTGAACAAGGCTTCGCTAAATTTATAAAAATTCTTACGACTCACATCTTTGTCGCTCAATATGGCATTCATTATGGTGGCATAATCGATAACATTCTCGATATTGTCTTCGAAAGTTAAAAATTGTTTAAGCGTATTCGACACTCGAGAATTGATGTTATTTTGAAGCGCATCCAAATAAAGTTTAATGCTGTCGATACTTTTTTGGATACACAGCATGTTGTTACAATCGCTGGGTATTTGATTTAGTAGAGGCGGAGTGATGAAAACCACTACGGGAGATGAGTTCGATCCTTCGGTTCTTTGTCTTTTATTCATATCGATGACACTCGAGACCGCCGTCGTTAGCGACGCCGCCGGCAAAGTCGTGGGATCCTGCGAAAGCTGTATCGTTCGAGACATTTCATTTTGACGTCTCATTATATGTTTTTCCGCCTCTTCCATTTGACGAATATGTTGAATTCTCTGTTGCTCTTCATCGATCATCATCGATCGATCGATATCCATTTCCATTTCGGCCTCTACAGAGCTCGTTGCCGTAGATATTGCCGTCGCCGGCGGCGGTTTCGTGGTAGATTTTAATTTTTTCTTAGCGCTTCCATCGGTCTTTGAAGACTTTCTAAATCCTAATATTGATGACGACGATGAAGACGATGAAGGCGGAGGTGATAATGGCGTTTCCGACGCTCTTTTACTCGAGCGCCGATCCATTTCGGTACGAAGACGAGCAGTAGTTTATCAATAGACCAAAAACAAATAGTCGGGATAATCGTTTAAAGTGACTATAGACCTCGAACTGGACACTTCTGTTCGTGTGTACTTATCATAGTAAAAATATTTATTATATTCCGAATCGAATTTCACGAATTTAAATCGCGAAAGCTGGTGATATTCATCGTAAGACAGTAATTTTATCTTCTTACGTTCAAAAATGTCTGCATCTCCATTCGAAGCGGACGTAATCGACATCATTTTGAAAAATAACCTCGAGCTCGTCGACAACACTTATATAATTTTAAATGTCATCGATGGCAAGCGCGGTGGTTCGATTAAACCAGTGTGTCTCGGAGAGATTAACTCCTTTCAAACCCATCAAGATTCAAAGTGCTCAATGTCCGATTCATCCGTTACGAGCGAACTGCAGAGCGACCGTACGCTATAATGATGTGGTCGAAAGCAAGTTCATTAATCACATTACGATTTTCGAATCGTTATATCAAAATTATGACCGACGGCCGTACTACATGTGCCTGCTGAATCCTGCTTTCGAGATCGACGAAAGAGGCGAATACCTGAACGCCAACGAAATGTACGCCTATGTTCATCTGCAGCCCATCGACGACGAAGAAGTCTTCTACGGAATCGACGAAGCCGGAGAGAGATCTATGGCCACACTAAAAACCGCAATTAAAGCGATTATGGACTGTTTCGATGTTTGTCGAGACAAATACATTTTAATGGTGGACGAACTCCAAATTGATGTGGTTTACTCGATATTTCGAACTATCGTATTACCGCAGCGAATGGTGTTTATTTACCAGACAGAGCACGCGCCCAGCAATAATGATGTTCAAATATTTAGTGTGCCGCAAACTGTCGAATCATGGGATTCGCATATTATTTACAAATCGTTTCTACTCTACAACACGATACTCACAATGATGCTCAAACAAAAGAACCCCTTCAACAATAACAAGAAAAATATTTCTGTCGTTTTTCGTAATCTAGGCAAGTGTCCTAATAATAAAGACAGAGTCAAGTGTTGCGACCTAAACTATGGAGGAAATCCACCTGGACATATTATGTGTCCTCCGCGTGAAATGGTCAAAAGAATTTTCCATTATTCCAAATGGGCCAAAACTCCGAACAATTATCGAAGGTATTTCGAGTTGATTACGACACCACCCATCAACCGCAGAATGTACGAGCCGGACGGACAAGTCAATTTTAATTACAACACGGGAATGCTAATAATACTCGACTGGTATAATTTTATCGAAGAGTTTCGCGCATATTTTGGCATCAAGTAATTATGCGCAGATCACTAGTATTTATTGAGACACGTTATCAGACGATGCTTACTCTTAAAAAGTGTGTCATCGCAGTGTGTTATCTTATCACAGATTCCGAACAAGTCCTATCGAAATGAATAAGGTCAATTTTCAACTCAAGAAAGTAATCAACAATATTGTTGATACAAAAATGAATAAGGACCAGTCCTCTTCGGGCTACTCGTCATCACGATCATTATCGTCGGCGGCTACATCGAATCAGCAGAATGCTGCAGATTTCTATACCAAACATAAGTCGGATGTGGCGTACGTCGGTCGCAACACCACCTACAATGTCGTCGGCCAGCGAAACTATGGAAAATATTTTGATGAAAAAACCTACAAATTTTAAAATCACTGGAGGGACGGGTCTTATGCGTTGCGTCGACGAAAATGACCAAATTGTATACTGTTTAAACTGTAAGTTTGTAGCACCAATGTCTGTGAGCTATGAACATTTTATTTGGCTCCATGAAAAATACAACTGTATGGTGAACAATCGAGGACCATGCGCCTATACAATCAGCACCAGCAACCACGATATACCCACCGCCGATACTCCGAATCTAATCAAACTAGTCGATAAAGATTCTACCCGATAATTGTGTTCATTTCAAATCTAAAATTATGTGTATTATAGAGAATTTTAATAATAAAGATCCAAGAAAATTTTCAAATTTTGCTTTATTTATTTTCTGCGAAATTTTGTTCTGCGCATGTGCCAAGTCTAGTTTAGTAAACATACGGCCATATAAATAGAGTAAATGTCGACGACGGCGCGTTAGTCGTTTGCTCGATTATTAAAATGACACTGTCGACGTCTTTCAGTGCTCGTTTCTTAGAGTTTGAACAAGTTTGTATCGACTTGAGATATGTAACTTTTATCGATGACATATCATGCGACAATATCAACAATTGTGCCCACGATTATATAATATTTTTAAATGTAAAGAAGGCAATGTTTTGCAATTTTAATATAACTACAGACATGTCTCTGGAGACTTTGGCCGAATATATTTACGATAATGTTCGGGTCACCATCGACGGACGTTTGCACCGTAAGCATTCGATTATGGCCGAGTGCGTGCGCTTCAACGGAGCGGACAACAACAATTCCATATTCATCAATATACATGCCGAAGCTCGAGTTATTGTGGCTAAAAAACTGTTCGACAACGAACGATACCATCAACGCATCAGTGGCTATATAGATTTCGAGAATCGATCGGATCCAAACGACAAAAAAAAATTATTGACTGACAGGGAACGAGCTCTACTGGATCGTGAATACGAAATCAAAATGCTCGGATCGACTTGAATCATTTGTCGTCACGGCTAACTAACGATTACGAGACATGATTTTTGCCTTGTCGTCGTCGTCGCCGCCCTCGTCTTCGTGGTAATAATCATCATCGTCGCGGTTATCGTCGGTGTCGTAATCTGTATTGTCTTCGGTGTCGTCTTCGATGTCAGTATAATCCGAGTCTTGTGCTTGTTGTGTGAATGGAACACGATCGTCCTCTTTTATGTTTCTATTGTAGAAAAATAATTTTTGTTTTGCCGATGACGACGAAGATGGGCGCTCGGCTGCAACGACATTGCCATCATTTTCGTCGTCGTCGTCGCTTTCGACCATATCGTGCCGGACAATCTCTTCGGCGGCGGTCTTTGGTATCCAACGGTCGTTGAGCTTGACGTAGTCTCGCTCGACGGCCTGTCGTGCCATATGTAAAGCGACATCTTCATCGCCGCCGTCGAGTTTATGGTATTTTTTAAAGGTCTTTACAAATAATTGTTTAGCTCGCGCCGGCATTTCTTCTCTAAAAAAGGCCTCGTTCAAATGAAACATTTTAAAAATACTTATCTAATCTATTCGGTATCATAGTCAGAAGCGGATTCGGATTCGCTTTCGCTTGTAGATGAAGTGTCGGTGGTGTCGTAATCGTTGGCGTTCTTTCGAGCCACCCACTCGTCATCTTTATTGTGAACATATTTACGTTTGACCGCCTGCCAGGCGATTTTGAAGGATATCGGTTCAGATTTTGTTTTTGTGTATGCACGATTAAAAAATTTTAGGAATATTCTTTTACCGTTGTACGGTAGACTGTATGTCGAAGGTGGAAGTTCTGTTATATTATTGTACATTATGATGTAAATAAAAATTTTTTTGATCGAAATGTTTTTTTATTTGTTTAACACAGTGTACACAACACAGATACATATATACAAAACATTTAAACTTAATTAATATCTAAACCTGAAGTAAAATTTAAACTAACAACAATATAATTTGACTATGAATAGAATGAGATATAAACTAGATTCAAGTAGAATTCGATTTAAATCAAAGTCAAATTATAATGAAATTGAAGTGAGATTCAACTGTAAAACTCATTTACGATAAAATGCGCAATGAGCCCATTAAATTTGCGTTTCTTCGTTTAATATTAGAGTCTGGGGTAAAGACGTAATAACGCTATCATCGTAGCCGGCGTTATAGTTGACGATAGAGTCATTATTGTTACCGTTAACGATAATGGATGAAGTGGATAGAGGAGGAGACGATAGACTTGTTTGTGTCAACAGATCATAAATATCATTTTCGTTCTTTACTATATAAATTTTGCTACGTTCGTTTTGTCTCACCATGACGCCTTTTTTACACAACGAAACGTACTTGTAATGCGGCAACAGGGCGTCTCGTGTTTTTTTCAATAATTGTTTATGCTCGGGCGATGCGGCCACGAAAATCTTGACAGGGGCATCGAAATCAATATCAAGATCATAATTTTTCAGTCGAACTTCACGCGAACGATTTTGCCACTCGCGAGCCGTCGCGGCATCGTTCAACTTTAATTTAATGTGATTTTTTTCGTAATCGCTGTTCACGATGAGTTTATAGTTTAGCGTTAGGAGATGGCAAATTTTTTTAACGTAATTTGTACGAATCTTTTTATTGTACAGTCTTTTATCGTAAATTCCATAGATTTCGACTGTATCGTTAAGATTTTCTTCCTCGAGACGCTTCAGTTTATTAACAATATTATCGGTGACGTTGCGTTCAATTTCATTTTTAATTAGATTCTTTAAAATTGGAATATTAATTAGCTCGGCCATGTTAGTTTACGTCAAACGTAAAAATTTAAATTAAATTCCCTCTTATTACTAGACAAAAAGTCGATTTATTTCACAATGAGCTCGTCTACAGCAAGCACGTCCATCGAATTTATCCCGAAAAAACCAATAAATTACGATTTATTGATCGATCCGGCCGACATCGACAATGTGTATTTCTGTAAGATTAACGATTTTCGCGTGTTTCTCAAGAACATTATAGCTGACGTTAAGAAAATCAAGATTAATTTCTTTAATAGTCTAATCGAACAGCTGATTTCCGTGTATCAAGAATGCGAATCGCGAAACTCGCACACCGAAATGTTGAGCAGAATGCTCATGGCCAGCACCATCATTGTCACCGATTTGCCGTCCAATGTATATTTGAAAAAATTGAAACGCAACAAATTCACCGACACCATCGACTATTTGACTCTACCGAATTTCATACTGTGGGATCACAACTTTATAATTTTCCTGAACAAAGCCTTCAATTCGAAACACGACAACGGACTCGTGGACATCAGCGGATCGATTCAAAAGATTAAACTGACCCACGGCATCATAAAGGATCAGTTTCAGAGTAAAAACGGTTACGCAGGCCAGTTTTTATACTCGACTTTCTTGAATACGGCATCTTTCTATGCAAACGTCCAATGTTTGAATGGAGCCAACGAAATCATACCGCCGAAGAGCAGCATCAAACGGTATTATGGACGGGACGTGAGCAACGTACGAGCCTGGACGACGAGACATCCTAATATATCTCAGCTAAGCACCCAAGTGTCGGACGTTCGCCAGCCCGACGACTACAACGACTGGAACGTTAAAGTCGGTTTGGGCATCTTCACGGGCGCCAATACCGATTGTGATGGAGACAAAAAAGTTATCACGTTTCTGCCTCAACCCAATTCGCTCATCGATCTGGAATGTTTATTATATGGAGACCCACGATACAACTTTATTTGTTTCGACAAAAACAGATTATCGTTTGTGTCACAACAAATCTACTATCTATACCGCAAACAGAATAATATCAAAGCCATTTTCAATACCATGCCTATATTAAAACGTCTATGGAAGTCGTATAAAGGTATTGTATTTTCACAGAAATTGGATCCGTTGCTAAGAGACTGTGCGCTCGTTTTGAGTTCAAACGCTAGTTATTTACTATTCAATAAACTGACAGAGTTAATATCCGACGAAGAGATGATTTGCGGTGACGAAGAAATTCATAATCTACAAGGGCAATTTACGGATATTATTAAATGTGGCGCAAAAGGCAGTAAAGATTTAATAAATAGCACTCGAACCTACAAAAATACCAAAATAACCGACATTGAAGAAGTCGCCGACAGAGCAATAAAAAGTTTAAACAACTACATTTCTTCGCACAATCGAGTCAAAGTCGGAGGCGGAGATATCTATCACAATACCACCGTTTTACAGAATGTCTACATGAAAAACGATTACATTTGCTATAAAAACGATTCAGTCAAATTGGCTAGCATTTGCCTATTACCCTCAGAATTTCTATTTCCCGAGCATTTGTTAGATCTCTTTTTGTAATATATTTTCGTTGACAATAAAAAAGATGATGCAATACGATTGTCGTTTCATTATAATTACAAAACATGATGCAATATTGGGCAATATCAACATCATCATCATTATTCATGCGACGCGTGCGTCAATCGACGACCCCGGATCTCGATGACCTCTCGATCGTTATCGATTCGGGTCACGCGCGCGCGCGACAAACATCCGGCTGACGCAACATTGCATCATGTTTTCGTCGACGCGAAAAACGTGCTCGACGGCTCGGACGATCGCCTCGCGGCGATTCATGATCGATCGATCGCGCGTCGCCGCGGGACGATCGTGGATGGAGTCGACGATGATGATGATGAGATCAATTCGAGTAATTCGATTATCGGACGATCGAATTAAATTTTACGCTTGTGTCAGCGTTAAAAACCATAATTTTGTAGTTATTATCACCAATATCAAGTAAAATGTCTCGTACGTTGTTAACATACAAGTTTCAAAATTTTTGCAGATTTTTACAAACTTTTACAGTTACAACTATCGCGATAATATCCACAGTTTCAATGTTAAAAACTCCAATTTAGTTAGAAACGACCGGAACGTGAGCTCGGTAAAATTATAAAACTAAAAACTACAAATTTTTCAAAAAATTTTTGCATCAAGTTTTATTATATCCCTAACATTGAAGCCAAAAACTACTAGATTGATGTCAAAAACTTTAATGTTATCTAAAACGACCGGGACGTCAAAAAATAAAATTTCTAAATTTTTTAACAGATTTTTCTAAAATTTTTTATCCTACGTCTAAGACAAAATACTCGTTTTCGTCGTTAAAAGCATCGACATTGTCGAAATCGTCCGCGACAAAAGCTTCGTTTGGCGTACGGGCTATTCATGATCGATCAATCATGCATCGACCCGAGACAAACGTCCCGTACGATTTCGATGATATTGAAGTCACGAGGTGTTAGAGTAACGTACGGGCTATTCATGATCGTTCAATCATTGATCGACTCGGCACCGATGTTATCGGAATCGTCACGAACGATTGGCATATTTGACATAATCATTGGCTTTGATATTGAGTCGATTCGAACGACAAAAAAAACAGAATAAAATAAACAAACAAAATCCATCGTCACTGGCACTATTTAAACCGCTTTAGCGCGACATTCGTTAGTATCTCGTTATCTTTCGTGTCAACTATACACATCAAAGAAAAATGTCTCTCTCAAAAATAAATCATGTCGCTGACAACGAAATGCCTGCCGCTAAGAGATTCAAAGCGTATGATAATCAATCCGAAGAATCGTGTCATGAAAAAAATAACCATTCCGACGTTAGTGCCGACGGTAAAATTAAACTTAGATTTGGCAACGAAGACATTGCAGTTGTCACGATGGTCGATGACGACGGCCAATTGTGGATGTTGGCGAATCCGTTTGCCAGAATTTTGGAGTACAGTAATGCTCCGAAAGCGATTTCAACGTTCGTCAGCGATAAAAATCAATTGTGTTTCGAAAATCTTAAGTCTTCCCAAAGCAGGCAGACTTGTATGACGTCATCACTTCATCCGAAGACTAAATTCATCAACAAAGCGGGTTTGTTCGAGCTGATTCAAAACTCCAAGATGCCACAGGCTCAAGAATTTAAGCAATGGATCAACTCGGACCTGCTGCCTACACTGTGTCAGCAAAGAGAATACAGCCCGCATAAAAATTACCAAAACATGTCTCTAACAAAAATTAATTTTGTAGACGATAAAGAAGTTGAGACGTATACGATTGATGTCGATGGTGAAAAATGGATGGCTGCGAACCCGTTTGCTAAAGCGTTAAATTATAGCTTACCACATATTGCAATTTCTAAGTTTGTGACTAATGAAAATCAGAAAACTTATGAAGAAATTAACCCGATACGATTCACATCGACCGATGACTCATCCGTTCTACCTCGGAACATTCAGGCCAAGACCAAGTTTATCAATCAAGCGGGCGTCTTCGAGTTGATCAACGCTAGCACAATGCCTGCCGCGAAGCGATTCAAAGCGTGGAACACCAACGATCTGCTGCCCACTCTTTGTCAACAAGGAGAATACAGCATGACTGCAGACGCGCCCGTCGAAATACAAGAGGGAATGAATGCTGTTCACGCAGCCACTAACGAAGGCCGAGAAGCTCCGTGGATGGAGGACTTGCACAAACTAAGAAACTCCGTAGTACAGAAAGACAAAATAATTGAAGTCATATCATACGAGAACAAAGAACTCTCCGTGTCGTTGCGCACTTCGAACGAAAAATTGCAAGATGCTAACGACAAACTAATGTACTTTGCCAGCGCCTTGGTAGACTCCAACAATGGATTAATGAAAGCCAACGAACGGATTGAAAACCTTGCCAATCGCATGGCAGACATCGCCCAGGACGTGATAGCCAAGCCGAGTGACCCTCAACTATTGCATTCGCTAGCTGTGTGCGCCTTGGGCGAAGGCCAATATGCCTTTGTGAGACCTCAAAAGCGTAGTCTGAAACGTAGCTTGGACCGGCTTTCCATCGACGAGAGTCAAATTTTATTTAAAAGTAACTACGTACCCAATGCGATGAACGTACTGAACAAAGTCAAAGAGAGTCTGCCTAAAGACAAGTTTACAGCTCGTCACAACAAGATTACGTTGCTAGAAGATTTGACTAGAGAGGATCTAGTTGAAGCGATTAACTCGTCGATGACCGAGCGACAGGTGGCCATTTTCGCCAACAAAGCGTCGGGCAGAAAATAAAATGTGATCAATCAATAAAAATCTTTTTTTATATATTTTACATGTTGACTATTATTCTAATCCCTATGTGCGTTGAATAGTTTTTAATGTTTGTTGAGCAGTATTCCAATCCTTGCGACCATTCATGATCGTTTAATCATGAATCGCCACGACACCAACGTTACCGTTTTTGTCAATACCAATGATAGATTTTAATAGAAAAATTGTGGTCATGTTTTAATACAATAATAATATATGTTAAGATCACTCTAGTCTAATTAAGAGGTTCGAATTAAACAACAATTGAAAATGTTCATGTACTTTACCTTTCTAGTACTAATTATATTGGGATTCATTTTTGATAAAAATGAAGGATTCTCTAATCTATTACTCTTTATGCTGCTGCTGTTTGTCATATTTATAATGTTACTGCAAATCTACTACATAAAGCCAGAGTCTACGACTGCCGATCTACCAACCGGTAAAGCTAAGAGTATAAAAAAGAAAAGAGATTTAGAAAAAGCGTTTGACGCAATTATAAATAAGAACACTAGTTCTCTAGATTGAAACAAAATGGACTTCTTTAAAAATTTTGTCAATCAAATGGTCACATCGATGCCGATCGTGACAAAAGTGGCCTACGTCAATGTGCACATCAAAAACTACATGAAGGAGCTGGAACGGGACGACACGTTTCGCCATAAATTTATCATGATCCTACAAATGTTTATCAATCGACAGATCACAGTCGAAGACATGTGTCAAATAATGGATGTCGTCGATGGTTTGAAACTGACTAGACAGCAGATTGAATACTTGGTGAATCGAGTCTACTACAACGAACATATTATATTGATTCTTCAGAGTTATGTTCGCAATCAGCACTTGGACGATGACCAGATTGACGATTTAGCACATTTCCTAGTTCACGAAATAAATAATGCGATTATATACCAAAAATAAAAACTTTATTCATCAAAACAAATCAACAAATTTTATTACATTCCCCACACAAATTGTTAGGAGCATAACGAAAAACGTCAACGTCAGCTGACACGACGACAGGTCTCTTGGTCTTTGTCGATTTCGGCGGCGGACGCTTTTTGTATAGAGAAAACTGATACTGATAGTTGACGACGATCGATTCATCTTCGCTTTCGTCGTCGTTAGAGTCGTCACTGTCGTTATCGTCATCTTCGATGGCGTCGGTAGATTTTTTTGTTGTTTTTTTGGCAGCATGTTTGACGGGCTTCAATTGAGGAAATTTAACATCGTGCTGTTGATTCTGCATGTAATGCTGACAGATTCTAGTAAAATAATACTCAAACTCGGGGCGATCGCCAAATATCTGAATCAGCTCGTTCATAAACGTACACAAGATGCCCATATGCTTGAGCCAACTCATACGCTTGGTCTGATCGAAAAGCTTGAGAGGAAAGGCCTTTTGAGTCACACTGCCGACGACATCGGTCAGTAAGTAGGGGATTCTGTCTCCGTTGCCGGGTAGAAAATCAGTTCCGCAATTAGCCAAAATCTCTCGACAGTGCTTGGCGATGGTGATGGGTCGCTTGCGCTCTGGCGCGCCCGGAGCCAATTCTTTCTTCTTTTTGTTTGTAGTGTTTTCGTTATAACTCATGCTGAAGCCATAATCGCTATAGTTATCGTCCTTTCCGAAATTGTCGTAATGAGCGAATATGAGCTCGGTGAGCAGATTGAGACCGCATGCCACGATATGATTGCGCAGATACATGTCGACGATCTGTCTAAAAGACTTGCGCATAAACAGAGGCATATCCTTTTTTATCAGCCACCCCTTGTATTTGATGCGATTTTCGCTATTCAGATAACAATATTTCTTCTTTTTCAGTAGAATCAGACTGGTCATTATGTTCTCTAGAGCCATTTTATATCCGACCCAATCGGCATTCAGTTTATTGAGCACATAATTGTTTATAATTTTACCAATTGTCTCATAGACATTTTCTTTAATTTCATTCTCATCGAAGGCTACGTGAATAAACGAAGAGTCCGTGTCGCCATAGATCACTTTGAACACAATCGATGACAGCTTGAAATCGCTCAATATTCTAGGATCGTCGCTCATACTTTGAATCTTTTTGATGGCCTCCATCAATTTTTCACGTCCGATTTTTGTCACATAATTGGCTAAAGGTTTAAAGAAGATACCGAAATAGCCGTAGATGCTGTTGGCGATTCGCTTTACAGCATTCTGAGTTTTATCATATAAATTATACTGAAATGTGCCCACATCGAACTTGTCTCGCTTCGTTTTATATAGAATTCGCAGGTCCAAGAGCTGTCTCAAAAGCTTGGGATTGATCGCATTTTGATTCTTCACTAGATACACGTAATTATCGTGTCCGATGAACGTGTTCGATAGGCAAATTCCCTCTTGAATCATTATAGTTAGGTAGAGTGAATTAAAGTCTAGAGTGGCGACCCAACGTTTCAGTCCCGGTTGAGGCGAAAGAACTTTACCGCCCTTGTAGATACATTTTTGTTTTTGGTGACACAGACGAACGGCATTTTGAGGTATTTCTTCGATTGGACTTCTCTGCAGCAGAGTCAAGTCGACCATTTGCGAGTCTACGGCTTCAATGTTGCCTTCACTAGAGCCACCCTCCCTCTGTTTCCATGTGCGTTTGCGCCCAGACGTTACCGATAGATCGGCTTTATTAAAAAAATACGCATCAGGTATTTCGCGCTTCAATCGATCATCGTAATGAGTGTTGTTCAAAGCTCGATAAAAAAACACTACACTCACTTTGTGTGAAATGTTACGAAGAACGTCATCTGTGCTCAGATAGAGCAACATGCACAGCGTATACATAAAGTCCATAATTTCTAGCTTGAGAAAGATATCGATGGGCAGCACGCTGTCCTGTACGTTGTACTCGATCAGTTTCTTGAGGCAATTGTTATTATAGAGATCGAGCATTTCGGCAATGGGCAAATCCACCTTTTTTTGATTCAAATAATGCTCGGACACAGTGTTCAATTGAAAATTTTCCACATTATTCTGCTCAGAATCTGTACTCAAAAATTGGTATAGATCGACATGAGTATAGTACGAAAAAAAATGAGTATTCATACGATTACCGAATTTATCGCATAATATTGACGTGTGAATACTAATCGGCTCCAGATCGTAGCGGACGATCTTGGTCCACGATTCCGATGTGGTCAATCCCACGCTATAGCTGCGGCTGTGTTGTCTGCTCGACAGAATTCTAGCGCGATTGATGATAAAAGGCAAATCAAATTTGTCTCCGTTGTAATCGAGAAGACAATCCATATTAATGGCGGGCAGCAGTTTAAAAAAAGCCTTTAGCATATTTATTTCGTTTTTGAAGCGAACACACATGATTTCCGCAGACGGGTCCTTGTCGACATTTTGCATGTCGTTGTCGTTATTTTCAATGTAATAGAGGCAAATTTTCGTGTTTTTGTCGTCGCGCTTAACGACAATTGATATCGAAATGATGAAATTTTCTTCGGGCGTAGAAAATCTTTGGCCGTTTGAATGTGTTTCTATATCGTAACACGCAATGACCGGGACAATCTCACGAGTTAACGAGTCGGGCGACACGATTTCGAGTAGTTCTTCGATGTTGTCGATGTTATTGTAGGAGCATTGCAAACGATTTCCGATACATCTTAGCGTTTTCTTGAATCGAACGTATTGCCCTTCTTTAAGTTTTGTTTGCATATGAACACGATTGATGTCGTTTAGAAACGAATCTAGACAATACTTGTCAAACTGTTCATTTTCTCTACAGCGCTTGTATTTAATCACGTTAATGCGTTCGCTGCTCACTCCTCGCAAACCCGGCATCACCATCGTCTTATAGCTTTCGCAGTTGTTGTAGCACTTGGAAAAGGCGTGATTGTTATAGCATTTTCGATAGGAAAACAAATCACACATGGTCTCCATGTAAAATTGATAAGACCGATTGTTGTTGTGGCCAGTGAAAAAAACTATCAAACGGTTATTATTGTACATCATTCGTGTTATACGGTACACGTCCGAGGGAAAGATCTTGGCATTTCCTTGTAGCCACGTACTTCTGACAGCACTTTCTAGTTCCTCGTACTTCAAAAGGCTCAACATCATGAACAGGTATCGACCAAAGTATAAAAACACTGAAGTCAACGCTGACACTGTGCAAAATTTATTGAGAACAATCAACACTATGAGTCAGCGGTGCAAAACTCAGTCGTCGACTGATGATGTTCTGCAGCGAGTTCGCTCTATTATACTATTGCATCGACCCGATCTGATATCGCGTGCTGATCTTCAGATACCGGAGCTCGTCACCGAGGCTCTGATACCGTCGTCTAATCAGATTACACACAATTTCAACTACAAGTACGATTATAATAGTAACGTGCCAAATCCTCCGATTCCGCCGCCTTTAAACCCATTTACGTCGAATACGTCCGGGACGACGACGACGTATCAATCCGATCAAAAATTACCGTTGCAGCCGGTGCAGATGTTTACATTCAATCAGACTCCGTCGGCGACGATGGCACCGCCTTCGCAGTCGAATGCTACTTTTTATCCGCAAACGACGTCGACACCGCCGCCGCCGCAAACTTTTATATCGATTTCCGAGGAAGATTCGGTCGCGCTCAACGAATCATACCAACAAACTCTACGATCACCATCGATCGAATCGTACAAACGATTAATTAGCGTTTTGGTGGTGATGTCTAAAAAATATATTAGATCGGACGTGTTCGTCATTGGCTTGAATCGCTTGGAATCGTTCGATTCTCTGCTGAGTAGCGATCTGGAGGAACTGATGCAGTGTATTCAACGTAACACCAATTGGTCGATAGGCGGCGGAGGTAAAGCTTTTACCACTCCAGAATTATGTCAGCTAATTTCGACGATAGTGACAGGCTATTGTCGCTTTGCCGGTACCGTGCTCAAATCGTCTAGTTTTAATCTGTCGAGTGTAGGTAGCGTCGAGAGTTTGCAACAACAGATGGCTTCTATTCAAAGTCAATTGTCTTCAATAATCAGTGCGAGCGACTCTGTCGGCTTGAATAACGATCAAATAATTAGATTAAATAATCAGATTGAAATGCTTCAATCGACATTGGTCGAACGAGAATCTACCATTATAACTCTGAATACAAACATAAATATTATGACTCAACGTAATCAAGCCCTCGAATCGAATCTGGCAATTATCCAGTCATCGTATAATAGTTTGGCTAGAGCTTTAGATGTTAATATAAACACGTCCGCTAGACTGGAAAATGCCGAAATCGTTGAGGCGACAAATCGAATTATACAGAACAAAATTATGGAGGATAGAGGTCTACTGAAATCATTTGAGAGCGAAAAACAAACATACGGTCAATCTGTAAATAGATTAGAGAGGGAATTGAACGATTCTCGTGAGTACGCAAATAGATTAATGTTGGAATTGAAGTCGGCTCGTGATGATATTATCCAATTAAAAGAGGAATTGAACCGTAATGCTTCGAAGCAACAGGACGAATCTACTATTAAAGAACGCCAACAACAAGAATTGTTTGTATCGGAATTATTCGATTTACGCGAAGAAAATAAAAGTAATCAAAATCGAATCGCTTCAATGAGCATCGAATTAATGAATATTGCCGAAGAAAATAAAGTTTTAAAAGATAAATTGGCAATTCGAGAGAAGCCAGTCGCTCGCGCCAAACCCTACAATAGACCGTCGCAGATAGAGGCGACGACATCGACGGCCGTAGAAAATCGGACTCGAGCTCTACAGAAAACCATTAAAGATCTCGAAACGACTAATCAACAATTGCGCAACCAAAACTCTAGCTTAACATCGCAAATGAACAAAAACAAACAATCGGCTAGCGTTCAGGCGGACTGCAATCGAATCAGGTCCGAGGTAGATAACGTTCGTCAAAAGGTCGAGGAATTAATGAAAAATCAGGCGACATTAAACTTGCAAGACATTAATGCGCTCAATCAAAAGACTGTAGACTATTACAATACCAAATTGTCCGAATTGACCAGTGAAAATCAAAGCATTAGAGACATTCTAAACACTGAAATCGATAAACAAGTCGATATACTCAACGAACGTATCGACCGATCAAAATCAAATATTCTTGATAAAATCGAAAGACTATCGGAAGAATTTAGTCCTGTTTTAGTTCGTGCACAATCATCAGAAAAATATGTTCAGAATTTGCTCGCCGATTATGAATCTCTGTCTAGAAATGTAGCCAATCAGCAGTTGTCGGAATAATACAAAAAAAATGTTTATTAAATGTTTATTAAAGTTTATTTAAACCCACAACCCAAAAATAGTACAAGATTTGTAATTATATGTTTATTTATACCCACAACTCTAAAATAGTAGCAATTTTAATTACATCAAAAATTATAATACAAAAACACACATTATATAGAATAATATTGTTGTTGTTCGTGTTCATAGGCAGTGACTCCTATTATATTGTAGTTTTTCGAAACATTATCGGCGACAATATAGAATTCGACTTCAGTTATATTCTCAGCAATCATGTCGTTGAGTTGATTCAAATCCATTTTAATTTTAACCAATTTCTGTAATCGATCCTCATTGTTGCCTTTGTTGTTGTTGCCACAGAAGAATGTTCCTTTGAGCGGGTCATTGTTGTCTTGTTCGAACAAATTAAATGAAATACTTAATCGATCGTTGCCATATTGTTCCGCTTGAACTCTAGTAATCTTGCCGACGATGACACGTTTGTTCTGGCGACTCACGCTTAAAATGCTGTTCTTGTCCTCCTTTAACATAGCAGCATCTTTGGCTCTCTCGATTTGAGTAATGTCCATAATGATAAAAGACTTGTAGTTGTTGTTGCTCTGATGGCATTTGATGCGCATCAAATTGATCATTCTATTTTGATTATTTACAAAAAATTCCAACAAATCAGACTCGTTATCGAAGCTTTGTTTGAAGGCGGCACTAATTTTCTGTAATGTTGCACTACATTCAATCTGATATAATTTTCCTTCACTACGAGAACTAAAATCGTTGGTAAACGACACTACAAATATCATTTTGTACAAGTCATTTTCCATTAATTTAAAGCCAAATTGAAATTTAGCCAATACAGAAATAATTTCACTGTCGTCAAAGTCTTTCTGACAAACAAATCGTTTAACATTGACTTTCTTATCGGGCTCTGAAGATTCTTTAAAATCGGTAATATAGTAGCGTTTCTTTTCATATGTAATGGTTAAATTGTATTTCTTGTTTAGCTTCATGGCATAAAACTGACTGGCATCTCCATAATACTCCTTGCTGACGTTGTCGATGAGTACTTTGAATAAGTAAAATGATTCATTGTTGATAGATAGAGTGTTTCTGGCGACCAACTCGCCCACGACTCTATTCTGTCGCATTGGGCCCGCACTAGAGCCCACACTTCCAGTCGAAATCGACATAGCATCACTTTTATTATTAGACCTTTTCAGAGGTAGATTAACATCAATCTTCTGGCGTTTGCCGCCATAAATCTCTTCGTTGTCCTCGACGGCACGATCATTCTGTTTTTGATCGCGTTTGCGCTTTTTAATTTTTTTTTCTTGTTGTTTTTGTAATAGAAGCTGTTGTTGACGTTGTTGTTGTTCATCGTCTTCGTCTTCGACGACTTTTTCAACTTCATTATCGATATTCTCTTCAACGTCAGTGGTGTTGTTGTAGACGTTTTCGTCTTGTTCCTCTTCATCAAAGTGAGAGGGAGCAGTCACCGACATATTCTTGATAGACATGGCCAATAATTCGATACGCTGGCGAATGCTAAACTCGGCGAGGGTCGAAGTGTCTCCCGAGAGTAGAGAACACGCTTGGAAGGATTTAGTTATCGACACGTTGATAGCCAGCCCGAAAGACGATTCCTACAGGACTATGATCAATAAAGCCAATTTCGAAAACTTTGACTATAAGAGACCCTTGATTTATGATATCAAAACTGATACGGTTCTGATAAACAGCGAGTCTTTGAACAGAGCACTTAATCGACCGACCGGTTCGCTCGATCCGATAAATGTGATGTCTGCACACGTATTTCTCGCTTTTATATGCTCACTACTGTTAATTCTGTTGACGGCACTGCTTTTTGATCAAAACGACAGAGACGAATCGCCAATTGAATTGAACGATGGTTAGATCAAGTTTCGGTGTCGTCGATGTCGGCGGTCATTGTTAAGGTCGGCCAAATGGATTATTATTCGAATATAATCAACTCTCGACTCGCGCCGCCGTCGTTCTATCTCGAGTACAGCAACAGAATCGAGAGCTTCGTCGGTAGTTCTTTAACCAGAGAATATATACAAAATTTAGCAAAGTTTGGTATATACTACGAAAGCGGCAATGGTGTTTATAAATGTGCATTTTGTCCTCTAATTATGGTCAAATTGGACATGAGAACGCTAAAATATCACACGTTTTCGTTGTGTTCGATGGCGACGACTATACTCGCCATAAACGAAACTCTCCGAAAGGAATCGTTTCGCAAGTTCAAGACTGCTCGACGCATATTCAAAGAAAACGGCAACTCTTTGGCCGTAAACGGATTCTATTATTATGGAAAAAATATCGAAATTCGATGCGCCGGTTGTCGTCTCACAATCGTCAAATTGAATCGAACAGATCGTGCCGAAGATATTCATCGAAAATATTCACCAGAATGCGAATTTAACAACAAGCCTACGGCTCCGCCCGCCAGCGACAGCGACACGGAAATTGATGTCAAAAACGTTAAAAATCACCATACAGACGTCTACACCGAATCGTATGGTAATACTGCTGCAAAAATTTATCCTGTTTTGGATTCGAATAATGGTATCGTCCATGACGATAAAACCAACAATAGCAATGATGTCAACCTGTTTTTAAAATCGAATATTGTCGCCGACGGTGATAAAAATACACAATCGGTTTCGAGCGTCGCAGGAGAGGACGATCGTTATTGTAAAATATGCTTTGAGAACGAGAGAAATACGTGCTTTTTACCTTGTAAACACGTTAGCACATGCACCGATTGTGCCCGCAAATGTAAAGTATGTTGTATATGTAGAATGAAGATAAAAGAACGATTGGAGGTTTATTTACAGTAATTTATTGTTTATTTGAACTATATAACCGCAACACGATCGTTTCGGACATCATTCGAAACAAAATGTCTATACAAACGGGTGACATAGTCGAGTCGAACGTGGTGACCCAATTTAATTCGGTCGCTTTTATTGTTAATCATGAGACTCGTCGGGTCACGATCATGTCATATAAAAATGAACCTGTCAAATTCCACGTGTTCAACCAGCACGATAACGATCCTGATCTTCTAAAGCTTCAATATCATTATCCGGGACTGGCGAGCAGTATCGAACTACCTAAAATCACTCACATGAGTAAAGTTCGAATCATGGTATTCGATCAGCGACATCGGATGATTATCGTCGAAGAGTTTCTCCTGGAAAAACTATACTTTGTGCATCATCATTACGCTAAATATTATGTGTACGGTTTAGTGCCTGTTGTCGCCAAGAACTTTAAACATAATCTGTATAGCGGTGCGCCTGTCTTTGATGAAACGGGTAAAGTTTTGTTGTCGGTCGTTAGCGACTGTTATTTTTCATCGACAACAGACGAAAATTGTATTATACCCCTGAGCGGAGAACTGAGCGGATCTCGAGGAGTGTTGTGTCTCGATGGCCATGTGTGGCTCAACGAAAGCGGTGACGATTTCACATTCGACAAGACAAACGTTGCGAATAGAATCGATTTGTACGTTTCGCATGATAAAAAATTTGTGTATTTAAACATATTCTATAATAACAATATTATAAATTTTATTAGAGTTAAAGCCAAGTTTGTTGGAAATGTACTGATTCGTTAAACATCGATTAGAATGAACTGATTAATTTATTACTCTATTAAAACGTGTACTGATTAGTTAGGAATTGTGTACTGATACGTTAAATATTGATTGTATATTTAAAGTGTAATGATAATAAAATAAAATCAAATTGGTTGTGACAAGACTATTTTATTCGCGCCGATGCGGCCAACTCGTTGATCATACCGCACGAATTTACGTTTCTTTTGACCCTAACGAAACCGTTCTCTCCGTAGTCGGATCCCCACGAATTTTTCAACACCCAGAACGGTACACCATTTTCTATGCCGTAGCCGACGAGAAGAACGGCATGATTGAGGCCGTAGTTTTTACACGAAGTAATTATTCCTCCGTAATAATCTGTGAGATCGACGGCATCGACCGCCACTGCTATAGGACCCATTTCATGAAGTACATCTTTCAATTTATCCTCACTATATAAAACATATCTATAACAATTGTCCACGGAAACTTCAAATTTATCGCTTTGGAGTCGACACGGGCCTTGTACCGACCGATAGGGATAGTCTTCTTCGTATTCCAAACCGCCCATAGCCATTATTTCCTCGTACGCAGTGTGTAGTAGTCCGCCGGCGCATCCCATGTCGATGGTGTCGCAATCGACCAATTGCTGTTCGGATAGATCGACATGTTCATTATACTTGATGGCATATTGACTCTCTAATCCGGCTATAGTAGAGAAGGCCCAGCACGATCCGCAAAACCCCTGGTCTTTGACGGAAGTGATCTTGTTAAATTGTCTCCAGTCGAAGGTTTCTTGCGTATATTTCGAGGGACCGTCGACTATGACGGGCTCGCAAGAGTTTTTTAAAGCTGGCGATCTTATGCCCAGACCCGTGAACTTGGCGATGACTTCATTCTTGGTCAGATCGGCAAATTTGTTTATATTGTAAACGGCCGAATCGTTTTGTTGATTCTTAAGATTGATGATTTCGAGATTAGTTTTAAAGATTTTATACCGATAATCGCGTTCGTTGTCGTCGGCGTATACTTTTTTATATTTTGTTTGAAACGTTTCAAAATATTGCGGAGCTCGTTCTAAATTATATTGTAATTTAAACTGCGGAGCCGCCGTGACATAATCGATAATGGCGTCGACACCATTGTCAAAGCCGCCGGACGCAAAGACGAAAACAAAAAATAGTATGATTTTTTTCATAATTATTCGCTACTCATACAATAAACGATAATTTCTTATTTGGACAATACAGTCATGATGCATTCGGTAATGTTGCATTTCTAGGAAAATTGATATTTATAAGACAAAATCAAAATGCATTTTGTATTCATTGGAATCGTATGCTACGTATTAACCATAGACGGCGGACATGCTGCGGCTCCCGGGATTCCTGTGATCGATTGGGCCGACAGAAATTATGCCTTGGTTCAAGTCAGTCACGAAGCCACCTCCTACGAAAATCTAGTTAAAAAAGTCGATCGAGTTCAAGTTCCGGTCTCTTGGAACGTTTGGAGTGGCGAACAAGGCGATATCGCTTATGTGTTATTCGACAGTAAACAAGTATGGAGCGGTGACGCATCCAACAAACACGCTTCCATATTTGTTAGTACAGGCGGTCGATTTAAAATGACTGTAAAGTTGTGCAATTCGGACGGATGCACTTCGAGTCAGCCGGTCGATGTCGTGATCGCAGACACGGACGGCTCTCATCTAGCTCCATTATATTATGAATATCAGGAATTAAATCAACCGTTCGAGACTCGGGTCAAAAATAAAGTCGTTGCCGCATATTTTGTCGAATGGGGCGTTTATCCTAGAAACTTTCCTGTAGATCGAGTGCCTACTCCTAATCTATCGCATGTTCTCTATGGATTTATTCCTATATGCGGCGGCGACGGCATTAACGACAGTCTCAAGACCATAACCGGTAGTTTTGAAGCTCTTCAGCGGTCGTGTTCGGGTCGAGACGACTTTAAAGTGTCGATTCATGACCCGTGGGCTGCCGTCCAGAAACCACAAAAACAAGTAACCGCTTGGAACGAACCATACAAAGGTAATTTTGGTCAATTGATGGCAGCCAAACTGGCGAATCCTCACATTAAAGTGTTACCTTCGATAGGCGGCTGGACATTATCCGATCCGTTCTTTTATTTTCACGATGTGGCCAAACGCAAGATTTTTGTCGATTCCGTCATAGAATTTTTACAGACCTGGAAATTTTTCGATGGTGTCGACATCGATTGGGAGTTTCCCGGCGGGAAAGGCGCCAATCCCAACGTAGGCGACGTCGAACGCGATCGCGAAACGTACACGATTCTGTTGAGAGATTTACGCGAAGCCCTCGACCGTCTCTCAATCGAAACGAATCGAACGTACGAATTGACTAGCGCGATCAGCGCCGGCGATGACAAAATTGCCGTAGTCGATTACACTGAAGCGCAAAAATATTTGGATTATATTTTTTTAATGACATACGATTTCAAAGGAGCTTGGTCGAATAGCGATTTGGGATATCAAACGACTCTGTACGCGCCTTCGTTTAACCCTAAAGAGCATTATACGACCGATTTTGCCGTTCGTGCTATGCTCAAGCAAAAAGTCGAAAACAAAAAGATTATAGTCGGCGTGGCCATGTACGGTCGAGGTTGGACCGGCGTCGGTGACTTTGTCGACGAAAATAATCCATTTTCCGGCACGGCTAAGGGACCGATCAAAGGTACCTGGGAGGACGGAGTCGTCGATTATAGAGAGATTTTTAATTCTTTTGTGGGTAAAGACGGCATTAATCGTTACGATTCCATCGCAAAAGCGGCATACGTCTTTAATAACGCGACCGGCGATCTCATAACCTACGACAGTCCTCAGTCGGTTCTGGATAAAGCAAAATATGTTTTGGACTATAATCTGGGTGGTCTGTTCGCGTGGGAGATCGATGCTGACAACGGATTGCTTCTAAACGCAATGAACAGCGGTCTCGGCGGTTTAACAATTTTTGCTAGTGAAAATGAATTTTATAAAGTGAATAATCATTAATATTGCGACAACACATTAGTCGCATCGATCATACACCGGCTTCGGTGAAATTACATAAAACAGTAAAGGAAATAAAAAACAAATGTGTAGTAAAAAAATTTTTTTATTTAAATATCTTCGTTGGGCACATAACTAGCGATATATAGCTCCATGTAGCCGTCGTCTCTGTTTTCGTTGTCGAGAAAATACTTTAATTTTAACAAATGTTTCTCAATAATGGATATCTCGACAAAAGAATTGATCGGATTTTTAGTGTAATTATAGAAATATTTTACATTAATCTCGATCATGTCGGTCGGTTCTGTAGCACTATCGATGGCACAATTTTCTTCAGATTCTCCTTCTTTCACAACGTAATTGACATTAATTTCGTCGCCTTTGCTGTTAAAAATGATTTTATCGAGATCGATTTTGATGCCAACGTTAAGATTGCCGAGTAAATCCAAGTGACGACACAGGCGTTTCAATTCGACACTATGCATCATGGCTCTGCCGGTCACTTGCAAATCGTTAGACATGCCATAGTCTTGGCTATCAAAATGATACAACTTGTATTCATAGGATTTCAGAGATTTGCCAGTCTTGATCTTAAAGTTGAGATAATCGTGACTGTCGTTTTCGCCGGACCATATAGTGAGCACGCTCGCGTCTGTGCACGTTTTTAAAATCTTGCACAATCCACTCATCTTGACGGATAGAGACAAGTTTTTCGTAAACGTAAAACTCTTAAAAGCTTCCTTCATCATTGTAAGCTTGATGAATGAAATCCTGCTCGTGTCCGAGCATTGCATCGAAATTCCTTCGCTGGTGACTTCTAGACTCGAGAACTCGACCACCGTCTCAATAACTTCCATTGCCTTTTTGAAAGCAATCGGATTCTTGAATTTAGCCTCGAACATCTTGATTGTATCGCTGACGCTAGTTGACTATTGACAGTAACAAAAAACGATTGTATTTATACTCGATGACGATCGAGATAATCGAGATATGAAATGTTATCGCAACAAAGTTGATTATTAAGCGTTCACTATGATTCGTTCGATTTTCGTGTTATATACAATTATCAATTGTGTTAGATCCCACGGATACTTGTCCTATCCGGCGGCGAGACAATACAAATGCTTTAGAGACAATAATTTCTGGTGGCCCGAGGACGGAGAGGCGATTCCCGATCCCGCCTGCAAACACGCATATCAAACAGTGTACGCCAAATACCGATCAGAAGGAGAGCCAGCCGGTGTTGCCGCCAATGCCGCACAGTACATGTTTCAGCAGTATTACGAGTACGCTGCCGTCGCCGGCGCCAACTATGAAGATTTTGATCACATCAAGCGAAATGTAGTATCGCATAATTTATGCGCGGCCGGTGCCGATTACCGTTCCGATCCTTTCGGTGACAAATCCGGCATCGACGAGCCTCATACAGAGTGGCGAGCCGATACTTTTTATGTAGATCCCAAGCAAAAATATAGTCGAGGCATCGAAACGGTTCTGCATTTCTGTCCGACCGCGGTTCATCAGCCCAGCTACTTCGAGGTCTTTATCTCTAAGCGCGAATATGACTATTCCCACGAATTGACTTGGAACGACCTCGAGTTTATAGGCGGTAACAACTCACAGTTGATCGACAACGACGGGTCGGATCCATTGTGCGCACACGAATCCATATACACTATCAACGTCGCCATACCCTTTAGAATTAGGAAATTCGTATTGTACGTTCGCTGGCAACGCAACGACATAGCAGGCGAAGGATTTTACAACTGTGCCGATGTCGTCTTTGACGATTATTTACTCACACACAGACGTGTCAGTAAGCGGAGAAAGGCATATAGAGATCTTTAATTTATCGACCGAACTAAAATTATTTTGGACCAATCGAAATGTATTTTCGACCGATTAAATGCGTTATCTGTTAATAACAATTTTATCTACAAACCAAAGTATATAAAGCTCGGGATGGTACGATTCGTGCAGTTATTATTTTCATCATGTCGCTGAAAGTCAACTACGATCAAACGTTCGCCGTCAGCGCTCAGCAAACTCTGGCCAATCATTTTCAAGAGTGTAGAACAACTAATATCGGAAGACTCTGTGATCCTAAACGAATTCTAAAGTTGAATCAAACCGAAGAGCCCGACCACGATGTCGTCAAGAAAGGAGGAGTGGTGTATTGGATGTGGAGAGACTGTCGCGTACAAGACAATTGGGCCATGATTTATGCTCAGTATTTAGCGTTTAAAACCAAAAGTCCATTATATATAGTCTATTGCCTGCCGAAATTTTATCTAAATTCGACTCGACGACAATATCAGTTTTTGATTGAAGGCTTGATCGAGCTGAGTGAAGAGTGTGCCGAACTCGATATCACTTTTGTGATACTCGACGACAGTGCCGATGTTGTGCTGATCGATTGGGTGCGCAAGCACGATATTTGTGCTGTCGTTTGCGACTTTAATCCTTTGCAGCTTCAGATAAAATCGACCGTTAATATTTTACAAAATCTGCCGGCCGATGTGTACTTTGCTCAAGTCGATGCTCATAATGTCGTGCCTTGTTGGTTGACTTTCATTGCCGACAGACACGATTATGATGAGTTTAAAAGTAAAATTGATGCAGAACTAGAAAACTTGTTGACTCCGTTTTCTCTTGTCATACAACATCCGTACAAATCGGTCGTGTCTATAGAATCTTCAACCAATACGTCCATCGACTGGAGCAATCTATTGTCGTCACGAAATGTCGATCATTCTGTGAAGCGAATTAAATGGACCGAAGCAGGATACAATGCGGCAATACTGAGATTGGCCACGTTCATTCAGTGCTATATTTATAATTATAAAAATTCAATACATAATCCAGTCTCCAGTAAACAGAGTGATTTATCACCATTCTTTCATTTTGGATTTATATCAGCACAACGAGTAATTTATCATTTACGCTTTTGTGTTACAAAAAAAAGTGTCCTTCAAAAAACTGTATTTATAAGAAAACTTAAAAATAATATAGAAAAATTTATCGAAAACTGTTTATATCGAAGGGAATTTGCAGACAATTTTTGTTACTTTAATTTAAACTACATAACTTTTAATGCGGCTTCGCCACAAATCAAGAGGTATATAGCAAAACATTTAAGATACTATACATACAGCTTGAATGAATTGGAATATTCGCAAACACACGACAATATATGGAATAAAGCTCAAGAAGATTTGCGAGAAAACGGCAAAATATATCCATTCATACGCGTATACTGGGCCAAAAAGATTTTGGAGTGGACGTCAACACCGGAAGAGGCTTTGAATCGTGCGATTTACTTGAATCAAAAGTATGCTGTCGACGGTTGCGATCCCAGCGGTTATGTAGGATGTTTGTACGCTATGAGCGGTCTTTTGAACGCCGGCCAATCTAATGTGTTTGTCTTTGGCGAAATCAACAATATCAGGTCGAAATGGCTAATAAACACGTGCAAATATAAAGATTTTACATATAGCTATACTTCATTTAGATTTCAATACATGTTTGAATAGATTGCCGTCATTTAAGATTTAATTTTGTATTACAATAAAAACTCTTTTTTTTTCAATTATAATTTTTATTTTACAACAATACATTTTAATGATTATAATAAAAATTAATCCTATACATGATTGTTTTATTCGTTAGAACTTTTATTGTCGATTGCCTGCATTATGCTGCTCACATCTTGTGCTGGCATCGAGCCATTAAAAATATAATTGTTACCATTAAAGTAGTTTTTTATACACTGATCGTGCACTTGTTGCGGTGAATAAATTTCTAAAGCATTTTCATATGTCTTTGGACTACCTTCGGGCTTGGTCTCATTTTTTATTTCGTCGATGACCGCACGCACGATTTGGCTGACTCGTTCTTTAGCTTCGATGCTAGGCGTGAGACACTTGAGAATGGCATCTTCTTCGCTCATTAATCCGAGACTTTTAAAGTGCTCGATAGCGGTGCGATCGACCAGTCGATTTTTCTTCACCATCTCGACGTCGGCGAGATATTTCTGACGCAACTCGTCTTCGTTGAGAATTTCCATTTCGGTACACAATTTGTTTACATACTTGAGTCCGTAGAACATGTGAGGATATTTCGATCGTATCACAACCCAAACGGCCACTGGATTGGCGCATTTAATCTGTAAAAATTTTTCCGAATCCAGCAGCCATTCGTAGCGTTTAGATCGCTGGCGTTTCGACGGATTGGATCGTTGACGCTCGAGGAATTTATCGCATTGGTCGATCTCGTTTCGCTGGCAACGGCTCATACGAATCCGTTTTTTACCGTCGACGGTGCGTTCGTATCCAGTGACATATTCCTCTTTTTCGGGTCGATTGCTCAGCGATGGCACGACCCGTTCGCTCACACTTTCCAAGTTATTTCTCATTTGTTCGTTCTCTTTTATATTGTCTTGAGCCAAAAGAGTAGTGACACCAAGTTGCATCATATTCATTTGGGCCATATGGGACATTTTGTTCAGGTCCAATTGCATCTTGAGCGCTTGTTCTTTGTACTCGGAGATTTGACGTTCGTAATTTATTTTCATTTCACAGATAGTGTTATTCTTGTCGGAAATTGTCAGATCCTTCTCGGCGATGACTGTATTCTTCTCGGCGATAATCAAATTTTTCTCCATCACTTCCATTTTTAATTCCATCAACTGTTTTTCCTTTGCCCAAATTGCCGATTTGCCTTCGTTAGTGGCTGCGTGAACAGCATTCATTCCCTCTTGTATTTCGACGGGCGCGTCTGCAGTCATGCTGTATTCTCCTTGTTGACAAAGAGTGGGCAGCAGATCGTTGGTGTTCCACGCTTTGAATCGCTTCGCGGCAGGCATTGTGCTAGCGTTGATCAACTCGAAGACGCCTGCACGATTGATGAATTTTGTGTTCGATTTGATGTTCCGAGGTAGAACGGATGAGTCATCACCCGTACCGATTCGGTACGAGTTAATTTCTTCATAAATTTTTTGATTCTCGGTAGACACTTTTTCTAGGATTGCTTTATTAGGTTTAGAATATTTTAACGCTTCAGCGAACGGGTTCGCAGCCATCCATTTTTCACCATCGACATCCACGGTATACGTCTCAACTTCTTTGTCGCCAAATTGAACTTTAGACAAAGATATTCCGTCATAATTCTTTTGCGCACAATTATTAGCTAGCACATCCACTTGCATATCATATCTTCCTTTATCGCAGAGTTTTGGTAGTAAATCAAAGTTGATCCATTGCTTAAATTCTTGAGCTTTTGGCATCTTAGAGTTTTGAATCAACTCGAACAAACCCGCTTTGTTGATGAATTTAGTCTTCGGATGAAGTGATGACGTAATCTGCCCAATGTGGGAAGATCGACAATCTTCTATACACAATTGATTTTTATCGCTGACGTACTTAGCGATGGCATTGGGAGCATTACTGTACTCCAAAATTTTGGCAAACGGATTCGCCAACATCCATCTCTCGCCGCTTTCGTCGACGACGCAAACGACTTCGAGATTTTCGTTGCCGAAGCTAGTCATGATTTTGGATGTAGTCATTTTAAAAAAATTAAAAAGTGATAATGACAAACTGACACAATGTATCTCTACCGATGTCAAGCGACTACTAATTTTTTAAAAAATAAAACCAAAATATATATATATATATATATATATATATATATATATAAAACTGTTAATTTGGATTCATTTCGAAACAATATTGTTACAAAAAGCAATCAAGTTGCGTAGAAGTTTACTATCCAAACTAGTGTTTAAAAAAATATATTGTATGTCATTAAATTACATGACAATCGACTCAAACATTATGTAAAAGACATCAAATAACATGACAATGTAATGAATTAAACAAAAAGTTTTTTATAAAATTTATTTATTTATTAAATTTATAGGGTAATCTGCTTGGACAGTATGTCGTTGTTGTTGTTGATCTACATAATGTTGCAGTTGAGTTCGTTATCATCGCGAGACATGGTTCGCCTTCTCTTATTAGCCAAATAACTAGCTAAATGGCTGTCAATGTCATATTTATTATTCTGGTTATAATTTTTGTTGTCAATTTTCGCATCTTTATTAGTCTGGTTGATTATCTTGCCCAATTCGTTATTTCTCGACGACAAATTGCGTATAATATTTTGCATCTGAGCTTCGCGATTTTGATATTCAAGAATTCGCTTTTGATATTTGTTTAATATCATATCCTTTTGTTTGTTGTCTTTCATGACGTTTACTGTTTTTTGTTCTGAATCCAGTAGTTTATGCTTCATATTCCGTATAACTTGATCTTGAGCTTCTTTATTTTTCTGATCTTCGACATCCATAGCGTTTCGAGTAATTTTTTCTTGATTTTTGTTTACAAAATATTGACCATCTGTACACAATTTGATGAGCACGGTCGAAGCGAGCCATTGACGTAAATCGATCGCTTTTTGAATCTGAGACCCTTTTATTAACTCGAGCACGCCCGCGAGATTGACGAAAATCGTCTCGGTTCCGCACCATTTCGCACGTTCGGGATCCTGCTTCATAAATGTGCCGACGCTGATAGCAAGCTTCAAAAACTTTAACTTCTTCCGGTTATCTTCATCGACAATCTTCAAAATGCTTCTATTTACGCCAATCTCGAGAATCGAAGCCAGTTGAGTACCACAAAACCACTCCTCTTCGTACAAATCGACGACGGAGATGACGTGTTTAAAATCGTCTTTAAAAAACTTGGTAATGACTTTAGAATTCATGATTTTCTACCGATTATTGCTGACAAATTGACTGAGAAAGTGAATTTACACTAGCTTTATACATTAGTTATCTTGAATGATATCGCCCGATAACGATAACAAATCGTCTTCTTCACTAGGCATGATTTCGTTTGTTTGTAAAAATCTCACACAATCTCTGCAAGTAATGATTTGATCATAATCTTCTTTTTTAATGTTTTTGTCGTGTAATGTTGTCGATTTCAACGGTACACGATCTATATTATAATATTTGTGTAGATGATCTACGGTAGTGGACGGATGAGATTGAGACATTTCTATCGAATACAATCTGAATCCAGTCCAACGAATATTTGTACGTACACTACTATCGATCAGATAAAAAGTCGTCGAAGAGATAACGACAGATAAAATATTCTTTAAATATACTGCACATTTGTATATTCCATTATTACTCGTGTCTCGTCGACGAAAACGGTAGCAATAACGATGGCAGCAAACGATCGATTGAAGCGAATGTTCGAAGAGAGTCGTATCGACTCATCCGGTGAGACCTGTCACCCGTCACGCGTTCGTGTCATAAGCCGATTACGCGAATTGGTCGTCGCCAGCGAAGGCAAAGAAGCAGGTGGTGTTGTTTACTGGATGTCTCGCGATAGCAGAGTTCAAGACAATTGGGCCCTGATCTACGCTCAAGAACTGGCGCACACGGCTAAATTGCCTCTTTATGTGGTGTTTTGTATGACCAAGAGTTTTAATAATGCTTCGATGCGTCAATTTCATTTTCTGATCAAAGGTCTCGAAGAAGTTCGTGTCGAATGTCAAAAACTCGACATCACCTTTGTCATGCTCGACGGCAGCGCGGATCTAGTGTTGAACGACTGGGTGCGTGAACATGACATTTGTGCGGTCGTGTGTGATTTTAATCCGTTACGTACGGTCAGAGAGTGGGTGAGCCGAATCCGTGACCAATTGCCCGATACAGTATACTTTGCTCAAGTCGATGCTCATAATGTAGTGCCTTGCTGGGTCGCATCGAACAAACAAGAATATAGCGCTATGTTCATGCGCAAAAAACTAAATTCTAAACTAGAATGTTATTTAAAGCCGTTTCCTCCTGTCGTTCGACACGAATATAGATCCAGTGTTGTTCTCGATCCGTGCACTACGACACACATCGATTGGCAACAACTGTTGGCTTCGCGCGACGCTGACGTTTCCGTGGGACCTGTGGATTGGATCGAGCCTGGTTACATCAGCGCCTTGAACGTGTTGGCCAGATTCATTCGATGTAATCTATTAAAGTACAAAATGAGTCGCAACAATCCCGTATTAAAAACGCAGAGCAACATGTCGCCCTTTTACCATTTTGGCCAAATATCTGTTCAACGAGTAATGTTGCATCTCAATAGCCTTAAAATCAATAAAAATGACAGTGGTATCGATTCAAACATCAACGATTACATCGAAGAGTGTTTTGTTCGTCGTGAACTAGCAGACAATTTCTGTTTCTACAATTCCAACTATGACACTTTTTTAGGCGCTCCGAATTGGGCCAAGGAAACTCTGGTGATTCACAAGTCCGATTCTAGGCAATATATTTATAGTTTATTGCAATTCGAGCATAATCAAACGCATGATGAACTATGGAATGCTGCTCAGCGACAGCTACGCAATGAGGGTAAAATTCACGGATACCTACGCATGTACTGGGCCAAAAAGATTCTCGAGTGGACTCAAACTCCCGAGCAGGCGCTCGAGTATTCTATTTATCTAAACGATAGATACAGTCTCGACGGTCGCGATCCTAACGGTTATGTCGGTTGCATGTGGAGCATTTGCGGTCTTCACGATAGAAGCTTTTTAGAACGTCAAGTGTTTGGTAAAATTCGCTATATGAATCGTAATGGTTGCGAACGCAAGTTCAATGTGAAACAATACATTATTAATAACAAATAAATGATTTATAACTATTCAATTGTTTTATTCGCATCATCCTTGAAAAATAGAATCAAACTGACGAATCCCATATTTATGTATTACGAAATATACAATATAAGTCACAATAACGTTTGAACTCGAACAATAAACACGTTTCGCGCTTAATATTTTTTAATAAAATATGGCTCAAGTCGACGCTGGCGTTTTGACTATTCAGTTCGACATCGGTAGCATAAGCAAAGGATACAGCATAGACTCGAGCGACAAAGATATCATAATTGTCACAAAATGTACGCCGGAGAAGTTTATGGATTATTTATACAACCGTACTCTGCTCGTCAATAATCACACCAAGACTGTTGACGGCAATTCGACTAGTGTGGACCTGTACAAAGCTTTACATGGAATTTACACGGGTCGCTATTACTATTTGGGCGTCTTCACGACAAAGGAAGATTTTCTTAACACCAATGGAACGTACGACATGGAATTGTATACATTTACACGCGAGTTGACCAGGCTGCGCATAAACAACATACTAAAAACCATGATGATGTACAAAATCAAAGGTAACAATCCGGACGCGCCCAAGTTTTTGTTGATGACCATGTTTCATTTGGCATACACAGAGTATTGGCTGAAAAATAACGATTTTCCCGACTGTGTAAAGCTACCGAGTCTATTGCAAAAGTGTAATACTCGTAAGAAGAAAGTATATCGTCATTTGATGCGAAACAGAAGAGAAAATACAGTACCGCTTCAAAGGGACATTGACTACATCAACAATTGGCAATACAGGTTGAAGATTCAAGTCAGTCAACTACCAGCTACCAAAAATCGTTACGATGTCCTCAAGATAATAATAATGTACATGCTAGGTGAATCTAATTTGTATATTCCTGAAATAAATAAAGTTTAATCATTCAACTTTTATGTTTAATTTTGTAGAATAAGTATTTCAACAAATTTAAATAAAAAAATACACAATATGCATATACGATCAGTTATTCTAGCCGTAGTTTTGTTAGGCTATCAATATGCCATGGCTTGTACAGAAACAGGTCGTAATTGTAAATACAGCGATGAATGCTGTAGCGGTGCTTGTTCGGCAGTATTTGGATTTTGTTTACATAGATAGATATACAAGTCAAATAAAATAATACAAATTAGCATTTTATTAAAATCATTTATTTTTTCTGGTATATAAAACAATCAGAAAGACAATTTTTACAAAAATAATCTATATAATAATTACTAATTAGTTGTTCTTTGGTCAACACGTGTCCACTTACGCAACGATCTAAACGAATCCGATTATCGTCATGGGTTACGTATCTTAAAGGCAGTTTGTATTCCAAAAGTATAGCTCCATAATTTTTTTGTAAGTTAAGCGTCAATCCTGCATCTATTATGTGATCACGTAGCATGCAAGCCGTATTCAGGCTTTTTATCTTGCGAAAGGGCCTCTTGAAATTAATCATAAGCACTTTAAAACACGAATCACTCAAAGACTTAACTGTTGGTTTGGCACACTCGATTCGAGTATAATCGTACACTACACGGATATGTCTTGATCTATCGCCCGTATAGAAACGATATTCGGTCCTTAACGCTTCGGGTATATCTTCTAAGCGAACCTCAATATTATTAGTATTATATACTCTAGCACGCAAACTAGATTTTCTACCGCAAATATCGACATCAATATGCATGTCCCTGAACGGTTCCATCGCGTGAATAGAATCGACCCGATCGACAATCGCCGACAGAATGAACAAATTCGATTGCATAGCTGAGTTTTATTCGATATACTGATGACATGATTTAAAAATAAAAAAATTATCTAATCTTAAAAGCGTTTATTAATTTATACTACTATTACCGCTGCTCTCGCTAATTTCGTCCGATTGTTCGCGCATTTCCTCCATATCGTTTCCATTGTTTTCATCTTCGTCGTCTTCGTCGTCATCTTCGTCATTATCGTCATCATCGCTTTCGTTGATTCCGACATCGAATTTGTTTAGATAATGCTGTGTACTCTTCCACGATTCGTGGTTCATTAATTTTGCGACTTTTTGCAGAGGTACACCATTATTGTATTGATTGCTGCACAAGTAGTGTCTAATCATATTCGATCTGGGTCTATCCATCTCGACGCCGGCTTCTTCGAGAAGTCGTTTGAAATCTTTAAATGGGGTAGAAGTGTTTTTCGAGATCTGCAAGATCGTCGGATGCTTAACGTATATCTCTCGCGCCAGCTCGAGTGGCTTGTTTTTAATGTTATTCAAAGCGTTTATACGGTTACGTTTTCGTTTCAGATTAATGTTGCTTCGAATGTTGCCCTTTTTTATTAGTGTATTTAGGTTTTCTATGGTCAATTGACGCGCTTCGTTGATGCGCATTCCAGTGCCTAGCATTATACAAAAAACGATAGCGCCTCTGAGCAGACCCCGATCGTGTACATACTCTCCGTTCAAATATTTAATTTTTTTCTCTATACAAACGATCACACTGTCGATAATCTTTTTCAACACTATATTCTTTTCTTTATCTCGGATATTTTTGAGTTCTTTATCGCGGGGCAACATGACCATTTTAGGAATTTTATACTCGGGCAAGCTCATTGCGTTCGAATAAAAATTGATGGTGAGCTGGAGAGTTTCTTTGGTGACCGATCTCAATTCAAGCATTCGACGACACAGCTCCTCGGGGTCCACGATTGCTTGTTGATTTTCGATAGAATCGAACTCTCTTTTTAGCGTATAATTATTGATATCATCGAGATTACGATCGTCGATGAGACAATAGATGAGTTTTATCAGACGCGACTTATAGCTTTTTAATGTGGTCGGAGCGAAGGGTTTATTGAACATGTACTGTGACCACATGCTGTTGCTTTTGACCTGATCCGGCGAGCATCGCTGGCGTTCGGTGGCAATCTCGAATATCTCCTCGAATCTTTCGTGACTTTGAATTTTACATTTCCAACTATTGAACGAGTACTCATTTCTAAGATTTGCGGCAGCATCTACGTCATTCATGCTAGAATAAAATAGGGTGGTTTGACTATACGTTTTTCTCGTTCTCTTATTATTACAAAGTAATATATGGCATACAATATAACTAGAACACAAAAAATAGAAAGCAATGCCATCAAGACCACATTTAAAATTCCACCTTCAGCAGCATTCGCGTACGCAGTATAATTAGTATTGCCGATGTCGTTTAACAATAACGAAGACGATGGTCGAGTTTTATTGATACCATCGTCCTCGGTGTCGTTGGTCTTTTGTTTAGGTTTTTTATATCCATTTTCATCGATATCGTTCACGGCCAACTTCAACGGTATATACTCTACTTTTTTTTGATTAAGAGACATGCGCTCGTAAGGCACCTCTAGACTCATGATCGTATCACGTGTAATTATTTCAGTTGTTCAAATTTTGTTTATAACTTAACTGTTGAAAAATAAATCTACGTAACGCTTCGTTTTGAAAGGCCAATTCAGTGAGGCTCTGCTGACAGGGAGTTTTATACGATTCCGTGTTTTTCGTCGAAGTCAATGCAGCCGCACTCTCAAAAAGACTGGCATTGATGCCTTTTTCTGTGCTCAGATTAGCGATAAATTTAAAAATGTCCGTCGATGCGGACAATGGTGCCAATTGACTTATGTTTCGTTTCAAGCTGAGCACACGTGATCGATTACGTTCGTTTAGAGTATACAGATAATAGTCACTGCCGTTGCCGCCAAACAAATCGTCAATAACGTTATTGATGATGGTGTTGATCATCAACAGCCGAGGATAGCGTTGCTTGTCGTTCATCCCGTATTCGATAGCGTTTTGAATGTTTTGCGGAATAGTGGCTCGCTGAAGTAACAGAGTCATGTAATCGTTTGCAATCTTCTGGTCGAATGGCAGCGGAATGGGGGTGTTTGTCGCGATCGCTTCGGCTATTTGATATTCGAGGGCGAATCCCAATTGACGAGCGGCCTCTTCGACGCTGCTCGAGTGTAGAGCTGCTGCATTATTATTATAAAATTTATGAGCGTACGCCGGCAAAACATTATAGACGAAAGAAGATCTGAAGATGTCGCTAGTGATCTCGCTCGATCCCAACTCTTGTTGCAGACGTGCATAATGTTTGATGAGATTTTCATCACTATCGAAGCGCTTGGTCACGTTAACGTCGACCGGTTGGGTTTCGATACACACGTTACGTATGGTACTGACCAGATCTAGCATTTGAGGCGAGAGATGCGACATATCGTTGGTGCTATAATAACGAATAATTTTACCCATATAGTCGACACATTTATTTAACCACATGTCATTGACGGAAGACGGCACGGCTGCCGAGGACGTCCTCTGTTGCTGCTGATTCATAGTAATAAATGTTACGGTCGTGACTATAATAAATTTTTGATTCGCGTTTATGTGGACACACGATGATTCGAGGATCACTTATCATATAATTATTGTTGATATACAAAATCGCTATAATAAAAATAACCAAAAAAATAAAATACCACGAAAACGTAAACATATTGGCCACAATCACAGCCAATGCCAAAGAAACAAATACAGTTTGCATGCTCTTTCGTTTACAGAGAATACTCTCGCAATTTTTGAAGGCGACGTTAAACTTGTTTTCGCCATCGATAAACGCTCGAAGTTCGTCTTTACAGCACTCATCGCAAAGCACCAAAGCCATTATCATGGTGCCGTCAGAGTGCACTATTTGAAAGGTTTTCGGCTGACTGCCCGGATGTAATTCAAACGAATATCCGTTCGATATATCGATGTGAGCATAGTAATGCGCCAACATGGTGCCGTAGGTCTTTTTTACTCTAGTTTTACACACTTTTATAATGTTCAAGTCTTCGCTATCCGTTATTCCGTCGAACAGATAATGAATCAATAATTCCGGATCATATTTAATGCGATTGAGGGTCGTTGTCAAGTTTTTGTCGTTTAATTGATAGTTCGCCGCTGCTGTCGTCATCGCTGTCGGAATATTCCATGGCATCTGATCCGATTCCATTACCGTTAATTTTGTTGTTTTCGTCACGATCTTCACGACTATCGACTCGTGTGTCCTTTCTTATCTCGTCGTCCTCGTCGTTGCTGTCTTCGTCGTCGTCTTCGTCTTGAGATTTATTTCCAAAAGTTTTTAGAAATAATTGACTGTTTGTTGATTTTCTCAACGGCTCAATGTTGATACCGTTGACGTCGACGGCAGTGATATTATTGTTGATGTCCTCGACAAAATTGTTCTTCAAATTTATCTCGTTTTTAAGAACAGCTTCCGTCATCTTATCAGTATAGACTATTTTAAAAATACAAGCACCTTTCTTGAGGATGGTCGGTTTAATGTTAAAGAGAATAACGTTAAGATTGTTGCTCATATTAAAATTATAGACTACTACATAATCGCCTCCGACGATGGTCGACGAACGAGACTGATTTTGAATCAATTTCGCTAGCAGCTGAGTGTCGAGGATGTTTAAATTATATGCGCCAACTGCCAGTTTTTTTAAGTGATATTCATCCTGAACAATAAACGAAAGAATATTTTCATCATTTTCTTTATCGAGTGTCACATAGACGGCAATGTCGACTGTGCCGCTGTTGTTGGTGGCCATATTTTTACTTGTAATATTTTCTATAATATACTTATCAATATACAATGAATTCGACGAACGAGAATTCAATAATCGTCTCAAAGTCATGACCGAGTACATAAAAAGAACAAATGCCGAACATCCGCTGCCGGTTTCGTTAAGTTATGTCTCTGGCGTCGATCAAAATTTTTATACAGTCACTACTTTTTCCACTCAAAATTTAATCGTAGAACATATGAGCATACATGACGATCGACACGAATATTTTAATTTTTTGACTCAAAAATATGAAAAAGTCAACAATTATGATGATGTTTTAGTCGATTCACTCGCCACCGTTTCGGACAACAACAGAGTCAAATCTCATTCGAGTGATCCGACAAAATATTTGTTGCGAGGCGACGACGGTTGGTTTGAAATGAATTGCCCCATAGACGAGCAATTCGACGCCAACGCTTTTCGTTGTGTACCGATTCCCGTGTGTCATAATAAACAAGTCGGAGTGCACGGTATGACAGAAAATCTACTCGACAGATTAGTGCTGAATCATCGAACGCCCAGAGTCGTCGATGACGATAACGTTCAATCCGAAGAAATTCATCGTACTATTTATCTTAGATGTGTCGAAGGCGGATCGGCCGTCGTCGAAGAGTGTCCCAATGGATATCTTTTTGACGTTTCGCAAGGCCGATGTGTAATGCGAAACGACTGTGAAAATAGGCCCGACGGTTATGTATTATCACAATTCCCTGAATCTCTAAACATCGACCAGTACATGATCTGTCGTGATGGTGATACAGTAATTCAGTCGTGTCCTGTCGGTCAAATATTCGACCGAAGGCTGATGTCGTGTGTGGAGGCGCATCCGTGCCAATTTAATGGAGCGGGCCACACCTACATAACGAACGATATCGGTCCTACGCAATTTTATAAATGTCAAGATTCCGAAAATTCGATTCTAATTACATGCATCAATCGGGTTTTTGTCAACGACGAATACCAATGTTCGGGAGATTCTCGATGTTCTGTTTTCGAAAACGGCACCGGTACCCAAATTAAAGTTTTTGACGATGAAATCTTGTCGTATGACCAAGGCATTCTAGTTTGCGACAACTATAACGTCATCAAAAATATCGATTGCGATGACACAAATATTTTAGAAAATCGCATTTACAACAATCGTTTCGTACCGATGATTAATCTACCAAAAGAAATTTATTCGATAGCTGACTCGAAATGCGTGTCGTTCGATTTTAGTTTAGTTAGACAAAATAACGACACTTTTGGCATCGAATCCGTGCCCAATGACTATAATATAAAATTCGAGACGGCTTTTACGGGTCGCACCAGCAGTGCGGACAGACTAATCGATATCACTCGAATAGATAGTGTGGTGTCTTCATACGCCCGCGACTTTAATTTCGTCGGATTCAATTTTTTAAATGAACAAGAAATTAATTGCGTGCAAGGATCTTTATATGATATCTTTGAAGGCCGACGATTAAACTTGTGCACGAGTGATGACAATTTTAGACAGATTATCATTCGTCCAAACGAGTTTTATAAATCGAAAAACGTGCTACTCGAAGTCGATAGCGACTATAGAGAGTATTGTGCCGCTCGATTAGACAATAATATGAGTCAAATATTCATATTCGATAATTTTCTCGAAACGTTTTCGGTCAATATACGACAATTCGACGAATGTCATAATATTCTCAATAAAATTCATATCAAATATACTACGATTGACGGTAAATATACTACCGTACAGCCCGAATATAACTTCAAAAGTGTAAACGACCAAAAAAATATCGAAAGATATGCGGAAAATATACAAAATTCCGAGGACACTATACCGGTGCTTTTCGACCCGTTCGAGCACATCGAAACCGTAAAGCCTCTGTTCAATCCGTTTGCAGAGAACACGATTGCTAGAGATTTACCCGATTTTCCAGACTTGTTCCCGCCTTATCCTCCTCCTCGTCCTCCTCCGCCACCACCACCAGTCATACCAGAGCCTGAACCAGAGCCCGAACTGACTCTAAGGAACAAATTTCTTAATTATTCTTGCTTCTTTTCATTGCCCACATTTAAAATGAGTCATTGTGATGTCGTCGATGACCACATAATTGAAGCTATCGCTAATATTAGACAGAACGTACAGGTGCACGATGATTGTGTCAACGCTGAAGGCATCAAAAACGTGATTAATGCCTACGTTTATCTGGGAAATGACATCGGTTGTAGAACAGAATTTACCGATGACGGCACTATACATGTTAATCGTGTAAACGAACCCACGAAATTTATGAATCTGACCACTCAATCAAACGACGGCATAAAATACAACCATTGGATACATACAAACGATGGAATAAATTATTTGGCATGTCCTCACAATTTGTACAATAGCAACCGATTTACCTGTTCCGTCGAATCGAACAGATTGTATTACATGCAAGATTTACAGAATTAAAGAAAAAAAAACTATTGTATATTTGTGTAAACGTTTAATATTTATTAAAATAAATGGTCAAAATAGAAATTTAATTTTATTCATTCATTCATTCATTCATTCACCCCGCAATAAAGGGTTCTGTAACAGTCGCGTTGGCTGGAGGAAACGGTGGAATAACTTCTCGCGGCACCGAAATCGGCATGATGGATGCCCGAGATCCGTCGTCGGGTCTAAGAATTTCACTTCCCATGATCAACGGCACCATCATCGGATATTGTTCGTATCGGGCGAGAGATCTCTGTAGAGCAGTGGCGTTGCCCTTAAACTTGAGAACGTTTTCGATCTGTAAAAAGTTTTCGTTTATGCCGGATCTATATTTGGGTTGAACAGGATTATAGAAGGGCACGTTGGCAACGAGACCGGTGCTGTCGAATCGGCACGTGGCACAATTTCTAAACTCTAAACTCTCCGTCGATATCTTCATGATTTGAGGCGCGACGCACTTGTTGATGAGATTTTGAAGATAGGGCGGCATACTGGCGACTACTCGTTCAGAGATATCGTCATTCTCATCGTCCCAACTATAGGTTCGAGCGCTATTGTTCTTGACGACCGAACAGAATCTCGTGGGATCCGTCTGCGACAGGACATGAGTAGTGATCGAATATAGATCGTTTACTATGTTCACTAGTTCCATTTGAAAGCTCTCGTTGTATCTTAACGATTGACACACTTGTTCTTGTGCTTCATAGTTGTTGTAGATGATGTGTAACACGAGCTGTTCGGGCAAGGGCAGTGCCATAACGTTAAGCACTGTCTGATAGTGTTCTTTGGTGGGAATAAGTATTCGATCGTTGCCCACGGCTTTGTGATTGACGAGGCTTTTGCCGACGGTACGATAGTATGTGTTACCTTCGCCATCGACGATCGGCATCGACATTTTCTCCATTTTAAATCGAACGGACGCATGAAAATCGCAAATGAACCAACCGTCGTCGACATTCGCATCCGGAGAACACGGAGAGCCGTACGTTCGACACACATCGAACGGCCGTACCGCTTGGAAGATACAATAATTATTCATACGGTTGCTGATGCTCCCGCTCGACACTAGTGCCATGGCTATCGAAAATGAAATCTCTTATTCAATAAATTTGAGCCAAGATTTGTTGTATATTATTTTAGATTCTTATATTTCTAAAAAGTTTATTGTGACAGAAGAATACACTGATTTCGTGGACGAAAACAACGTGCGCACTCGACGATATGTCGGCGAACATAGATTCGTGAGCGTGAAGAAAACTTGTAAAAGTCTCGAAAAAATAGTTTTCGTCGACAAGAATATTGTGGTGCCGTTCGTGAATCGAATTAGTTTCGAAGAACCTCCAGACACTACGCCCACGAACAGCTTGCGAAGAATAATAAAGTGTAAAGTTTACAAAAGTGATAAATGCCCCGACTGTGAGATAAAGTTCGAGCACGTCTACTTTAACAAGAACAAAATTGACAATTTAGATTCCCTAATGGCCACGAAACAGATGGTGCTCTATAATTTACTACAAAATAAAAACGAAACTCTGGTGAAGCAGTCTCATTTGGGATCGGATGAAATACTGGCCAATCTACGCTTGGAATATGAATACACGACGGGATTTGTCAATAGTGACGTTTTAAAATTCATGTCTACAATCGTGCGAGACTTTGACGAGATTGTAGCGTATAAGAACATCAGTCCTATGTTGCCTTATACTACGCTACAGAATCATATAATCTACAGGAAATTTGAAGATGAAAAATGTCTAATGGATAATTTTGAAGACATCAAAGATGTGTATAAATGGGCACTAAAACTCGACGGTATTCGAGGCAGAGGGTTTATCACCAAAAAGCAAATAATAATTTTTATGGACGATATGCAAATTTTTTCCGGACCTTTTGATTCGCCATTCAGCATCAACAACGTGATTGCCTTTCAATGTGAACTCATAGAAAAAACCCTATATATTACTGATCTTCTTCACGTGTTCAAATATACGTATAATAATCGTACACAATACGAATGTTCCTTGGATCCATACAATATAGATCCCGCCACCGCTATCGATTGTATCAATTTAATGGCTAATCTATACAACAAACCGTCTAACGACGACAACGACAATTTCAAGATTTACACATTTAAAAATGAAACGATCAGCATTAAATTTCAAAAATTCTATGATCCGCCGATCAAATCTCTTGGATACAGCACCTTGCCGACCGATGGATTTGTCGTGCTCGACACGAACATGAGCTACGTAAAATATAAATACTATAAAACCGTAGAATTGGAGTACGACAAGAAAAAAGATGTGTTTAAAACTCTCGAAAGCGATCTCGAACAATACATGGTCACCATTAATCCGTGCGTGGGTGAATTGAAACACGAGAGCATCTACGAAGCTATCGTCCACGATAATCATATAAATGTCATCAAATATCGTCCCGATAGATTGATTCCGAATTGATTTAGACACAATTTCGGAGTGATCGACTTTGTTTTTGAAAAATATAAATAAATAAATAAATTTACAAACAGAATTAAAATTGGTTTTATTCGATAATGTATTACATATGTAACGACTTTTTGTATTCGGCCCATGTCATCCTCTCAAAGTGTTTAACAGGCATCATATTCCTTTGTATGTAACGATAATCGTTTATATGATTGTGAAAGACCATTGTGGCGTATAAAGTTCCGTGTTTCATTAATGTGTTTTGATTAGAATTTTTGATGGTAATCTCGTCGACCATGATGATTTTCTCACCAAATTTCTCTCGATTCAAACTAATTTCGATGCGTTCTATGGAAAATATTAAAAATCCTTTAATACCCAAATAGTGTTCTCGACACATTGCACAGTTTAATTTAAAAAATAAATTATAAAATATGGTCTTCATTTGTTGGAGATTGGCGGTGACAATTTCGTAAGTTAGCTTGTCTCGGCTGTCGATCATGTCGTCGACGACGATAGCGAGAAAATGAATGGTATCCCAGATTGTGGTGAAGGAATATGAATATTTTTTGGGTTGAAACGCCCGCAAATTGAGCTCTTCGGTCTTTTCGATAAATAACACTTGCATCTGTTGCAAATCAAAGGTGCTCGGCAACTCTAAAGCCCAGTTCTTCAGCTGTTCGATCTCGTTCGCTTGTTCATCTTTGTAGGTGATCACGCAAGCTATGCTATATAGATAAGTCAGTTCTGTCGCTAAAATTTCGGCAATTTCTCTCGATTGACAGGTTCGTATTCGGTCTATGTGACGAAAAGCGTACAGAAAAAAACTATCTTTATAACGAGAAAACAAAGGAGTCAACGGTATCATGATTAACGATTCTGAAAAAACTATTTATCTATATCTATCGGATATGCCGAACGGTATTCAGAACGACAAAGCCGACGATGGCGATATAATCTATTTTGAGGGAATTATCGAGTGTTTCGACGACGAGACCGCCGATAAATTTGGCTTTTTCGCTGAGCTGAAGAAAGAGGAAGCCTTATTTATGAAAAAAACATTTTACGATCTCATCGAACACAACAACGGCAACTATTGCAAAAATCATGTACTAATCGACGCGCTCATTATGTATAAGACGTATGCGGAATTGGTGGACGAATCGGCATTTGGCGTGAACATACTCAATTATTGTGTAGAATACTTGACACACGTTTTCAAGTTATTTCGCTTGCAGAGTCGCATAATTGTTGTACTGCCGACACACGTAGACTGGCAGCAAGATAATTTAAGTGCTCTTTTGAAACATTTACTACAGTCCACGCTGATTGAAATCGTTTCAAAATGATCGGAACTCTAGTATTGATAATCATAGTGTTGGCGGTGTTGTACTTTTTGTTTATCAACAACAAACTGAACATGAACTCGATCAACGAATCTTCGCCGAGTTTAGCGGACAGCAGCAATTCCCTGCAGACCGACCCGCAGACCGGACAATTGAGCGTCAAGTTCAATAGTCCCAAAATCAAGTCCCTTCGCGTGTTACACGGAGAAAACAAAATTAGTAAAATCTACGTCAGCGAAAAACCATTGACATACAACGAAATCATCGACGAAGGCAACAGATCCGTGGGCACGAATTGTGTTTTTCTAGGAACTCTTCTTGATACATCATCATCATCATCATCACCATCAGCGGCAAATGCGACTACAACGACTCGCACTACTACCAATTTCGATGTGAAACAATTCAAAAACGTGTTCATAGTCTTCAAAAATCTCGAATCGAGCAAGATTAAAGAGTCTACAAACATGACTCGTTACGAAGCCGAAGGAATGGTGTATTGTTTAATCGATTCAACTACAACGACCGTGCCCGATCTAAGAGACGTGTCGTACCCGATTGTAGTGTACACGACCAATGCAAACGCGCAGCTCAAGCTCAAGGAATGGGACTACACACAGCTCAACGATGCTGGAACTCTCTTCCTAAAGAATGAAAAATCTTTTAGGCTACAGTAATTTAACGATAAATCCTAACGATGAATTGAAAAATAGACTGCTTGTAATTTATGATAAAGGAAACACATGTTAAAATAATAAAAAAAATTTTTGTTTAATCTCTATATTTTTCTAATAAATATACAAAATTCAAACACATTTTTTATTCAAATCTAGCATAAAAATTCTGGTCTATGTATGTTGAATTGTTCCTTGTTCCAGGCCATGTCGATGCTGTAGAAGCATTTTTCATCTTCTTTATAGTACTTTTTATATTTACGTTTAAAAGCACTAAACAATGTGGCAATTCGTTGCGAACCGTTGGCGTTTCGTTTGCTGACCAACAGATCGTGTAGCATATTCTCGACGTAGGGAACGGCAAGCTCGATCATCTTCTCGATCTTTGTTTCGTCAATCATTTTGGCTCCCGGTTTTACTTCGACTTTGAGCACGTAGATTAAAGCGTTCAACGGACTATTGTTCACGTCCAAACACAGTAGATTGTGATTGTGTATAGGATCGTGTTTAATGATATTTTTATAGGGAACATAACCATCTTTGGCGTTTCGCTTGTACATGAGTACGTGAGATAGGAAGATTCGAACCGGTTTCGCCAAATCTTCATTGTAGTTTTTCTCCATCGGATAGAGTTTATTTTTAATGTGCCAATATATAGACCCGTTAAATGGTAAATTTTCTTCAAAGAGATGATCAGTATAAATGACGGCAAATCTATTGCGCACACCCTTGTCATAGTCCGAGATGTGCAGCGGTTTATTATTGACGATGAGCAATTTATAATTAGCCTCATACTTTTGACTGCCCTGAAACTTTCGACAGACCGAATTGCTCTTGGTCGAGTCTGCGGTACTCTTGAAGAAAGAATCGTCACACACCTTCATTTCATTGATCACGTACAGCTGAGAGATCATTTTATCGGCCTCCATTTCGTTGGTGTCCTTCTTGGATAGAGTGTACTTGTCGCTGTCGTGTTTATGCACTACGACTATATACTCGAGCAGTTCGAAAAAGCTCGATTTTCCCGAGCCCGGCTTGCCGTTCAAGTAGATGCAGCACTTTTCATAATCAGAGGGTATGCCCATGCTCGCCCCGAAATGCATCATAACCAAAGAGTTTATATAGTTAAAATTGGTAAACCCTCGGAAATAGAGATATCCCCTGACGATTTGCTTTACAAAAGTCGAATTATACTCGTCGAGACCGAGTTTGGTCATAAAGATTCTCATATAAAATCTGACTAACCACGAGTTGAGGTCATCGTTGGGTCTGCGTATGATCAATTTGTCCCACCATAGATTCCACCTCTTTAAAATGTGCCATGTGTTACAATAGTTGTTGTAAAAATTAATTAAATTCTCTTTAGATTCTTCATTTTCGACATCTTTCAAACTGTCGTTTATCCGGTTATCGTCAGCGAAATCGTCATTATCGTCATGATTGTTTTGATTTATACACGATCTAGACGACAAGACTTGTGTTTTGAGTGTCTCGATGAAATCGTCTGGTGACGACAATTCCGTAATAAAATTATCAATAAAATCGATTCTATCAATCTTCGAGTACAAATAATCGATTATTGATTCGCGATGTTCATTGAAAAATTCTAGATTATTGTAGAGTAAAATGTTTTCATGGTTTTTCTTCAGTGACCATTTCAAGTTGTCTTTTAAGACTTTAAAATATAAACCAGTCGAGTAGAGTAGAGACCAAGACAGCTCGATGATGCTTCGTGTTTTCGAAAACAACTCCATGATTAGAGCGATTCTAAAAGCACGCGAATTAATCTCAATATTCATCAGACATTGGCACTTTTTCTTTTGTTGTGCCGATTTTTGCTCCAGACACTCTGAACACTTTAGATTGATCATCAGATCGGTCAATTTTGTATTTCTCAGATAGACACCAATCGTGATCAATTCGCTATGATCCGAATGCCAAATTTCACGAAATACATCATTCAGAGCACTCTGTTCGCGGAGCTTGCATTTCAAGCAATTGTTGAGAGCCAATGCTATGGACATGTTGTTTTTTAAAGTCCGAATATCTCTACAGATTTTAGCCATATGATATGTCTTGTAAATTACATTTTCGTTCTTGCCATTGTCCATCATAAATTGTATGACACGTTCGGGAAGATAGGTTTTTTCCTCTTTTCGGGTCAACGATTTTATCAGAGTATTGCCCAGAAGAAAAGGACAACTGCTATGGTAATCGTTAATGAACAGATTGTAAACACCCTCTTCAGTGAAATATAAATATTTCCAGTTGTTAAACTTGACGCTAGGCAGTGTTATGCCGTTGACAGACTCAGTCAACTTGTGGAGATCCTCCTTTTCCTTGACGGCAATGTAATGCTTTCCGTTATATACGAGAATGGTATTGGCCGATTTGATTTTATTAAAAAATCCACTACATAACACTTCGGCAGTAGCGCCACAGCTTTTTGCGAGATCGTATGTATAGTCCCAGGTTTTGTTTTTGTAATAAATCAAATAGTGAATAGCGTAATAATGGGCCAACGATACGCACGGATCCACATTCAAGAACACGGCCCAATGATTACAGAAACGAATAAAGACTTTTGGCGTCAATCTGTAGTATGGCTCGCAACGCTTCTTCGCCAACTCGAAATTAATTCCCTTGTCTCCGAAAATACTCTCGACCACTAATTCTAGATACAGTTTTATGTCGGTCTTGCAAAACTCGAGTTCTTCAACCTTGGAGATGGCTCTCCATATAACGATTATAATGTAATCGAAATTCATAAAATTACTGTCGATAAAATAATTTTGGAGAACTCTAGTATCTGCCAAATCGGTGGCTGTCAATACTTCAGCCATATTTTCGATTATAGTTTCCACACAATCGAGTATTTGCTGCTGAAATTTGTCCAAATTCTCACTGCTGGGAGTGATATTCTTGTGAGCTTTCAATTTCTCCTTGCCAATCAAGGCGGCTGGCGTTTCAAATTCCTTGTCAAACGCACGTAGATTGTTTAGATTGATCTGAATCATGTGTTTATACTTTTCTGCCGTGATACATTTCGATAAATTTATATCGTCTCTAATGTAGTCGAAAGGATTTTTATTGGAAAACACTAATCTATCCTTGACTCTGCAGACGCCTTCGCCTCCGTCGTTCATCGCCAGATGAAACATGATTTCGTCACTATCGTCGAATCTACTGCGGCCGTTGACAAACATGGTCCTGTTGTCTTCGTAGCTCTTGATCGACAACTCCACATTGAGGAAATCTTCAGGATTGAACACAAACAAATTTACGTTTCCTAGCGATTTGTTGTGAATCAGGGGTATTCTGTTGCCAATGTCGATGTCGTGCTTCATCAGTAAATAGTGGCGCCATCCATAGTAAGATATAGGAATATTGGGCCATATGTAATAGCTGCCGACTCTATTACACTCGTTGCCGAATCCGTTTTGATTGCTGTTAAAAAATTCTTCAAAGTTGATGTCATCTCTGATACGATCGTACAAGTCCACGTGAATAAAGGGATTCACCATCAAATAAAAGTAATTGTCTTCGACAAACCAGTCGTGCGGCTTCATCGAAGACAGATCGTGAGTAGTGGCGCACGAGAGTCGTTGTTGAGTTTCCGTGTGTCCGTCGATTAACATCAACACTAGTTTTTCGAAATTTTCATAATTGTCGATCTGCAATCTTTGCTCGGTCGATTGATTTACAATAACGATACTATCGACATTCACTGTATTGTTGTCGCCGATAGATTTAAAAATGTTATCGAAAATAGTATTAGATCTAATCGGTAGTGCTGCCATTTTAGGTCTACTGATTTTTTTAATGGCGCTTCTGTTTATAAATCCTTATCGGCGCGACATAGAAAGATTAGTGAGAGATCACAAACAAACTTTACAATTTGGCGCTTACATTGACATTTTCGATTTGAGCACACGACAACAAATCGAACGACTGTTTATAATAAAACCCGAAAACGTAATATTGTACAATACGAACGGTAGTCTATTTTATTACTTGGCATCGACCAGTTTATTGTGTCCAAACGAGTTTTCTTTGGTGCGCTTCACTCGACCCGAAATTGTAGCATTTAACGAGAACGGTCAAGCCAATACCGTCTGCACCAATGTAAACAGTTTAGTTATCGTTGAACACTTTATGACTCTCAAGAACAACATCGCCGACGACAGAATACTTTTGTCCGTAGACGAAATCCATTACACAATTATTGATATCATAAATTTACTCATTCGTTCGGGATATGTATTTCTACAATAACTGCAAAATTTTCAACAATATCGTTGACAATGCCCACGACAAAGTCGTCGACAATCGTTTCAATAATAGTTTCAATAATAGTTTCAAGTGTTTCGATGGTTAATTTTTAATTTAATTACACAATGACCACAAACTAAACGATAATGTTTGCAATTTTAAAGATATTTACCACAAATAAAGCGATTGCGGCTACAATGTCGAAGACATCGACAGATATCTAAACCGATGCGGTCGTCAAAATTATAAAGACTATGACCACGAATACAACGGACGTGATTTCAAAGACAGACTCGCCATTTGTAATCTTTTACAAATTAGGTTAGAGGCGTTAGATATAAAGTATTTAGTCTCATTTTTGCTACAGTCTTAAGCGCTCAGCAATCGAGATGGGACATTTTTTAATCCAACGAGAATCGATCTTTGACGATTTGATCGAATCTAGTGTCGGCTTTCAAGATGTGGACAAATTCGACTTTATTAAAGACATTATCGTCAATACCGATGTGCTGGAGAGGGATTGTGCCGATTTTATGGATCCTAATTTAGAATTTAATATAACGGCTCCAATCTACGAATTGTGTCATGAAAGTTTACTTAAAATCATTTGGATTGCCAAGTACGGACCGAACTGTTTTTTACCAGAGTTTTGGACTTTTTTTATTAGAAAATATAACGGAAAATGCTATAAATGTGACAATCGTGCACAGTTACGTTATCCCAAGTCTTGTAACTATTGCGATTCCGATATCAGGCAATTTTATTATCATGACGATGGAATAATATTCGAAGAACTAGTCAATGACGATAATAACTATTGTTCTTCATGTCGAAAGGCTCTATTCGACATAGTGGATGTGTATCAATTTAATCATTCCATCTGTAGATGTGATTATTAAATAAAAAATTTTTTTATATATCACACCATTAACATGCGTTTGTCGTCGACGATTCTGATCGATCACGGAGAAAAATCTTGTTGGATGTTGATCGATGTCAAAAAACGTAAAATCGATTCTTTAAACGACAATAACGACAATATCGTCAAAGACAGCGGCGTGCAAGATAAACTCTGCGTATTTGGTGAAAATAACCACAAAATTATCATCAACGACGGCGACGACGACGACGACAACAACGATGGTAGATTTGTAAAAAGGAGAAAAATAAAATAACTTTTTGAAATTTTGTGTTTTATTTATACTATATATTATTTGATTTGAACCAATTTTCGTATTCGTCAATGTTGTCAACGATTTCGTCATGATAAATGTCCCAATCGTTGATGGGCTCGATACATTTGCGAACTTTAATAAAATAATCATACGAATAATCGTTCGTTTTCAAATCGTCGACGAGAGAAATCGTTTTTATGTAGTTTATTCCCGCTTTTCTGAGGTAATATAGCACTATCCTTGGGGACTTGGGAAGTTTGGCATCCTCGTCGTTGTTGACGTTAACATCTGAATAAAAAGCCTTTTCCACGAAGATGTGTTTCGTTTTATTATCGGCAATCACTCGTCTCGTCATTGTCGACGATGGCGTCGACGAGCGTTGACCGCCGCAGATTACGACATCAAAATACGGCACGAGTCTAGTTTTATCCATTGAATAAGTCACGTGCTCTTTGTTTCCATAAGACCAAAGGACCAAGACAAATCCCTTTTCTTTGAGGGTAATTAAGCTGTCGTAAACGTCATCGTTTCTTATTCTGACGTCTTCCTCGTCGGTGATGAGAGTATTGTCGAGATCGAAGACGAGAACGTGCGGTATCTCCCATGAAAAGCTGTCCGTTTGCATCTGATAAATTTCTAAATAGTTTTGAACGTACCAGTCTTTGAGAAACCAATACATTGGTATTTTTTCATTAATTACATACACGTGGCCTAGCGCAGACGTTTTGAAAGCCAGTTTTAAATTTACTCGAATTTCACGCATATTGTCTTCACATCGTATCACGTGCATGATGTAATTGTTGGTGTCGATCGAGCGAGCGTTGAACGACTTTTTGTCAAGGGCGAACACGATAAACTCGAACAGATCCAAATGTCGAAAAGACACCAGCGAAAGGTCGGCGAAGTCGCAAACGACAAGAATGTGTCTTTTGACAAGAGCGGCGCGTCTGCGAAGCACGACCCAGGTCGGTGGCGTCATAATTGTTATGAATTATTTTTAATTTTTAAAGAATTTCGAAACAACAATCAATACAAGGAGCTGATACAATTTCTCGTCGACAACTATCCGGCCAATGTCAAGAATAAAACTTTTAATTTTGTCAATACTGAACATTTATTTCATTCATTGTACGCTTATATACCGGCCATCACCAATGTGGAAAAAGAACGAAAGCAAATTCGTCTATCGGAAGAATGTATCCATAAACTGTTTGTTAATACTATAAACGATTTTAAACTATATTCAGAGCTATTCGACATGATAATCATTCAGAAGATGAAAGAGACCTGTCCCTGTCAATTGCTGCTACAGAGAAGAGAAGAAATCAAAGTGTATGTAAACACGATTAGAGATAAAAAATTCGATTCTAAACCGCCAAAGCTCAAAAAAGAGTACATCGACAACATCATGTACAAGTACTCGTTAAATTGGAAAAATCTTTTATTGAAAAAAAAATTATCAGAAACGAGCGACGGCCGGGGCAACACCGTGGGCATTGGCAAGAGTAAAAATGCCAAAAAAAAATTAAAACTCAAAAAGAGAACAATTTTGACCGATGATTTGATTTATTTAAAAAATATTAAACATTCACAAAGATTGCCAGCGATAAATGGTATGTCGCTCAAAGTCTGTAAACACAGCTTTATCACTATGGAGAAGCAGATGCGAGCCGGCGACGAAGCCGTTTCCTTCATTAGATACTGTCAATACTGTGGCAAAATTGGAAACAACGGTAATAATCAATAACGTCTCCGGCTGTATCCGTAGGGATTGCGACTACCGCTCGATGAGCGTCTGCCGCGAGGACGTCCGGGTCTACGACGCCTGCCTCCGCTAGAGCGGCGCCTGCTGGTCGACCTGCGTCTGTATTGTCCGCCGCTTGAGCGCCGCCTGCCTCCGCTTGAACGACGCCTATACTGTCCGCCGCTTGAACGACGCCTGCCTCCGCTGGAGCGGCGCCTGCCTCCGCTGGAGCGACGACGCCCGCCCGATGATCGTCGACGATATACCATTTTGTTGAGTTGAATACAATCGTGTTTAAAGTATTGTGTTTTTTATTTTACACCTTATATTATTATTTTAGTTCGATATAGCCTTATTAGTATTTTTTACGTTTGTTCGAGGTGCCGCTGCTGCCCAAATAGATATTCAACGAATCGGTCTGCTCGGGAGTTTTGACGAGAATTCCACATTTCTCACTATACTCTCGAATGTTGTCCATCACCTTGAAAATGTTGTTATAGTCGTTGACGTTGAACTTGCAATTGGACACGGCATAGTTTTCCATGGTAGTATAGAATATGGAGTTGGCCGCATTATAGAACATTCGATGTATAGAGAAATCATCTGTAATCTTGAGCAACTCATTAATAAAATCTTCGTCGTCGCAATACGGAATTCGATTGCCTTCGCTCGCATTGACATATTGCTGCGGCTCGAGCTTGCTCAGTTCGTCTCCTCGTTCGGTCAGCAGTTCTTCGAGAGTGCATCTCTTGTCGCGCGACAGAGCCGAACTCTGCAGCACTATGACGCGAGCGAAACGAGTCACAGGATAGTTCATGGCCTTGTTCATCGTGCTCTTTAGAATTTTAATATTGCCAAAGTCGACAATCGACGTAGGTAGATCCAGCAAATTTTTGAGTAAATCTGTTAAATGATGCACCTCATCGCTGGTGTAGTTGGGCATACATTCGTATTCGTCCACCATCGAGCTCTCCAGTAGAGCATAGAGAGGTCTGTATTTAGGCGATTTGGCCAGATAGATCATGCACGAGACGAGATCGCTAACTTTGAAATCGGTCGAACTCGTATTCGTCAATGTATAGTGTTTGAGTATTTTCTGGCAATTTTTGCGGAAGAGTCCCATGTTGGCGCTAGAGCTGTCCGCCGCGATCGATCTACCGCCGCCGCTGCTGCTAGAGAATAAACTCAGAGGATTTCTCTGTGCAGTCGGCGCCATCGTCGTCGTCGACGTCGCAGGAAAAGGACATGAACTCGCGGCCGGCGGTGTCGATCCTCTCTCGAATTGACTAGTGAGAGCAGCATTATTTTCGACGTAAGACGCTTGCGACAGTTGAGCCACGGTGGTGAGAAAGTCTTGAAACTCGTCCATCGACAGGTCCATGGTGGCGTCGGGATCGGCGAGTAGAGTAAAAAATTTTGGCCAAATGGCCATATTCATTTGTGTGTCGATTTTATTTTTTATTCGTTCAATTTCGAGAAATAACATTACAGAACTCATCTTGAAAATTGGGTACTTCTTCTTATTGATTTACGATTACAAATTTATTATCATATATATTCGACATGAGCTGGAGCACGTTTATAGTTTTGACCGTATTCAAACGAATAGACTGTTCTTCGTTCGAGATGGCCTCTAATATAGTTTTAGCTATCGCAGATTGCTTGCTTATTACACGAATCGCGTTACGTTTTTGTGGGTTGGTGTCGTTGAGAATAACGTCCGCCACGGTATTCGTCTGGTTTAAATTTTGCAAAAATTCAGCCGAATTCATAATCATGTCTCCATCGTCTTCTTCGTTATCGTCCATCGTTCGATTCGAGTGGAGGCGACGACTCGTGGTTCTTGCCGTGCCGATCAGACTAGCCGACGACATTGTCGTTGAGTAGATGATACAGTTCTTCGTCTAGTTTATATTTAGTCACCAGTTGTCTTATATAGCGTTCGGCTACAATGTATTCGCTCATCGTTTCACTGAATAAATCCTGTTTGATACTCTGCAGTTTGAGCATAAATTTCTCAAATTTATCGTCATCATAATTATGAAAAATGAATCGACAGACGTTTCTCATTTCTAATTCTGCAGCACTTTTCGTTTTATTCGTAGACGCTTCCAAGTATAGTCTCAAAAAGAAGCCGGTGAACACTATCGAAGCGATTTTATTTATTTTTGGTGATTTTATTTTCGTTTTGAGAGCCAGTTCAGTTATGAATCGTTTGAACGGAGAGAACAGCTTAGATTCGCAAGTATTGTTGTTGCGCAATTTCCACAAAAGTTGCTCGAGATCGCCATCGCCAAGACCGCCGGCGACGAGACGACATTCTTTGATGAGAGAAGCGCACGCTTTAAAGTTCAAATAGCCCGTGGTGGCTTTGTCACATAATAGATTATAAAAGAATTGAGTAAAAGAATTTGTAATCAAATCGTCAGCATTGAACACTCCATTGGTGTCGTACTCAGTTTTTAGAATAATATACAGGAAAATGGGCAGACCGAACATGGGTCTTAAAAATATGTCCCATCCGTCCTGTATGGCGGTATCGAAAACGGTCAAGCTCTCCGACAAATAATTAATCTTGCAGCTGAGACATTCGATTTTGTTAACGGAGCATACTTCACATTTCGAATTCAGCTGCATTATCGAAGGCGCTGGTGTGGATTTATAATATTTTTGCAAGTATTGCATTATAGTTCTGAATTTTGGCACTTGACTCATGAATTCATCTTTGAGAAAAACGGAAAAAATTTTTTTGACATCATTATTGTCCTGTTTTCTGTCGAAATCCTGTTTCACCACGTCGACACATTTATTAAATTCATTGAAGAACGTCAAGCCTTTGATGTTGACGTTAGTGCTCTGATCGAAATACTTTGAAAATAAGAATGCCAGTGAATCTATTTCGGCCGTGCTCAAAAGAACCCTAAAATTGACATTCTGAAAAGAGTCAAATTTATTGAATCTCAGAGTGTATTCGACTAGGTTCATTGCGTTGGTCATTTTTCAAATACTACACTTATCAGTATACCGAAAACATGGCCTCCGATGACGATTATGATGAAGGCGTCGACATCAACACCGCCGATGCAACCATCAGACATAACACATTTAAAATAAAATTCGAATTCGCCAATCTACTGTTTAAATATCTGGCATACGTTAGACCGGAAGAAAGAATCAATCTCGAGTCGTTTCGCTCTCGTCTCGACGACTTAGACATTGGAATTGAGTTTGAAATCTCTAATTTTACTCTCGATAACGTGATAAATCAAATGAAAAATTTATTAATTTACGTGACTCCCGGCCCATCTGTAAATGTTGAACCGTCCGCGACGAGTGTCACCACCGCAAATCTAATTTTCACCAACAACGATGACATCGACACGATCAAACTATATCTGACAAATCTTTTGCAAAACGAAAATCTAAAACCTTTAACGTATCGATCGTTAAACGAATTGGACCAGAGATTGAAGACGGAATCCATCATTTATGCGGACATTCTCTCCGAATTACGGCTGGACGCCATCGACTGTGAACAAAATACGATACTCCAGAGATTTTTGAATATTTATAAAAATTATGGAATCGCCAACTGTATCGACACAGATCTCCGGTATTATGTCGAAAAGTTGCGGGATTTCGACCGATCCACGCTGCCGCCGACGGTGGCGGATGCGCTCAAAACGATCATATATAATATGGACTCGCCGTATAAAATTCAAGTTACGATGGATCGACAGGAATATCTCACGGGCGCGACCAACGTCGACGTCAGGGCGCTTTTCAACAGATATAACGAGATTTTACCCATAAAATTTGTTTCGTCAGAGACGTCGGCGGTAACGCCGATGGACGCGACAACATCGGCATCGTTCAAACGAAAATTGGGATCGGATCGAAAAAATTATTCCTCGAGTTCCGAATACGATGACGATACCGACGCTATTGGTGGCGTCGGACGCATCATTAGCGATATCGGCTCGACCGCCGCCGACTCTTCGACTCTTCGAAAAAAAAGACGAAAACGAAAAGCCAAAAAAATATCTAGCGCCTCGACATCGAAGCCGATCGCTACAACAAAACCTTCGACGACCACAACCACCGAGCCGATCATCTCGTCTTCGGCCAATCAAATATTTATCGAAGGCGTTCGACAATCGGCAAGACCGACGATGGCTCTTCCGCCATTGTTGTTGTATATCATTCGAATCGTACCGACCGATGTGAACGCTTCGCTATTGACATGTCCCTCGAACGCGTTGAGCTCGAATATCAACACTTTTAATTTCTACGGTAAATTGTCAAGAATTAAATCGTTAAATCTCACGACAGTCGACAGAAATGTCCATTTTTTCGAGTTGCTCGAACCTCTAGCGCATTATGGTGTCACTCTAAACGACATCAATCGGTCGATTTGGTTCATTTCAAAGGCCGGAAACTATTTCGAGGCGAACGCTTTTAATTTCAATAACATCAGACGGAATCTGGCTAAAGAAACGGACGATTCGGATCGCATAGCTCTCTTCATGATACGCTATAATTTTCTATGGCACTATAGACAATTTATAAGTAAACTAGTGTCCAGTGCCATATCACCATATAAAAACCAGAAAATCGTTAACGTATTGCAGGTGTGCAGCAATTCGGTCAATAGGGCGTTTGATAAAGCCAACATTAGACTAAACAACTCAAAAATTTACTCCGGTCCCGTTGACGATATAGTTCGTCTGATGAACGGCATGTTTGCGGATCTGTTGATATGATCGTTTATGTTGCCTTGCTTGTTGTGGTGTTTGTCGTCTTTCTGACCGTTCTCGTTATATTGAGTGTTAATAAAATTCAATTAAGACAAATGTTGTATTATCAATATAAATATATACCAAAACCATTAATAAGATTCGTCAAAGTCGATCGACTCAAAACCTACGATGACGTGTCCTTTTAACATTAAAGTAATCATCAGCGATAGATTCTTTACGTTTCCTCACGATTATGTCGTGCCACAAACTGACGTAGGCGGAGCTCCAGTCCGCAATCTAGTCGTGTACGTGCCCTCCGAAGAGGACGTGCAGTACGTAGACAAGCGCCTGTTTACCAATTTCGATTCGGTCCTAGTCTATAGACACGAATGGACGGATCGAGTCGAGAGTCGAGCTCCCAAAAAAAATGGCATCGCCACCGTCGTCTACTGGAATCCGATCCTGCCCATCGCCGAGGTCGGCGTGGGCGAAACACGCGTTTTTAGCGTTTTATTGACCGATAAACTGTTTTATTGCAACACTATGATTGTCGATCCCAACGTACCCGTTTGTCCCATTCAGATTATGAATAAATCCCTACGAAACTATATACCGATCACGGGCGAGTGTCCGCTTCAGCATTTGAACGTGTTACTCGACGATAATAAAAATAACTTTTTAATATGTTTCAATAGAGAGACATCGACCGCTCTCAGGCTATTGAACATCAAACGGATCATGACCATTTTCGGTTATAGACGAGTCTCTGCCAAGTATTCGTTCAATATGCAAGATTCTCATCTCGAACAGATTTATATCGAACTCAAGTACGAGCTGATTCGGAGACTGATGAAAGGCGACACCACACCGAAATGCTTACAATTGAACGTCAACAGCTTGGAGTATGTGAAGAGGGCGAGAGAGCTTCTGATGATACCCGACTCTGCTCAGACTATAGTCAATTTAGTCAAAATGTTTTCAAAACTTATTCTGCCATATCTTTTAGTGCCGGACGTGATCATCAAATTGAACACTATGGACCGACAGCGTAAGGTTCGATTGTTCTGTAAAAACGACAGTTTTGCTATAACTTCATTTGGACCCGTGCCCAACAATATGGTCGAAGATAACCCGATGGCGTTCGATTATTCGGACATCAATACGCCCGGACACTTGAATAGCGTCAAAGAACAGATATTTACGGCATCTCGCATCGAAAACGTGACCATCACAGCGGCTAGATACAATTACTTTTTTTAAACCACAAATAAGTCGACATCATGAGACGTATGGCTAGAACTCTCGGCGGCAGCGACACAAACTCGATACTCAACCAGGATCAACTCGAACAATTAGTCAACCGAAATCAGTCATTTTTACGTGATTTTCTTTTGGTTATTTGTGGTGTTGTTGTCTTTATTGTATGTTTATTATTTATAGTGTTAATTTTCAATTTGAACTCTTCGATAGAAGCTAGAGAACGACAGAAACGGCAACGAAAACAGACATTTATGGCTAATCTCGATTACAGATACCGACAGCCGAACAGCAGTTTTAATAAATAATTTTTTTTAACTTGTATTTTGTTTTAATAATTGAATTTAAATTGATTACTGTGTGCATTTTCGAAATAAAAGCTATTGGAGGTTTTGGTGACGGTCGAGGGCACAATTAAATCAGAAATGGACATGGAACCAAAAGACAACGGTTCTTCAATATCTTCGAATAAAAGCTGATGTGTTAGGCGAGACCTGCTCGTCGCGTTATTGATAGTTATTTGACGAGTTTCAGTGTCTTTGAGTATGACAATAGGAAAATCTACTATACATTGGATGGTGCTCGAGTTTGTGGTGATGATGAAGGCGTTCGTGTCGGGCACACGAACAACCGTCGTGTTATCTTCATCGAGAGCATCCTCAACCAACAAACTGAAACAGGTTATTCCTCTGCCGGTGTTTATCAATTCAGACGAGATGATCTGTTCGACCGTTTGCATGTTAATCGGTTCTAACAATCGAGTATCAAAATTCGATAAGCCTCCTAGGTTATTGTTCACAATGTTGTGATGTTTGGAAACGACTCCATTCGACACTTGATTGTTAGAGTTACTCGTCCAACGAGACTCTTGAGTTAAATCTTTCGTTAAAACCACACAACGTATGGTAGATGAAGTTACAGGACGAATCGCATTAATACGTTCGTACATATGGAACATGCCGTATCGATGATACAGTGTATAGCTGTAATATTCGATGGATAAAGCATCGAAACGAGCGTGCATAGCCATGACACCGGCGTTTTCTGTGGCGCACATTGCCGTATATGCAAAGGCCGGATGAAAGCTACTCGTGCTCGGGCCCGTAGTCGGTATCACCACTTCGCCCTGCAGATTGGTCAACAGCAAAATACCAGACTCGAGACCTAACATTTGCGTACGATACGGAATTACTCGAGCTCCGTTCGCCCAGATTTTCCGAGTCATCGTCCACAACGGAGCGTGCCTATTATTAGTGGGATCGGCCTCGTAATAGGCGATTTCGGGAGATTGGCCCACTACGGAACCGAAATATTTGTCGTTTCGAATGGTTAAAATTTTACTGAAGTCTCCACTGATTACACCATTACGATAGTCAATAAAGAATCCGAGCACATTAGAAAAATGAGCTCCGTTTCTAGATAGAACGGCTGGATTGGCAAGTCCCTGTCTACTGCCGATCAGCGAGATTGAATTATAAATATTTTGCATATTGACAGTCGATTCACCGAATAGATAGTTGTAGTAGTCGAATGTGAAGAAACTGTTAATCAGATATCCGTAGGCCCTGACGTCGGTGTGATCGAAGTAGGCAAAATCTTGATGGATGCCGTTACCGGACACTACAATCGGGAAATTGATCAATTTGAGCACGTATTGAACCTGATCTTCGGCTTTGATTTGAGCAAAAGAATAGCCTCTGAGAAGCTGGCCATAACTGTACGGTAGACACATTCGCATGGCGTTTCCGGCCGTGCGCCACCAGCCTAATGCAAAAGTCGGCAACGGTAAATACTCATCGAAGACCTTGATGACCAACTCGTCGAGATTATAAAAGCCCCTTAGCACGATACAGGTATTTTGAAAGACCTCTGGCATAGTAATTGAGAAATGATACCACTCTGCTTGTATTCCCCACGGGGCTTGGTTCACAGGCGCCGGGAACGGTAAATGCGAAACGATCGTGAACATGGCCGCATAAAGATTGGCAGCAAGTTGCGAATCTAAATAGAGCGAATCGTTAGGATTGCGGAACCTGACTCCGTAGCCTATCAGTGTATGTAGTACAGTGCCAAATTGAGGTACACTATTCCAAGGATCTAGGCCTACGAAAATGTTACCATCGTCAGAAAATTGGCGAGTGGGATTCGCTATTTTTTCGGCCTTTTGCAAAAACTTGTATTGAAGAGTTTTTATATAATAATTTTCAAACGCATCCAAATCGGATATGTTCCTTTCTTCGGTTCCTAATGAAGACGAAACATTTGCCATTGTACGGGCAGGTAAAGGATTCGATGAAAATTGAAATACGAATAATATGACGATTACTACAATAATGATTGCGAATAGAAACGCCCACATGATGAAATGATTAGACGACACAGGACAAACACAAAACAAATAAAATTATTTTCTTATAATCCCATATTTATTTATTTCAATATCCTTCTAAAATAGGCAGTTTGTAGAAAAATTTCCAGATGAATACGTCCATATACTTGATGATAGGCATTCGAGTCCTATATTTTTCCTTTTTTACCACTATGCTCGTTTCGTAATCATCACAGTCGATATTTCCGATGCTATTATTGAAATCGTTGCTACTGCGATGCCAGGGCTTGACGTCTCCATAATAGTTGATCACGTAGGCTTCGCTATTTTTACGCAAATGATGATACGATCCTGCCGTCCACGCATACAAAATGGTCAAATGCGTTATTGTCATGTTCGAAATCGCCAACGCTTGCAACAGCACAGGCTCGTCGAATCCGTTGTGGAAATGACATTTCTGTAAAAATCTATTCGTCGGGACCAAAAGTGATTTAATCGTGTTTAAAAGCTTCAACGACGGCTCGAACAGCACCGTGCCCGCTTTACATAAAATTTTATTGTGTTTATATTCTAGATATTGATTGATTTTACAAGCGTCAATTTTGGTACCGAATGGCATTTTTCCATAGTTGTCATCGGCCATGTACAGAGCTGGAGTTTCCAAAGCGAACAAATGGTCAATGCTTTTGATTACGATGTGATCGGCATCGAGGTAGAGTATTTTGTCATAGTCGGTCAACGAAAGACACTGCCATTTTGTGAAGGCATGATCGATCCAAGGCTTATACATTTGATTCTGTCGATTCGACAGCATGGGCGGACATGAATACGAAATAAAATCGACCAAAACTACTCTATCGTAGACTCGTTCGAGAGTTTTGACTGCGCGATCGCTCACATCCCTCGTTACCATACACACCAAATCGTGAACGGTATTGGTGTACAATATGCTTTTGGCCAAAGCTAAAGCTCCTTTGACATATTCATCGCCAAGCATAACCAAAGTCACGTATGCATACATTTTGGTCTTTATATTTCTACCTTAACACAATACGTCCGAACCGAATCAATCTAAATTAGCGTGCGGTCCATTCATGATGGAAGAATCATGAATGGTCGATGCGAATCGCATCGGGTCGAACGATCATGAATGATTCCACCGACGTAAACGCCATCGGTATCGGCCGACGTTAATATAATAATTCACCGCAACATTGTCGTAAATTTCCATGACACTAACGTTAATAATCATTTATACAGTTTATATAAAAATTTTTAAATTTTTGAATTTTATTGAAAGTTTGTTTTGTGATTTTGTCTACGACGATTATCTCGAAGTCATTGCCAACAATAAACCTGTCGTTGACAATTTTATTGTCGACATTGTCGGTGACGACATATGTAATGGTAATTGCGCATTTAGTAAAAATCTGATGCAATAATTTAGGTAATGGCGCAATAAAAAATCTGATGCAATAATTCAAGTGGTGGCGCAATAAAAATCTGATGTAATAATTTAGATGATGAGTAGAACCAATCGATTCTGCCGATCACGTTAATAATGTTTCCAAATCGACCCAAAAACGATTGAAATAAACTTGAGAATAACATCACTGACATAATCGATAACAAAACTTTCAAAAAGTGCGCAAAAAATTTTTGTGTGGCGCGGCGCAACAATGTGTCGATTTACAATCAAATAACGGTTTTTATCATCATTCTCGACACAAATAGCCTCAACTTGGGGTTTTATAAACTCTAAAAATGTTATAATGTCGCGGACACCAAAATGACAATCCGTAAATTAATTTTTATTCTTTCTTCATGAAATTCATATAAACGACCAGTTTATTCATGTCGATGATATGTGGATATAAAGATTATTATAATAATACTGATAAACTAGGGAATATAAAGAAAAGTAAAGCTGTTGATTCGTTAGTATACCAGTTGCCCTCAAATCGAATAGTTTATCCGGATCAATCATGGTCAACGATTTTAATTTCGATGTTATCGTCAGAAATAATTCCGATAATTCTATAAATTTTGTAAATTTTGTAGTCGACGACAACAACCCAAAAGCCGCGAGCAGCGATTTCGGTGCCGTCGATAAAAATTTAAGAGTCGATGACTCAATCTTCGGTGTCGCCGACAACAATATCGATGTAAACAGCAACAATCTTGGCGTCGACAATATAAAAATTTCTAATCAAGACTTTCAAGATATAATAGATTTTATGAACAAGAATGCCGAACGAAACAGAGAGTTGCGCATGAAACCGTATAAAAGCGTCGAAAATGCGTTGAAAAGTTTCGAAACTAACATAAATGGTATGAAAGATGATGTGTCCAACATACAAGAAAAAATTAATAGCATGGAAACTCAACTGAAATGTATCGAAGATGATGCCTATAACAAACGATTCTCAATGAGAAACAAAAAGACTCGCTATCTGAATAAAAGGGTTCGTCAGCTAGAATGTTTGACACGGACTCAGCTGTTGGACCTGATCGACAAATGCATTCATCCTGTAGATGTTCTTCGATTGACTGAAATTGTTAAAAACAAATTGAGATAAATAAAAAATTACATATATTTTTGCATTTTTATTTAGACACAGCATTTACAATAAATTGTTTAGATTGATTACAATCAAGCAAGCAAAATTTTACAATACAATCTGGATTCGAAACGAAACAACATTAAACACGTAAACCAATTGTTTCGAATACATCGCGACTTTCAATCGCTTTGTAGATGTCGAATCCGCGCATCTTGAGGACACGATCCAAATAGGATTTGATTGTAATAACAAAAGATTTGTGAGCTCTCTCAATGTCGTCAGAGTCAAACGTATCAAGTTTAGCGATTTTGCTGAAATTTTTGACGATTTCGTCGAGGGGAACTTGAGTGAGAGCATGAATCACATCTCTGAGCTGTTTCACCACACTCATCCATGTCTCTACATTCATCGGACTCTGCACAACAAAAGATTTATAATTGTTTAAAAGCAGCCGATTTCTTTCAAATCCGATCACTCTACTCATCTTCATCTTGACATCAATCTCGATGTACACGGCATTTTCATATTCATCATCATCATCATCCAAATCCATATAGTAATCTCTGTCGTCATCGTCATCGTCGAGTCTAAGGTTTTGATATTCATCCGGTATCCAGCATGTGACATAATGGAAACAAGTCTCTAAAAACTCATTCGCGACATTGTCGCTATCAAAACAATATGTTGGAATACCAGCAAGCTCTTCGTCCACTTCATTGCGCACTCGAACAATATCAAACATGCCAGTCTCTTCCTGCATAACAATCTCTGCCATGGTCCACATGGCATAGTCAATCGACGAATTAAACTTGTGAATGGTACCTCTCGCTGCTAGCAGTATTACTTCTGTGATGATATTCGGCACGGAAGTCGCTTCGATACACATCATCAGTCGTCCGATCACACAATCGAAAAATTTTTTTCTATTGATCAAGTTTATGGCATAGTTTTCTGTCCCGAGCCCATGTATATCTTCGGAAGATTTTAAATGTTCGTCATTTTTATATTTAACTTGAAAGGCGTCATGAATTTTTTTGAACTTTAAAAATTTGTTGGCAATTTGAGGCCCAAATTGGTTGAGCTCTTCGTCGACGACGACGAGAGAATTATCGATGTGTTGTTGTTGTTTTGAAGACATGTTGGATAATGATAGAATTACTACATTTTCTTGACATTTATACTGGGATTTCAGTGATTATCAAAGGGATTTCAATAATTATCAGTGTGATTTCAATGATTAATAGAGATAATAAAACGACAGGATAGGATATCAAAAATAATATTTATTTGCACATTATTCAGATTTTATGATCTTTCGTAGTTGCTTCGGAGAAATCTCGTAGCAATCGTTTTCTTTGCGGCAGTTGACATCCAATATGTTATGCAGGATTTTATTAATAGTTTTTTCGGCAAACAAACTATTCTTGGCGTACACCGAATAATAGTGTTCTTTAGGGTTTTTGATGTCTTTATTGATGGATTCTATATACTTTAAATGCTTCTTGGCCACATCAATTTTATACTTGTTCGCGGCTTGTAGTTTTCTGTTCGTGTAGATGAAAACGGTATTCAGGCTCATCAGGCGACGAGTCGACGACATAGAAGACATGGAAGACAAAGACGATGCTGAAGATATCGAAGTCAATGAAGTGGTCGATGCCATGGAGACCATAGAATCTTCGGAATGTGAACTTGAAAGACTCATGATGAAACAGAGCGAAATAGTGCACTAATGTTTAAATTTTGGTATATATCATTATTTATACATATCTTTAATCTTCATAATCTGATACAAACGTACGATTTATCTGATATAAAGGGCTTTATCAGATACGGAGGTAATATAAATGTACGATGTTGCTGCAACGAATGCAGTTTATGTACTGAACATAAAACATCATGTCATACCTGTTGTCTCTCGGTGGAGTGGCGTGCACGACCAAAACTACAATTTTGAGACAGATCGTCCAAGACAAAATACCTAATGTCGTGGTGCATTTTGACGACTACAAGGAACTTCACGATCGATACCAGTTTGATCATCGAATGGGCAGCGAACTGTTTGCAGCATATCGCAACGCCAACGATACAGTGTTCAAGAACGATTATATGAATGTGCACATTTTTGATCGCCAGCCAATGGAATCGCTCGTTTATTCGAGTCTTCGCCACAAAATCAACAAAAATATCAGCTACTACATGTACATCAACAGTGTGAACATGGGACTGCACGACGGCTGGAAGAGCGTCATATTGCGCACGCACCCGAGCAACGATGAGCTGTTCGTCGAAATGATGAAGAAGCGCGACAATAAAATCGACATGTATACCAGAGGGTATATACGCGAGCAAAATAACAGGTTCAGTTTGTGGTCCAAAGCTGTTGACGCTACTGAACTGTATGTCAATTTGCAGAATAACGATATTAAACGATTGACTCAAGAACAGAATAACATTAAAAATTATATAGTCAATCAGATCTATAATGTCGAATGTTTGGACGGTCTGGTGGTTTACAAGTTTAGATTGCCTATAATCCAGGATAGGATTGCTCTATTTTCTTATGATTATTTACTGTGGAATCTTTTGTCGTTTAATCCTCAGCGACGATACAGATTCGTGGTCGAAAAAATGATTAGGCTTTTGGATAACAAATTTACACTAATTTTCATGTGTCATTTGAAGCTGAACGAGGTAAACGAGCATATAAATTATTTGTGCAAGACTCTAAATTTACCTCTAATCATGATGATTGCCACTGAGAACAACAAATATTGTGTACCTCGATCGGGCTGTGTAGATTATTTGACCAATCTAAATCCTAAAATCAATCGGACCCAATCTCGCTACTACGGAAATTTCAATAGTAGTATGGAAGAAGATTATGCTACCAATAATAGTGTACAATTTTTCGATCGACTTGACTTTTTTCTAAATAAATAAATAAATAAATGAATGAATAAAACTCCAAATGTTTCATTATTGTGATCATTGTCGAAAATTTTAATTCCATTATCGTCAATTACAATTCTATAATCAATATTATCAATTCTATATGTCACATTATCGATTCTATTGTGTTCAAGTTTGTAGTGGTTTTCTATTATAATTGAAATAAAGGTTTTGCAATTTTATACGATGGTGTTATTTTTCTTTTACGACTATTCAATGCCACCGTTAAAAGCGGTGAAGATGCTGTAGATTTTTTCAGATTTTCGTCTGTCGTCGATTTTGTCGTCGTCGTCGTCGTCTGTGACGATAACGATGATGTTGCGGTTAAAGTGATCGGACTTTTATTATTATGGCTGTATAGATCGATCGTTTCTATAAAAATTTTTGTCGCAATCTCTTTACCAAAAGTGACGAGATGATGCTCGTTGGTGCGGGGATTGTCCAGATTTTCGAGGCACTCGTTGTAGTGTTGGAGCATGGCTCGCGGCGAGCTCTTGAGATCGGGATCGATTCCGTCGAGTCGCTTTAGAGCCACTTCGAGGACGGCTCTGTAGTTTTTGAAATAGTCTTTGCCTTTATTGAGACCAAATTTGAAGGCGATCAACAAGAGACGCCTGTTGAAATCTTTATAGTCGATCGAATCGTCAACATATTTGGTTTGGCTGAATAATTTTTTAATAGTGTCATAATTTTTTGGAGATGGATTCTTAAAGTATTCATCGCGTGCGCCCTTGACGATGGCAAGAATATTGTCGGGTAGCATGCGCTCAGATTCGATCAGAGCGCTACATTTGTCGGCGATGAGTTGCCTAGCAAAGTCGTCAATGTTTATCGAATCCATAACCGCGACGAGTACTTAATAGGTAGCTCACAAACACAATCTATCGTTATCTAGTCCTGAAATTGAGCGATCCGTCGAGGTTAAAATTGTAGTTGCTCAATTTAAAGTATAATCGAGCCACGTCCATCGAACCGATTGCTTCGATAACGTCATTCAATTCAGACGAATGTTGAAAACTGTAGACGCAATAGCACATTTTGTAGTTGAGCAGCGTGGACACCAACAATTCGATGAGAAACTGAAACGTTTTATTTTCGGTGCAGTCGTTGATGCCGGCGCCGGCGTGTAACCTGATAATGGCGTCGGGTTCGTCTTCGATGTCGTTGTTGTGTCGTCTCGTGATTCTATTAAACAGCATGCCCGAATAGAGTTTGAGTATCATACGATCGAGATGTCCGATATCGGATTGACGAGAACCCGCATGCGTTTTGATGTCGCAAGACTCGAACATGAGTATATTGACGTAGACGATATTGTACAGACTTATCGCGTCTGCCCAGAATTTCGATTCGTACGAAGCGTTTTTCACGAGATTATACTGAATGATATTGCTGACGATATAAGAATCGTTATCGCTAAACACCGGTTTATTATTCTTTTCAATGAAATACGCTACCGCATACAGCTCGGGATATTTCATAAAAAGTATGTCTTCGTAGGAAGCGCTATCATCGAGAGCGAATAGGCCGGGTCGGATCTCGGCATAGTCGAGGATCAGGTCGTGCGACTTGAAAGACGTTCGAGTATTATATGCATGTGTCACATCAAACTGCTCAATGTTTACCATATTGGGGTTGATTTTCTGGTTGGATGAGCGAATTTTTTCTATCGTCGGAGCCGTTGCCGCAGACGGATGGTGTACGATAATCGGCTTGACTAACGATTCGGCATTTAAACGAATAAAATTGAACATGTTTATGAAATAGTTGAAGAGGCATTTGAGTTTTTCAATCTTTAGAGGAGTATCGGCCGCTTTCAGAGCCGTAAAATCGAGTCCACGAATACTATCGAAAAAGAAGGCATGAATCAATAGAACGAGGCAATGATAGCGGCTCATATCGGTTTCGTTGCGTATTTCGAGAGAGGCGATGTCAGTGTTGAGGACCACTTCAAACTCGACATGAAATTTAAAATCTTGCATCTCGACATCCTGTATCCTATTTAGCAGTTGAATGTACGCGTCGATTCCCAAATAGCGATTCATTTCCGCAATAAAATCAATTTTAGGAGTTTTGGTCGGCAACGTCGACGACAACGTCGGCGCTGTTATCGTTGTGATTGTCGACGATATTGATGGATTTTTATTCGGAATCGATGCTTCGGTCGTTTTAATCGCGGCCGTTGTCGGCGACGATGATTGATTTATTATATTATTTAGTAGATTTAGTGTATCTTTAATGATTTTTTCATCTTCGCTCATGTAATCTATGATTTTATTACGAAAATCAGCATCGTCGATCACGTTTAATTTTAATTTCAAATCACAAAAGGTCTGTTGATGCTGTTTAAATCTATTGGAAAAATTTATAAATTGTTGAGATGTGGCATTGAAATCGTTGGCAAACGCCATAGTTTCGGTGAACGTGACCACAATACTGTTTTGTAATGAAACATATTGATCGATGATACTTTTTTTATTCATTGTGTATCGCAGAGTGTATAATCTTATATTAGGAAAAAAAACCAATACAATAGTAAATTCACATATTTTTTATTTGATAAAATTTGATTTCGAATAACAAACAATACAAATAGAGAAAAGTTATTTTATTTGATTAAAATCGAACGTATCAATTATTTAAATTTCCATAAACATATTGATCGAGATCGTACATGGATTCGGCGGCAGAACTACAAAAAGGCATGGAATTTGGAAGGCGAGGACCTTTGTTGTGGTTTTCGATAAAAGAAGTTAGAAATTCTTCTGCATATTTGAGCATGTCGTGTTGAGAAAAATGTCGTTCTTCTTCTTCTTCAATATCATCAGCATTCAGTTGATAAACGTCAATTATTTGATTCCTCAAAATGTCCAATTCTTTAGGCATGATGTCGTGTAGATTTTCCGGTAAAACAACAACAGTATCGTAGAACATTAAATGCTCCATTAGATCATCTTTAAAAGCAGACAGCTCTCGATTAAAGTTTTTTCTTGAATAGTAGTTGAGCGTTTCGGGTAGCATGTCAACTATACAATCTATGAGCATGTCGATCAAATGGCCGGAATTAATAAAATGCTCACCTTTTGAATTGTAAACGCACAATTTATTATCTAGAGCGTAGACCGGATCCGGTGTAAATCTTTTGGCCGTTTGTCCGAATTTTTTAACGTAAACCTCAAAATGTTTAAAGAAATCTTCAATTAGCGTATCCATGTAATTATTATCATCATAATCTCCTTCGTCTAAATTCAAAATGAGCCATACGCCACCGCATTTGATCAGACGATCCAGTAGCTCTTCGAATCTGTTTTGGTCTTCCATCGAGACGGGCAACGCGATTTTAAAGCAATCTTCATCATCGTCATCGATTTTTGCCGCACATTCAGCGCAATAAACTGTAGAATTGAGTTTATTCTTTTCAACGACTCGAAATGTCCAAACGTTAGCTTCGTATTGTTGATAGCCATATCCACAAACGGTACAAACGAAATAAAAGTCATTAGTGATAAACTTGTAAGCAAACATGTTGATTAGATTCGCGAGTGCGTCGCGAGACACGTCTTCGGTCGAGATGAACATGATTTCGATATCACAGAGTAGTTTTTGTCCGTAGAGTATAGACTGTAAGAATATTACAAGTACCGGTGTTTATATATATTTACAGATTATAGTAGATAACAAAACGACTAGATAATGTCATATATATTTTTGTAAATGGAAACTAGATTGTTGGGTATGCACACCGGTATCGAGCGCACCAATGATGTTTGATTATAGTACATTCGAGTGTAATTCGAGTCACAGACGCAATCCTCGACACTAAAAGGTCTGTTGACTAGATCTAAAGAGAGATTTCCGTTGCTTACGACGGCATCTTTATAACCACAAATATAGGGTCTCAAGTCACCCGCATCGTTGACAATGTCACGATAAGTACTGAGACAAGTATTGTATACGAGAATGTCGTCAGCGACTATGGCGTCGACGAGTCCTCTTGATCTGTCGCAAATCGATTCGATCGAATCGGGACCTCTGTACGGTATCGAAGCTGTACAAAAGCCCTCGACACAATCAAATTGATTGATGGCAATGGCGCAATTGTTAGTGCATTGTCGCTTCGACACGCACGGTAATCTAGTATGCGAACAATCTACAATACCGTTTTGTTCGTATACAAACTGTAGTGCAGATTTACCTGTATTTTTATTGGCTCTCTCTACATTTTGTATTTTGTTTTCAGTCATCATGTTTATAGTTTTCAATAAATAAAAACATACTATTAGTAAAGCAATCAAAATTATTATTATACCCAGCGAAATTGATGAAAAGGACGACATGATTGTTGCCTACAGGCTTATTTGAAAATAAAACGATTTATATTTATAATATAGAGTTTATTACAAATCAATTCGATAAAATCACGTAACCATTGTTCAATCCATGATTAAACAGACTGAGCACAGTATTGAAACATTCGTCGCATTTAGTCGAGTCGTACAGCTTAAAAAGCCAAGCTTCGCAAACGCTGCATCGAGTCTGGCCATCCAGATCCGGCGTGTCGAATCCGTGTGATATCGAAAATAATTGATGGTTAGATTTCAATATGACGTTGGATAGATCTTCAGCGGTAAACTTTGAAGCGCAATTGATACAGTAGGTAGCGTCTTTAAAAATGACGCATTTCATCACGACACATTTGTACGTGTCGGCAATGTTAATAGTAATCTCATCGACATCAACTCCTTGGTTTACGACATCAATTTTCGAGTTGTCCGCCATGACAAAGGTGCGATGGTGTGGGAATACAGCCGCTAACGTACTGATGCTCGAGCGACAAACGTATCAGCATTTATAGTCGTCTCGACCTAATGATAAGACAAAATTTAAATTTATCGCAACTTTATCGACATTATCATAATCATAATCATCGGCATGTCTGGCGAAGAGGATCAGAATATTTTTCTTGTTATACGCGAAGACATAAAAAATGTCAGTATTCAAGTTCAAGATGTTGACGATAAGGCTAGCGATTCTAATGCTAGTCTAGTAGAAATAGAAAACTCTATAAAAGCTTTTCCATTCGATTCGTTGGCTGCTCAATTGAATGTGATCAACACCGGTGTACAAACGACAAACACCAGTATAAGTCAGGCTAATGCGCAATTAAATACACTTCAAAAGAACGTCGACGATAAGCTAACCAGTCTAGGTACTTCGGTGCAGGGAGTGAGCGCAAAAGTAGACGCCGGAGTTGCTAGTCTCGCTTCTCAATTCACTGCCACCAACACTAAAATAGACGGTGTCGGCACTAAAGTAGATTCTGGTGTTCAAACCACTTCAGCTCAATTGACAGCCTTTCAAAAGGATACAAATTCTAAAATTGATACTCTCGGCACTAGTGTCGCATCCATATCGACACAATTGACAGCTTTTCAGAATAGTACAAGAGCTAGTTTAGACAATATTACGGCTTTGCTGAATGCCATAATCAAAATTCTTAAACCTTTAGGACTGTTGTAGTAATGGGCATGGACACGTATTAAAAGCATCAAGATTATTGTGTTTAAAAATTTAATAGAAATCAAAAATACATTAAAGTAAAAAAAAACTATTAAATTATAGTAAAATGAAAATAAAATCAAGAAAAACATTAAAGTCAAAATTATATAATAAAAATCAATATAGGGTTAAAATTATTAGAAAAAAAAACAATACATTAAAAATTAATTGATTTAAGTTGTGTCTGCTGACATAAAGAATCGAAATGTAGTTTAATTCTTTTTACAGCTCTACTTTCGGGTTTATACATGTGTTCTAACCACCAATTGGATATTTTGTTGATGTGACGCTTGCGTTCACAACGCAAAACCTGCGTGTTACCAGGCCACAACACTATCGAACCGTCAATAGACTTTATTTCGAATGTAGTAGCATTGTTGGTGAATAGTTTCTCTCTCGGGATGGTGTGCACATGAGCAGCAAATTTATGCATGTTACAATATTCCTGTATAAAGTCATCGGGGAATATGTTTTCAAAGAAAAGCTTCACAATTAAAGGGTCGTGGTCTTCGTTTTCTTCATCTTCAATCTGTTGTTTATTAGCACATAATGTATCCAAAACCGTATCGAATGTGCTGTGATAGCGGTTCAAAAAAGTCTTGGTCAATACATACTCGTATGTAAAGTTTTCATTATCGAAAATATGAATCCAATTTATTTTGTAGTTGATGTCATCATATAGGCCCGTGAATAACACCCTTTTGTTTAGCGTATAAATGTTCAATAAATCGATAAACTTCCATAATTCTGGATATTTATTAATGTTTCCGATGACATGTTTTCTCGTTTGATTCTTGGTACGATCGACAAAAGTAAAGCTATTATTGTGTTTTGATGCGTACGATTTAATAGCATCGGTCAACAACATGGCAGGCCAAAAATTATTACACGGATCGATGGTGACCCCTTCATTATTATTTTGATACCATTTATGTACGCACTCGTCTACAGATCCTTTGTCGCAATAAAACGTGACCTCGTTTCTATTGATCCACTTATGTAGATTGGTCATAAATTTCTCGACAAAAAAATCGTAAGACACATCAAACTTGATTTGTTCGATCGTTTCCTTGAGACCGGGCGTGGTAAAGCTGTCCACGTCTCCATTGTACACGAGCCACTGTTCGACTTCATTATTATCGGGATATTTAGAAGCGACCGCTTGGTATATTAGACGTTCGTATTCGTCGACGATGGGATTTTCATGAATACCGGTCAAAAATCTGAGAACCTTATGGCCATAGTATGTGATTTTGTCGCCCGAATTCAATTCCTCAATATAATTATATAGTTCCATAGATTCCTCGTCGTCTTCTTTTATGGTATCGAAAATCAGATAATTCTCATCGAGATATTTCCAGATTTGCATGTCAGTTTTTGTAGTATCTTTAAACAGTAATTTAAATTCTTCGAATGATTCGAGCTCTGTCAAGTTTTTTTCCGAAAGATATTGCTGCTTTTTTCTTTCGTGAGCAACATTTTCCATTGCTCTATCTAATAAAGGAAAATCTTCGGGAGGTGCATCTAACAATTCTCCATGATATCTATCGAATCTTTCATCATGATTCCGATTTCTATGCCATTTTTTTTCTTTTTGATCGAATTCACGGGCTAAATTAGGTTGAACTGCCGTCGGTTCGTACAACTCTACTGTTGTAAATTCTTTCTCCAGATTCATGTATAATAAATAATAACTGGTGATATAGATGCCATACCTTTTTGGCTCAGTCGATTCTTTCTCGACATCGTGGTAATTGTACCGATTGATACGTAAAAACGCATTTCCGTTACAATCCGTGATGATGTCTTCCACATATACTTTTTCGATTTCACACGAACATGACGGCACAAACACTTTCAGATTCTTGGCGTTAAACGCTTCGACCTTGTAAATTTTATTACAACACAACATGGACACGACCACTCGATGGATCCAATGTCCCCCGACATTATCGCGATTAGCCCGTTGAAATTTGGCAATTTCGGTTATTTGCTCCATAGTCGAGTCGCTTGACAGGGACAATAAACATTTTTAGCTCGCAATCAGCTTTATATAAATTGATAAATATCACATTCCACAGATTAGATCAGATTACGGCTAAGTACTAAAGATGCTATCAACTTTAGACGCAATTATGTTACCTGACGAGATTAGATAATAAAGTGGGACGACAGATTAGATGATAGTAAAGTGAGCCAGATTAGTTATTAATTTTGTATATTAAATAAAGTAAAATAATATAGTATAATATTAAACTCATTTTACTCGACGATTGGGATTAAATTAAACAGAATTAATTTTTTCTAAGTGTTTTATTTGCACATTACAAAAACTATGTCAATCATTTATTCTATAGCCAAGGTATTTGAAGACATGGGATTCTCATTTGGTGGAGCAACGTTGAAATATCTAATATTGAACACGTTTTTAACAAAAAAGTTTTGACAATTGTTCATGGTGTGCACCACCTGTTCAGGCGAATAAGTTTCCCCTGCGTTAGAGTGTCGACGCTGAGGGGTATCAGGCACTAAATCCTTTGACATTCCTTCGACTATTCCCTCGACTATCGCGTTAATACGTTCCTTAGCCTCAATGCTTGGCGTGAGACATTTAGACACGCAATCATCTTCGCTAGTAAAGTCCAACGCCTTAAACTCTTCGATCATCTTCGAGTGTATGTTCTTGTTACGTTTACACATTTCCATGTCAGCTTTATACTTATCGCGAAGCTCAATTTCATTTAAAACCTCCATTTCGGTTCTCAGTTTGTTGGTGTATCGGAGGCCGTAAAATATGTGCGGCTGATCTGTGCGCACCTTGAGCCACACAGTCACGGGATTAGGACACTTGAGCTGTAAAAACTTTTTAGAGTCTTTGAGCCAGGCGTACCGACGCGAATTGGTTAGTTTGGGTCGCTTGGCGTTTACTTCGGGCAATGTGGCTTCTTCCTGGTATCGTTGAATGGCTCTGTCCTGTTGTTTTATCTCACTGTATTGGTTTCGACCGATACGAATGCGTTTTCTGCCGTCGACGGTGCGCTCGTAGCCAGTGATGTACTCTTCCTTGTCGGGTCGCTCGGTAAGCGCAGGCACTACTCTTCCGCTGATGCTAGTCAGTGTTTGACGAAGCTTTTCATTCTCATCGATGTTGTCCTTCGCCAACAAAGCATTGACTGCAAATTGAGTCATGGACATGTTGGCTTGAGTGGCCATATCCTTCATGAGCAGCTGCATTTTGTATTCGCGCTCTTTGTACTCGCTCATTTGATTTTCGTAATGGCGCTTCATCTCCGAAATGGAGGCGTCGTACTTGGCAATCGTGGTGTTTGCCTGCGACAGCTCCAACTTTAATTGTAGCGATTCCATTTGAGCTTCTGCCAATTGTCTGTCATAATTCACGACATTGGCTGTCGTCGGAATCGAGTATTTACCAGTTTTCCTCAATTCCGGCAACACTTCTTCGAATAGCCAGCGTTGAAATTCTTCCGCAGCAGGTAGTTTAGACTTCATAATCAAAGCGTAAACGCCTGCCTCACTGATGAATACTGTGTTTGGCTGCCAGTTTGCAGGTAATTGCGATTCGGCTGATGTCGTTTCATCTTTAGTTTGCTTCGTTTCAAGGGGGCGATAATCCATCGCCTCCTCTGTCGATGTAGCTTTAAGGGGGTCCTGATTTAGGACCTCCTTGATTCTTTGAGATGACCGCGAAGTCGTAGGTATTTGACCGTTAGTCGATGCCGTTGACGAGAGACATGATTTGGATACGACTCGAATATGACGTTAGATGCAATCCGACGATAAACTAATCTTATCGGCACGAAACTTGACGACTGAATGATTAAATCTTTGACGCGTAATCGATTTTTATAGTGCCGTCGAGGCGTGATCTCGCGACTTTTTTGTAAGTATAATAATAATGAAAGCCATTTGTGTTATCAGCGGTGACGTGACCGGACAAGTATTCTTTTTACAAGAGAGTCCCGAGCATCTACTAAAGATCACGGGCTACATTTTGAACCTACCCAAAGGCTTGCACGGATTTCATGTTCACGAATTCGGCGACACGAGCAACGGCTGCACGTCTGCAGGCGAGCATTTTAACCCTACGAACATGGCTCACGGTGCGCCCAACTCTGCCGTTCGTCACGTCGGTGATCTTGGCAATATTGATGCTAAAACTCACCAATCTCTGACTAGTATCGATAAAATAGATTCGGTCATGTCTTTGTACGGACCCCACTCGATATTGGGCAGAAGTCTAGTGGTTCATACTCATCGTGACGATCTCGGCCTGACCGATCATCCTTTGAGTAAAACTACAGGCAACTCGGGAGGAAGATTGGGATGCGGAATCATTGGCGTATCTCGATAAAAATAATTACACACAAAATTTCTCAAACAAAAAAATTTATTACCTCCACCAAATAATAATGATAATAAAGTGAACAAAATAATAGTTACAGGAAATTTTTACAAAAAATCGTCCACATCACTATGTTCGCTTTCATAAAACTGAAGTTCGCTAGATTCATCGGAGTCAGAGTCCAAGTCCATAGAAAAGAAACTACAAGTATAATGATTACAATATCTGCAACGTATAGAAGGCAAATCGTTATATCTGAGGCAGCTTAGGCATTTTAAATCGTAAGCAAAGGGTGACAAAAAGAAACGACTGTACAACTCAATCAACTGCACGGCCATGTAATGAGGAATATATCTAGAAAATTTAGTAACGAATTCTTGTCTAAACGCTACCCGTTCTTCGATGTTGTGCATATTTATCTTTTTCTTGATAGAAAAAAAAATTTTCTTGGCACACATCAACGACAAGCTGTCTTCTTTGCGCTGACGACAACGAATATACCGATCACAAGCTTTAGAATTCATTTCAATGTCCCATCGCCAGTTTAAAACGTTTATTTGCTTGAACATTCTAAACACATTTTCGTAAATCGGGCGTGGTAAATAGGGCTTCATCACATCTTGAAACTTTTGTTCTACTTCTTCGAGCATCAAGTCATCGGGAATATACTTTTCATAGTATTCTGTAAACACACTATTATTTAACGTATTTAACAGGTTCTGTGCGCACAAGAGCTGCAGAGAAGATACGTTTTGGTGTCCACGATCCATGGTGGTTGACAGACTTGTTATAATGCTTTCTGGCGACGAGACCCGATATTTATATTATAATTTATCTAATTTTATCTAATCTATACAATAAAACAATCAAATTTATCAGGAAAAAAGTTTATTTAATCAATAATTTTTATACTTGTATCCGGGAGCATATGAAAAGCTGGTAGATTTTTGAAAAGCCATATCCTTACTCGAAGACGTGGAGTAGCGGCAATTGCAATTCCACGATTTGTTGTCCAGGCACCGTCTACATTTTTCATTGTAGTTACTATTAAAGTTGTTGAAGAAAATCACTCTGGTCGCCCACGAAGTCATCGAAAATGAAGTTTCTTCCGGTTTCTTCATAGTGCCGGTGGAGCTGCTGGTGCTGGGCTTGTTAGAGCCGGTGGCGTACGAGCCTTTGCCAGTCTTGCAAATGAGGCACATGATTGAGAGTTATGATTGCAACTGCACTGTTTGCAACTGTATGCATTTAGCTATTCAGTATGCGCTTTTATAGTGTGAAAAAAGATTAGATAACGAGATAACACGAGATAACTAGTAGATTAGCATTTCCTCAACATTAAAGTTTTATTAGTTGAAGATAGAATCGAATGCAAAAAATTTTGCCCAATATCTCAAGTGAATAAAATAATTAAATTATCAGGCGTCAACTACAAAATTAAATGTTTAGCGAAATATTGAAAATCATCAGGCGTTCGCGCAAATTATCGATTGATTGTTTGCTACAATAAAAATATCAGGAACCAAGGTAAAGAGTAAAATAAAACATAATTTAAATAATAAAAGTTTTTATTTAGATGGGTACAAATTTTATTTTAGTCACAAACATATCTAAGAGGAATTTTATAGTGCCCGGATAGACATTTTTTGTTATTAATTTTGAATCCACAGAACTTTTTTTGACGGCAAAAATATATGTAGTTCTACAGATGGGGCATGAATTATGATTTTGAGACCAAATCTTGAGACATTTTGTACAAAACACGTGCTCACAGTTGTTGGGATGTGAATAGCTTCGACAGCCTCGTCGACGAATCTTTTGCACACAAATAGCACACTCGTCGTTCATTTTCAGCACAACATCTCGGACGATCGACGGTTTTTCGATTATAATATCGCTGACTTGCAGGACATCGAACAAGATTCTGTTATGTTTGTCAAAACTAATGTTTAAATATTTCTCATGTTTTTTGTCTACGAATTGAGCAGAATCAATTATTTTCGTTCTTCGTTTAACCACATATCCGTTGGGGTTCAAAAAAATTATATAGTCAAAATTACCAATCTTAGCCACAAAACCCACGTTAGACATGGTGACTTTTTAATGTACAAATGAATCGATCGTTAAAGAGATCGCTTTAAATAGTGTATCGAGATTTATTTATCGGTAATCATGTATATATACACACATAAAGAATACAACAAAATATAGGAAAAAAAATATTTATTATTTATTAAAAACATTTCATTGGCCGGTAGAGCCGAAACCGCCGCTGCCCCTGTCGGTGTCGTCGAGCTCGTCGACCATGATCACGTTGGGTGTATGATAGGACTCGATGATCATCTGCGCAATCTTGTCGCCCTTCTTGAAATTATATTCTTTTTTGCTTCTATTGATGAGACAAACACCAACGGGGCCGCGATAGTCTGTGTCGATGATGCCCGCTTGGATGCCGATGCCGTGCTTGGTTGCCAGGCCAGAACGCTCAGCGATGCGACCATATCGTTTCGGAGGCAATTGAATGGCGATTCCGATATCGACAACTGTCCATTTTTGAGGTTTCAGACACACATCGGTGGGAGTGTAGAGATCGTAGCCGGCGGAGCCCAGAGTCGCACGTTGAGGAGCAATCGCATCTTTATTTAGCTTCTTAAAGTACATATTCTCGTGTTGTTCCTGATGATAGTATTCGTTGTCGGAACAATCTTCAATGCTCAATCTCGATCGCTTATTGGCGGTAGACATTATTTTCGCAGAGAGGTGTGGTGTGAGTGTCGTCGTAAGTTACTATAAATATGACTGACTGACGACCGGACTCTGTTTATATACCAAGTGAATCGATAAATATTAATGATATCGTAATATGTCGTCATTGACGAGATCAACTGATTTATAGTCATCGTATGTTCAGGACGTTGACGTTACAATAAAATATTTTACTCGTCGAGTCGAGAGTATCTATCGTTCAATAAGTTATTTATAAAATTAACCACTATTCGTTACGATATAATGTCGTTGCTTTCTAGAAAATACCAAGATGTCGACATTGCGGCATATCTCGATCAATCGTATGTGCTGTGGGTCAGTGCCGATGACGTTTTACAGATTTTGAGGTTGCCCGTGTCCGTTCTTCAGACCATAGCTCCGCGACACAAAAAATGCTGGACAGATTTTCGATGTCCCACTCAGTGCAGATTCGACGCGAGCAAAGTTTTTGTAGATCTCTACGGTCTTGGGAACCTATGCAATCGTGTCAATTCGAGCTGTTCCGATTATTTGATGACTCTATTCGTGGCCGAAGTCTATAGAGATTGCTTGCCTCGTCGACGATCATCGGGATGTCGGCCGCGCAGACGATCGTCCGGAGGTCGCAGACGCTCATCGGGATGCCGACGAAGGTCCTCAGGCGGACGAAGGCGTTCATCCGGCGGTCGTAGGCGTTCGTCTGGAGGTCGTAGGCGTTCGTCTTGTTGCAGACCTCCTCACCACCACCATCATCACCATCATAACGAGTTACTCGAGCGTATTTCGCGACAAAACGAGATTCTGCTCACCACGCTCAACCAACTCAGTCTAAACAATAGTAACCAACATCTCGAGCTGACCAACATTCTAAACGCGATTCGCCTGCAAAATGTGGCCATAGCTGCTCAATTAACGCAAGTCATAGAAACTCTCGACAGTCAGTTGGGCGAATTGACGACGGATTTAAGACGATTATTGAATGAGCTCGACGCTCGTTTCGCAGCTCTCACAACGGCACTCACCAATGCCATCGCTCAACTTCAAGACTCGATCAGAGCCGAACTGGTCGGTATCAATTCGATACTCAACAATCTCACGTCCAGCGTCACCAATATTAACGCTACTCTCAACAATCTATTACAGGCCGTAAACGGATTAAACATTGAAGGTCTCACGACACTACTCAATACCATTTTAGCTTTGATCGAGGAGATTCTAGGGATATTAACACCTGAAATTCCTTTGAATAAAAGATCCTAAATATATGGGAATAAAAAACATAAATTATTTTTAACAAAAATTTTATTTGAGCATACTAAAAATCTTCGAGAATTTCATATGTTTCGTTGGCCGCTCCGAACCGCTTGTACTCGCCCACACGTTTTTCAAAAAAATTAGTCTTGCCCTCAAGAGATATGTTATTCATAAACTCGAAAGGATTTGCAGTGTTGAAATGCTTGTCGTAGCCCAACTCGAACAACAGTCGATCTGCCACAAACTCGATGTATTCGCACATGGATTGCGAATTCATGCCCAACATAGCGACCGGTAAAGCATTGGTAAAGAAATCCTTTTCAATGTCGACCGCTTCTACAAACATACTCAACACCTTGGTCTTGGAGAGCTTGTTCTTTTCGGGAATATATTTATTGTAGTATAGACAAGCAAAGTCGGTGTGTAGTCCTTCGTCTCTGGAAATGAGTTCGTTGCTGTAAGTCAAGCCGGGTAGAGCTCCTTTTTTCGAGTCTTTGATATAGTAGATTGCAGCAAAACTACCAGAAAAAAAGACGCCTTCGACGATAGCAAAAGCGACCATGCGTTCGGCGAATGTGGCAGATTGATTTTCGATCCATTTTTGAGCCCAAGCCGCCTTCTGCTTGACACTATCTATATGCTCGATCGCATTCAAAATCCTGTCGCATTCTTGGGGATCTTTAATGTATTCGACGACAAGAATGTTATACATTTCCGTGTGAACACACTCAATGAATGTCTGTTGCGCATAGAAAAAACTAGCTTCCAATTCGGGCACGGCGGATTGCATGTGCTCGATGATGTTAGTGTTCACGATGACGTCGGCGGCAGCGAAAAACGCGAGAACGTGCTTAAGAAAAAATCGTTCTTTATCGTTCAGTTTTTTGTTCCAATCGTCAAAGTCCTTGGACATGTCGATCTCTTCGACTTTCCAGTGACAATCGACCGCTTTCTTGTACGATTGCCAGAGATCTTCATTCACGATGGGCAATAAAGTCTTACGCGAAACGGACGACATCGTCAGTGAGTAAGAAGTTTTCTTCGATACGAGACGAGTGCTTGTGAACAAGTGCCGCTCGAGCAAATGTCAAAGTGATAATACAAATTTAACGATCGTTCTCGACTCTTTTATACAATCATGATCGAAGATGATAACTATGCTCTACCCGTGCTCTCCTTCGATAACGAGGCTTACAAAGTGTCGTGGCAAGAGATATCGTTCGATCCGTACAGACAAGAGTATTTGTATTCTATACGAGTAGAAGAGCTCGAAGTTCGTTACGTCTATTGGGACGATAACGCGCGTCGAATGAATCTGCTGAGCACCGGTCAGTTTAAGATTCGCATCGGAAACGTGTACTCCGAACCGGAGACGGTCGAGTTTAATGCCGACGAGCAATTATTGAAATTGACTGTTTATTCGCCACAGAAAAATTTTAATTCAATCACCGTGCACTTGAATAAAAGATATTTCGTCGACGATCGCAGACCGTGGCAAGTTCCACGTTGGATCAAACGTGTCTTTGGTCCGTTATAAGAAATATTTAAATTACTTCAAGCGCAATGAACGAATACAGTACATCATTTCGAGCGTACCGAGAATTGTTGAGCATCAAACGTGCTTTGTGGCTGTACGTGTCGTTGGTGGTTTGCGGCTTTGCCATTTTCGTCGGTTTGAGTGTTTACGCCGGCGGAGTCATTTACGCCCAAATTGAAGACATTTCTCAAACTGTTGGCGCGTCAGCCCGCAGCCAAAAAGAACTACAAAGCCTCATTATAGAATCTTTCGACAACAATCTCGAGGCCGACATACAATTTTCTTTAATAATTCGCTCGAGTGCCTCGGTTCAACTGAAGATCAACACTTATCCAGCACGAAGATCGATAACGTTTTCTGAAGAACGAGTGACCTGTCCCGGTAGTGTCCAATATGAAAACTACATAAAAACACTATACGATCGAGACACTAAACCCGATATACATAACATTTATCTGTTCTATGGAGGCCATGGACTGGGCAAATCGTTTGCATCTCAGCAATTGGGAAAAGCCTTGAGTAAATTTGGAAATGTGGTGGTCGTGTCAGTACCGATGACCAGTTTCGTAGGAGTGTTCGGCTTCAACACGATAGGCAATGTCATACAATCTATAGAATCCGTCTGTCACGGTTGCTATGTCATATGGATGTTTGACGAATTGGATTCGTATTTGATAGATAATCGCGATTCTTTATACCAGAGCAAAAGCATCACAGAATTTGCCGAGTACACGGGCTTTGTCAAAAATCATAATCGAATCCTAGCCTTTACAATGAACAATGGTGAGATTCTTAAGCATGACTATTGGACGCATCAAGATGAAATCGTCAACGGCACATACGAATACGAACGTGACTTTAGAAAGGCTCTCGTCAAAACCGGCATGAGTTCGACTGATTTTCTTATGGACGGACAGCTGAGCAGACTGCGATCGTTCGTCGGCAACAAAATATTTAAATTTAAACGATTCAATAGAGAGACGGCAAAGCGATTCATCAACATGTATCTACCTGACCATAAGCAGCTATCGTGGAACAGTCAAATCGAAAATAAACTGTTCGGTAACGAAACAACTCAGACATATGATGTGAGAACGCTGGTGATCGCTCTCGATGATGTACTAAATTTAAAGAAAATAAATAAAACTTAACACATTTTATAAAAAATTTTATTTCATTCCTCTAGATTGTATAATTCAAATTGAACAAATCGTTTAAAATACACATAAATCTGTACCAACATTTGGTAAAATAATTATTTTCCCACAAATGATAGGGGAAGTTGACCTGATGTGTAATATCATCAATATTATTAACTAGTCTATCGTTTAGATATAAATGTATAATGAGATTCGAGCCCAATGTCGGATTCAAGAGATACAACAAGTTTTTGAGATTCTTGATTTCAAAGACAGCATTCGAGTTTTTTATATAATAAAAATTTTGTAGTTGCATACGACTATTGACAGGATAATATTTTTTTCCTAGCAGTTTCCTAAGTTTTATGATTCTATTCTTTATTTTGTAATCTTGATAGTTGAACACGTTAAACATTAGACATTCGATCTGATCGGCAATGACATTATCGATATATTCGACGGTAATATTCGTATCGTAAAGCGGCTTGATGAGATACGATAAAGGTTTGTTGATAGCCGAATTCATGGCACTATAATTTTTTATGGTCAAATCGAGAAAATAGACATCAAACACGAAATAGTTCAATTCCTTGATGTCCGATCGTCGGTATAAACGCATCGATGACTGCGAAGTGGCGACCATGTGCACGTTAAATGAGTATCGCACTAAAAAATATTCTTCGTTCACTTTCGAAACGGTGGTCTTGAAAGGCATCCGGTGATTCAACCGCAATTCGACGTCGGCCACATTGAATTCGACGGCTTCGTTGACGTACGATTTGAAAATAATTACAGATTTTTGACAGTCGTCTGTGCTGTCGTCGTTGTCGTCGTCATCCATATTATACGTTTGTTTGGTGTCGTTGGCCGCATCCTTGATGAGTTTTTTGATGTCAAATTCTCGTAAAATTTTCTCGATAACACCAAAATATTTTTGTGAAATTTTTCGTAAATTTTTTTCGAGGCTAGTTAACGCCACAAATGACGACAAATTGTCGATATTGACTCGATGATTGAAGTCGACGTCGTCGACGTAAATCTCGATGTCGATGTCGGCGAGAAACGGGTTTATTTCCTCCAAATGTGCGGCAATGGCAGCGCCGCCCTTCACGACGGTAAATGTTTTCAGAGAACTGTATGTTTTTTCTAAAATTTCTTGATGAAATTTCTTCGCCGGTCGATTGTCGTCTAGAAAGCCGCCGTCGACTGCTTTATTGTTGTTTTCGTCGACTACGACGGTCGGGCTATCGATACGATTCAATTTTTGAAGTACTCTGTCGCTGAGAATGTCGTTGACGAGTTTTTTTGAAATGTAAGGGATGGTTCTATGGTAGTGAAATCGTTCGAGTATAGACTCCATAATGAAATCAAATAACGATCGTATTAACGTGTTAAAACAGCATCGGCAGCTTACTATGCCCTCGTTAATGCGTATTATTAATTCGATCGATACGTCTAAGCGCGACGGACGTCAACTATTTTATAACATTTGTTATAACATCATAACCAGAATCTTGAGCAGATCGACTGCAATCGAAACCATCAAAACGATCGTTTCGATCATTATAGAAACTGAAAAAACTATTTTCAACCAGAGTAAAGTTTTAAACTACATCAGAAACTTTTTGATCGTTAACAGTGATGGTCATAATCTTCAGTGTACTATTAATTTAAAATTACTAGATTATATTTTAAATAGATATAACATCGAAGAAGAAAAAGAAGAACAAAACGATTATCGTCATCAATAAAAATGTCATCGCTGCTCACCGCCGAACAGAAAGAGATTTACGACAAATATTGCTATGTCAATTATGTGGCCATGCTAAAACACGACGACATGAAGCTGACGCAAAACGAAATCCTGAGAGTGGAAAAAATGACTCGTGGACAATCTGAAAATCCCCTCTGGAGGCTGCTTCGACTCAATCGACAGACCGCTTCGAACAGCAACAGCACCAGCATAATGATTTCGCCCAGTGCAGCAATGTGTCATGGTATCAAAGAAGAAAAAGTAGTAAAGGACAATAAAAATTTAATGAATGAAATTCGTAGGTTAATCGAAATAACTTTAAACACGATTGTCACAAGAGAGATTTTCGACTGTGGCATGTTTCTCTCCAAGTTAGGTCTGCATGCCGCCTCTCCAGACGCATACTACGTTACGATCGACAATGTCTATGTGCCCATCGAAATCAAGTGTCCATACACGTACAAAGACTTAACATACGAAGATGTACGAAAATCTTTACGAAAAAATTTAAACTCGAAAAAAGAACGATATAGAATCAAAAATACTGCATTGTCGGTCAACGTGGAAGGCGTCCCGCTGTTTATTGTGGAAAAAACCGATCCCCATTATCGCCAAATGCAACGACAAATGTATGTCATGAATGCTCCCATCTGTGTGTATCTAGTAAAATTTAAAGATTCGTTTGTCGCTTGTACAGTCTATCGAGATTCTACTTCATACGATGCAGAGTCCAGAGACGAAAGAAAAATTTTCAACATGTTTATCAATCGAAACAAAAGAAATCTAATGCTAACCGATCAGTACAAGCGAAAAGCGAGCTTCGAAGGCAAACATCTACCGCAATACAGCGAGATCGATATTCGAGCGTTGACCAGAAGCGGACTATATTTCGATTATGGACAACTCGTCTGTATATTTTGCCAGATTTGCTTCGATGTCGACACACCGGCCAAGGAAATTCTGGCAAAACATACAGATTGTGCCTCGAATAGCTACAACGGCATCGACTTTCACGTCGAACATCGAGCTTATATCAATAACTCGACTCGCTATAAGACTTTACCATACGAACACAGGCACTTGGCCAGTGACGGCTTGTTTCTTGATCCCATCGATTCTCAATATAAAATGTTTTGTTGTGGCCTAATAATAGAGGACTTTAATGTTAAACATGTCGTCGAATGTGAATATAGTATGATAATTGATGATAAATAAAATACATTAATAAATTTTACACAATCGTATTTATTACTTTTTCCTTTACCACATGTACAGTATAGAGCATAACATAAATAGTTAACAACAGTAGAATACAACAAGAGGAGAGTTTAAACATTTCTTGGCCATCGGACCAATCGAGAAATCTGTACACTGGATTTCCTGTGTAATAGTTATAAAACACTAAAAAGAATCCATAGAATAGTGTAAACAACAGCGGCTGATATACATGTTTCAGGCGAACGGGCACTGACGAAATACAAACTTCAAAGAGCACCACGAGCGAATTACAAAAATGTATCACATTGTTAACGGGCGAACTAATGTTATTGTGATATTTATAGACTACAGTCACTATAAAATATATTGTACTAGTCAGCAGATTCGACGAACAGGCCACATTAAACAAAAACCATTGTACGTTTACGTACCAAGGCAATCTATAACTATATTCGGCTTCGGTGAATCGTCCAATAAATGTGGTCATAGTGCCGACGACAAACATGACCAACAATGAGATCATCGACCAATGTGAATAATACAGAAAAAATTCCGCTTTATCTATAGCCACATAATATCCCGACGCGATTAGCAACGACATGATCAATATGGATGCCGTTCTCGTGGTCAGCATAATCAGTTGCGAAGAATCGCGCGGAGAAACCAAACAGCAGGAGCTAAAGCGATCTGTAATGTCTCCACCCCAGATCATGTTCTGTTGTCGCTGCCGTTTGCCGCCCATTAAATGGATGCTGTCCATTCTCAACCGAATGAGACTGTATGTATTAAACGTAAAAAATTCCACTTAATTGTGACTCGATGTTCACGATTCGTACCGTTTTATACCACAGTTCGTAGGTGTCGTCCATTAAAACGATTAAAAAAAATCTATATAAGTATTATTTAACATAAAGTGTGGGTGTCGACATCGACAACGACCTTGGCACCGAAACCTATATAATTCGAACGGCTGCCGACGACCGAGACGAGTCGCATTCGAGCGAACGGACATACGACATCATTTAGCATGTCAAATTACCGCAAAATGTGGAAATCATTATTAGTGTCGTTGCTTTTGTCGATGACGGTGGCAGAGATCGTTCATAGCGCGCCAGCGCCAATGAACACGACTTTGATATCCATCGATGTGGACGATCACGACGGCGGCGGCGGCGGCGACGTCGGCGGCGGTTTACCGTTAAAGGCCGGTACCGAAAGATTGGTACAGTTTTTTATCAATCACAAGTATCTGCACATGCATGCCGATGGCGTGATAAACGGCTCACTCGACAGATTTAATAATGAGACAGTGTGGAGAAGAATAGCGGTACCAATACCAGAGGAAACTACGGAAAAAACTACTGGTATTTTGATCCAATCGGCTAGCAATTGCCGTTATCTGTGTATAAACGAGTGTGGCTACATGTACAGTGCCGAAATACCCACTTTCGAGTGTATTTTACAAGAAAAAATCGAAGAAAGTCGATATCATTTAATCTATAAGGATTTTAATAGACGTCATGCGTACTTGTCGCTGAATTTAGAAGGAAAATTCCGTCGAAGCGTATTCAAAAGCAAGGAACCGATCGGCGATGCCATAATACGCACAAACGTGGCCATCGAAACTTGGACTGGTGAAAAAATTTCGAATACGTGCGGTGAGTTGATTCGTAGCAAACTCAATTATCGCATTCGAAAGACATGTCGAAGTGCATTAAAAAAAAGACTGATCAGCAACGAAATTCCGGCCATAGGAGACAAAGTTGGCATCGACGACATCATAAGCGAGATGATTAACGACAACAGCACTCTAGATTCTGTTGCTGTTGCGATGCCGCCGCCTCCGCCGATACCCACTCTAGAAATTATGAATAGTACTGTCGAGGCGGCAACAATAAATTCTTCGAGTGTTGCCTCGACGAATGCGACTAATGCGGTGGCGGTTGTGGATTATGTCGACGACGGTGACGACGACGACGACGACAGTGAAGATGTCGAAATCACTATCGAAGGCGTCGACCCGAAAAATTTTTATGTGCCGGATTCGTCCGATTCGACGCTGAGCATTCATTTGCTAAACTCGACTACAGCTCGGCCTCCGACTACTCCTGTTCGTCGTCGCCAGCCCGTGATCGCCATCGAAGACATAATCGATAGTATGATCAAGATTCCTGTCGAAACCGGCGGAACATCGGACGTTTCGGATGCACGAAATGTTCTTTTTAAATATGAAAATAATTTCTATATCAATAAATGTATAAACATGTAAATCTGTATATTGTAGATGTATTTCAATTGGATTGTAATAAAGACTTTGAAATCAAATTTTCATTCGTATTACATTTATTCGTAGCCAAACTACACTGAGTAATTACTATAGGTATTGAGTATTTGAGCTAAATTATTATACTGGCTTTCGGGCACCATACCGATTGCATCGCAAATGTGTATAGTTGTAGCATTTTTAGTTTCAAGTACACCAAATACTGCGCTGACCATTAATGCCACAGGAAATTGGCCTCTAGGATATCGAGTGGCAGGACTCCAAATTTTAATCCATCCTCCTTCTCTGCTAAAATAGCACCAAGAGTTTGTAAATGTTTCTGCGGTGCCGACTTGAACAGTGCCGTGTCTGCGTATACAAAGATCGGGTTGATGTACGATGCATCTGCCTCTACCCGGATAGAAGCATGGTTGAGTCGTTCGTCTGGCTAACTTTAAAAACCTAACATATATACTGTCCTTTAGAGATGAGTCGACAAAGATTTCATGTGGACTGTAAGCGATCGAAAATTTTATTGTAGAAAGAATCGAATTTGGAATCGGCTGTAGCAGCCTATGGTATCTGACATGACTAAGATTATGCCTGGTAACGTGAGCAAAAATATCGTCATCCGACAGTAAATTGTCGCTTCTTCCCCAAAAAAATTTATATTGTATTTCATGTAACGCATCGATGGGAATATTAAACGGCTGTATGCACGAGTTGACAATAGAAATATTGTCTCTCCTATTCAAACGAGACTGTCTCAGCATACTCGCTCCGCCGGACGCTATTCCGAAGAGATTGTCTTCGATGGGACAATTACAAAAACTCAATTCGGTTCCGTCTTGATCATTTTTAAAGTACTGGAGTCGTCCAGTCGTACGCCTGCCTGTGATCGGATCTATTGAACAAGGATCGACAACACAAATGGAAGTGAGTCGTAGTGTCTGTCGATATATCGGATCGAGACCAGGATGTTCGATCGAAACAAATCCGTCTCGACACGGGGCCTGCTCAAAAAAAGTCCTATAATCGGTATCTCGCACACGCATCGGTCGGCAAAATGGAGTCTGTGTCTGACTATCAAACTCTGATATGAATCCTTCGTCGCAGACGCATCTCATTGGCGATTCGTTAATGTTTAGAATACGTCCGTTCGGTTGACATCCTACAGGCACGTTACAATCAGAATAGAGATTCAGCTGAGTGACTAGACCCGGCGACGTGCAGTTGCAGAGAAGCGAATAGCCAATTTCGTTTCTAGTCAAAATCCAAACGCCCGTGTTGGGATTGCAGGCACGAGCCCGTTCTCTATTGAGCGCCATGCAATACGATTCGCCCGGCTGTATCGTATACTCGATGTCGTTCATAGTGATTTTAGTAGGTTCGTCAAAATATTGACAGTTGGCCAAACCTTCACGACAAATATCACAATCTTGATGTGAAGTGCATGGCGTCAATTGAGAGTGACAAGACACTGGATTATCTTCGAGTATAATCTCGGAAGGAGGTTCTATTAGAGGAACATTCGAGTTATCGAAGCGTTCGAGAGGATACAGGACAGGCTCGTCCGCATACACCAATACAGATATATAATTTGTCAAGAGTAATACAATTAGAATTAGTATGACAATAGCTAATATTAAATACATTTTGTTGACTTACGAATATATAAAAATAAAAAAAATTGTAACGTTTATTAATATTTTTTATTGTAATCACAAGGAAAATAGACGGCAGGAGGACAAAGGTTCCTAATGTTTAAATCCGTTTCAAGCTCTATACGCAAAGCGTTATATGTAGACCAGCTCCTTGTGTGATGATATGTGCCATCGTTAAACTCAACGTGTCTGATAAAATACTTTCTTCTCACAATCTTCATGTATAATATTTTCTTGCACCATTTAGCATGTAGAATTCCGATCAGTCCGTTGGCTATATTATGCTCGTGGGCAGGCCTCATGAACGTGTATAAAGCCCATACGTTCCTCGACCACTCGTGCGAAGCCAGAAAATCGTATCTAAGCTTGGTAATAGCACGTCTTGTTATACGCATACCCTCTTTGTTACAGATATGGATCTCGATTGCCACTATTCTGTTGAATCGTTTCTGGTGAAACGTAAACAGCTCGTGGCCATTTTCCAGGATCGAAACACTTTCCTTGTTGTAGTTATGAATCGAATACAATTGGTCGATTTCGAAAATTGAAGGCGAACGCAAAGGAGACAATATAGTTGCTAGAGAAGCCATTGTATCGGTCGAAAGACTGTAATATGATCGCCAAACGAAAGTCCATTTATACTAATAGATTAAACATAATCAACAGATAACACTTTATCTGTTGATAATGGTATCGATTTTTTGGTTTATCATGTCGATTTTGTTGCCATTGGTCATGACGAGATCGTAAGTAAATTTTGTAGTGTTTTGAATTCGGTTCAAATAGGACATGGTGTCGTTTCTAAATTTGGCCATATCGTAAACGATAGAGTCGAATCTGTCTTCGATCGCTCGATAAATAAAAGTCAACAGCTTTTTAATTGCGGCCAGTTCGTAAGCTATGCTGCCTGTCTGCCATAGATAAGCTAGCAACAGAACCAGAGCCAACGCAGAGTAGTTCATTTTCGTTTCCCTTATTTTTTTTCTAATATTATATTCTCATTTTTGTTTCCCTTATTTTTTTCTAATGATTATATCTTTAATTGATTTAAAACTATCGACCATGGTGTCGTTACTGAATGCAAGTTTATTAGTCAAGTCCGCTTGCATGCTCTTCACTGAATCGAGAGCCGATGTAATGTTCGAGTATAGAGACGCATTTTCGGTGCGAATGATTTCGCGAATGGTGTCGACGGTGTCGTATCCGACACCATTGGAGCCGAGCACATTATTATTAATATTGACTTTATCGAAATCCGGTTGATATAATTGTCCGCTATTGGTGTTTAAACATTCTTGTAGTGTACAGAGCTGTGTTTTTATCTCGTTCAGAGGATCAACCACCTGACTCTGTGCACCCATTATTAAATCACAAAAGAGTCGCTTCAATACGAAATACTGAGGCGGGTGGACTTTTTTACTATTCAAAACGTACGACGAGAGGTATTTTCCTAATGAAAACACGTGTATATAGTTTTTATTGTTTCGCGTCAGTTTTTGGGAAGCATTAACGTTCGTCCAGAGCACTGCCTTATTGAAATTTCTTATTGTCACCAAGGGCGCTAACAGCTTAGTGGCCGAACCTAGCTCGACATACCCATCTCGATCGTCATCGCTATTTTCAATAATTACCACTTCCAAAACCTCATCGTCATAGTGAAATTGCTGTTGCAATGAATCTGACATCACCACGTTATTCGTATTGTTTGGCCCGTTCATTGCTGTCGAATCGTTGAGATTGCTCGTTTCGTACATTGTGTTAATGGCTTAATTGTAGAATTAAAAATAGCACTAGATGATTACGTTTATCGTTTTAAAAAAGTATATTAGGTCTTATCTTTTAAGTTAAATTCGTATTTCGAATATAATTTTTTAAATACATTATGAAGTCTCAAATGTTGGTGTACGACAACGGCGGCCTCGCCAACACCAATCATTTGTATACTAATCATCGACAAAAATCTTATAGTCCCGTCGACAGAATGCACACCCGTCGTCAATATAATTATACAAACTACCTTAATGATTTGTCCTATTCGCCGGCCGCTTGGCATAAACTCACGACCAACGAAAGAACCAACGTTATCTACGAAAAATGTAAGTTATCTCAATATGATGGGGTCGATTACCGTAGATTACAGGGACGCGATAGCTTTCGGTGTGATGATATATTAAAGATTGTCGCTAGCCCGCAGCCTTCTAGTTATTCCACAACTATCAATGGAGACACATCAGCAGCAATCGTCTCGTCGGGAACAACGGCAAGAGGTGTTATTATGGACACCATTACTGTCTAATCTCGACGATATCGACAAGAATGCCGATTATAGAATCTTAATTGACGATTTTGACATAGATATCACGCCGTATACAGTCTTTGAAAATGATGGAGCCACAATAAAAATATCTGGATTGCGTCTGTATTATCTACTCAAAAATAAACGCTTGTACGAAGAATCGATGGAGACTCAGTGTAGTAGTAATAAAACTTTTAAAAAGAGTCTGAAAAAAGTGTGCTTTACAAAGGCTATCCAAGGAGGAAAAAATAGTGTAGTTGCTGTCATCAAGAGTAAATTACGCTTACCGCCTTGTATACAGTCTCTACTATCAGACATCGATGTGCGACCCCGAGGAAATAGGTTTCGAAAGAGATTCATTTTCAATTGTTATATTGCTAATCTCATAACGTGTCCGGCGTGCGACAAACAGTGCATTGTAGACGCCATGGCTGTTCTCTACCTGCACGACGACAAGTGCGTTCGTGAATTTGAAAAACTACTCAATCGCAATAAGGACGTGTATAAGCCGCCCAGTTGCTTAAATATGCAAAACAAAGAACGTTTATGTCCCAATAAAACTGGTATGGGATGTAAAGGACGTAATCCTCTATGTAATTTCTAATTTATATGTATTGAATAAAAAAATTTTTTGTTTAAAAATGATTTTTATTTACAAATTTTCGAATATAAACGATTTGACTGTTTCTACAGAAGATTCAACTTGTAAAGTGCGTCGAGTTTTCTTTTTGTAATTAAAGTTCTTCATATCGAGCTCTTCGTTGAGACACAGCATGGCCAGCTGAGGATTAGGATGAATGCTGTCGTAAACTAGTTCCATATCGCTATATTTTCGTTTCATAGCTCTGTGTCGTTTGGATTGGCCCGACAGAAAAGCTATCTGAGTAGAATTGTTTTCGAGAGATTTTACGAAAACCGCCAATCTTGGATGTTTAGAAGAATCGCGTGGAAAGCGCACGCTTTCATAACGACACATTTGTCTGTATCCTCCGTCGTGGTCGTCGTCGTCGTCGCTTTGATTATTACGAGATTTGCACGATAATTGGCAATCATCGGCGACACAATTGTCGCTAGTCGCTTCAATATTGTGACCATCGACTCGATAATTGTTTCTGTTGACTCGATGATTGTGTCTATCCACTCGATATTTCTCAAGTTGACTGTACAATTCTTCTGCAGATATTTTTTTCTCAATTTTTTCAAAATTTTCACACATTTGAGCTTTGAGCGTTTCGATCGCTTGATAATTTTTAGTCAGAGTTTCTATTGTATTAGTTTCATTGTTCCTGACAAAAGCATCAAAAACGCGTAACATTTCTGTCATTTTCTCTTCTATCGGCAACGACGCCAAAGGCAACGGCTTCTTTTTTGTCGACAAATGTTCTTCTTTCATGGCATCAAAAACGTTTTCAATCATCCATGTGGTAAATTCAATTTTATTTTTAAAATTAACATTATCGAGAATCTGCATCGCGCCATGTTTATTGATGATAAAAATCGTTTTATTGTCGTCATTGTCTGCGACTGCTCGAGATTCTTTTTGAAAACTCAACAGCTCTCCCACGGTTTTTTTATATTGATCATTCTCGATAAAGTTTATGGCCGCATCGATGTCGTCAAGTCCGATGCCTTCGGCGAAATCGACCGCCAAAATCCAGATTTCGTTCTCGTAAAATAGATAGCGCAACAAAAACGAAAATTGATCATCGAAACATAATCTTTTTTTATTGAAAATATACGAGAATGATTTCATGTCTCGCTGTCGATTCCTTCGATTGTGGTCACTTTCGTCGGCATAATTGTTGTCATTGTCGAAATCGCCCGAAAATAATAATCTCTTTATAAAATTAAACATTTTATTGGTAACACACAAGACACATACACACACACACTTTACAATATTTGGAAAGAAAACTTTTGTCCTTTATAATTGTAGCTAAAAGGTGCTCTTATCTGTGATTGAGTACAAAACACGTGTTTGTCGACAGTCGGCCAGAGCTTGTGTAATGTAGCGACATCGGCGCTCTTGCCACTTATAGACTCGACGGCAGATTTGTACGAGTGAATAAAGCTTCCAGGCCAGATTCGATCCAGACGAATATCTGCAGGCTTGACGAATATTTGGTAATAGCGCTCTCGTAGATTTTTGGAGGCTCCGATGCGAAATTTATCTATACGTAACCACACATGAATGCCTCGATTGCCCGAGTGCATGATTCGAGCTATGCTGCTTTTGAAAAAATTTCTAAATGTCTCCGTCGCCACTTTAATTTTCAAGTCTAAAAAGTCTGCATCGTCGGCTTCGATGTCCACGTCGATGACCCATTCTCGACCGTCTTCGAGCGCCTTGACGTGAATATCGCTGACGTTTTGATCTTGAATAAATTCAAATAGATTTCGAGCGTTCGTAAAGTATTGTTTAGGATGATACCAATTGACGCCATCGGTGAACGAATACTGTCTGCTGTCGTTGTATGCCACGCTATTCCACAGCTTTTCGACTTGCTCGAATGTGTAGAGTCCAGGCTGAGCGTACATCTCGTTAGAATTGCTGTCGACGAGTGGACGATAAGTAACATGGCGTTACATTTATTGTTTGCCGTTCTGATATCGAATGCGCCACGCCTCAACAGCACCGCGCATGACGATATCGATAGAGTATTCGATTTGATTTTGGACGAGATCACCAAAATTGAGGAGAATGAAGCTGACGATTTTAATTATACTCGTTTGATTTTCTTTATTCTTTTACTGATAATAATTATTTTGATCAAGACACGACTATATCGCTATTTGCTATGCTGTAAAAATTGTCGGAAAAAAGCGATGACGATTGAACCAAAAACGAAGGAATCTCCACCGACATCGCCGACTACGGCGGCGCCGACAGAACCGCCGATTGTTAAACTTGAATTTTCGAAAAAAAATATTTCCGACGACATAAGCGTCGTCGACGATAAAGGCCGCGAACCTGCGATTAAATTAATCAATTTCAAGTCTATTGTCGATACCGACTAGATTATGATAATTATGATAGAAATTGCGACATCAATTGTCTTTTGAATGCCGGATTCGGATTTATTACGCTACGTCTGCTCGTCACATAATTATAGATTTCATCGAGATTATAGCCCGTACGTTTGGTCAAATAGTGTATGACTATGGTGGCAGATCGAGAGATTCCGGCGTGACAATGCACGTAAACGCGTCTTTTCTCCAGGTCAATCTTTTGTAACAAAAAATTGAAAGATTTCAAAAAATGAGATTGTATGTCGGCTCGTTCGTTGTCATCGATATTAATGTATAGATAGTTGTCGATCGCGTCGATTATGTCGGTTTTGCCCACAAAAACGGGAGGATCGTTCCAGACGGTCAACACTGCAGTAATATTTTCTTGGTGTAAAAATTTTTCAAATAGATTTCGATCGTAGATGGCACCGCCCAAATACAGATTGTCGGTGATTTTGGACGCATTAATCAGTATTCCGTCTCCGTCACCCGCTCCGACTCTAATGTAATTCATATTGCGTACGCTAACCCGTTTCCGTGCAAAGATTCGAATAAACACACCGTGTCAGTGGGTCAGTGTGCCATATTTAAACAGGGGCCGGACGACACACGACACACATCATCGGGTAACCTAAATATCCTTAAATTAACCACACGAAAAAAGTAGAGAAAGTGCACAATGAAAACTATAATAGTGCTGTCGTTAATGATGGTACTAGTCATTCTACCGTCGCAAGGCGCCAGAATTTTGGCAGTGTTTCCAACACCGGCGTACAGCCATCAGACCGTCTTCAAAACCTACATTCGAGCTCTGGCCGAAAGAGGTCATGAGATTTTCGTGATCAAACCATCGACCAGAGTAAATTACGTAGATCGGTACTCTGATTTGAATCTTTTGGGAAATATCACAGAGATCGATGCCAGTCTATCGGAAGAATACTTTAGGCGGCTGGTCAAGGCGTCGAGCGTTTTTCGCAAGAGAGGACTCATCTCCGATAGTAGCACAGTGACGGCACACAACTATCTCGGCTTGGTGAGGATGATCAGCGATCAGTTCGAGTTGCCCGAAGTGAAAAACTTTATAGCAAACCGCAAGGAATTGCAATTCGATCTACTCATTACCGAAGCATTTATGGACTATTCTCTAGTGTTTTCTCATCTTTTTGATGATTTGCCAGTGATTCAAATATCTTCAGGCTATGGAGTGGCGGAAAATTTTGAAACGATGGGTGCCGTCAGTAGGCATCCTCTATACTATCCGAATCTTTGGCGAGACAAGTTCACCGACTTGAACGTCTGGGAAACGATCAACGAAATCTATATGGAATTACGATTGCAAAACGAGTTTAGTAAACTGGCCGACGAACAGAATAAAATGCTTAAAGATCAGTTCGGCGGGAGCACTCCCACTGTACAGGAATTGAGAAATCGAGTAGAATTACTCTTTATCAACACACATGCCGTTTTCGATAACAATCGACCGGTACCGCCGAGCGTCCAGTATCTGGGCGGATTGCATCTGAAAGGAAATACGCACCGTCGTCATCTCCAAGGATTCGTAAAGGAATATCTGGACAATTCTACTCAGGGCGTCGTGTATGTCAGTTTCGGTTCGGGTATCAACAGTGCTGACATGGAAAATGAATTCCTTCAAATGTTCCTCGATGTGTTTGTTAAATTACCCTATAATATTTTATGGAAGTACGACGGCATGATCGAGTCATCCAGACTGCCAGATAACGTGTTTATACAGGCGTGGTTCGATCAGTTTGAAGTATTGAAACATCCAAACGTGAAGGCATTCGTGACTCAAGGCGGAGTACAATCGACGGACGAGGCCATAGAAGCACTCGTGCCGCTGATCGGACTACCAATGATGGGCGATCAAGCATTTAACACTAATAAATATGCTGAACTAGGCATCGGCCGGAATTTGGACACGCTCACTGTAAATACAAAACAATTGGTTGACGCAATCGTTGACGCATGCCAAAATCCTTCGTACCGCAAACATTTATCACAATTGCGCCATATTATTCGTCATCAAGCAATTTCACCTTTACAGAAAGCCATATATTATACGGAGCACGTGATTAACAACCGCGGACGTACCATGCTCAAAACGAAAGCTGCCAACGTTAGCTATGGCGATTACGTCATGTCATATATAATTGTTCCTTTCGTGACTGTTTCTATTATGAATCATTTGCGTCAATTGTTGAGAATAAATTTATTTTAATATGATAACTGTATTTTTTTTATGTTCCAAATGTAAAATACTACATTTTGTACTCTATTACAAGGGAATAAAACCTGTTATTTCGTTGATCGAGTAATCTGTCGACACTCGATTTGCGCAGGCGTTGTCGGCTGCGCGGATTTGGTTTATAAACGACTCGTGTTCATAGTCATGTACACTACAACTCGAACTAGCGCCAAATCATGTCGACATTGAGGAATAAATGCTTGATACGAAGCATACAAATATTAGAGAAAAATTATCGACGGGTGTCTGTAGGGGACTTGAAAAAAATATCAGAGGCCATGGCGATACTACAAGAGTCCAACGGTAAACTAACGAGAACCCTACAAAAGATGTCTTCGTATTACGCAGAACGCTACAAGAACAAGATACAGAACCTTCAAAATACGATCGATAAAAAAGATCGTCACATTAAAGATTTATACAAGCAAATCGACGAGAAAAACCAAAAAGGAGTTTTTATAGTTCGACTCGATAAATCTGTATGTTTCTTTTCTTCTCTCGAGTCCCTGAATAAAACAATCAAGCAATCTGCGTCCGTACAGAATATAAAGATTTTATTATATCGAAGCGCATGCGACATCAAATCTGAACGATCGGTCTGCATCGCAATAGCAAAGGCGAAATACAAGAATTACGTGAGCGTTGAGAATCGAAAGATTATATTCGTCGAGAGTGCCGATGTGGACTCGTTCGAATTAGATATTAAACAGATGCTCACCTAAAATATGTAAAATATGTAGTAAAATTTTTTTTTAGTTAATTTTTAGTGGTGTTTGTGTGTAAAGAGGCTCGATTTTCCTAGTACTTTAAACAATCTTGCCTATACAAGTTAACTATTGCTTCTTCGGATACGCTTGGGTGTTGAAATAATTTACTCGAATACTAGAATAAAATTATTTATTGATATTAATCGAATAGACGGACATTACATTCGTTGCTACTATTAGAATAAAATTTATTTTTGTTAAAATATTTATCGTGTTTATTCATCCTATTAGCTTTATTATTTTTGTTATTGTTAGAAATATATTTGACTAATGCTATCGTTAAAGCTATGTTAACCAGTATTAAAGATATACATAAAACTCCTAAAAATACAATAAAATACTTTAAAATAATACTGACGATCGTTTTATTATTTTCCTCATTCTCGCTTTTGTTGTGGTCATCATTTTCTTTGCTAAAGATGTCATTTTCATCGACTATAATCAAAGTCGATGGAGGATTACCAGTGGAAACTATTAAAGGAACAACAGTACTGGTACGAGGTAAATGAGTAGTAGGAATTATTGTTAAAGGTGTTGTTGTTGTACGAGAATAAGGAGTAATAATTTTTCTTGTTACATTTAATATCACATTTATAGGCTTATATACTAGAGATGATTTCTTGACTACATAACTAAAGCAATACTTGTTTGGATTAAAATTAAAGTGTTCGATATACTTTTTGGTATAATAATATAAATCTAAAGGAGTATTCTGATCGATATTTAGCAGAGACGTAAACAATTTTTTTGAGGTCTCACCGCCTCTGCTCAAAAGCCGTTCGAAATACGGTTGATTATACATGGCGGCGAGATGCACGAGTGTGTTGTTACGCAAATCGACAGGCTTCAATAAATTTTGTAAAGAAATCTTCTCGTTTCGCAGTCTGGGTATGTTGTTGGCGAACGAACGCAACGACAGGTTGCTGTTGATGCTAGGCGGGGCCACGAACACTTGACATGCATCCACTCGATTCATCAGATTCTTTAACGTCTCTGCTTCTTGTACTTCGACTGCTGGTGCTGATGGAGACGAACGAATCGAGGCGAACGGCAGTAATCTCGACCAAAACGATGAGGCGCGACCCAATCGAATTAAAGCGCTCGTATCGTTTCGGCAAGACGACACCCCATTATACCAGTAATCGTTATCGATATTGAAAAATTTTTCCAAGACATTGTGGTGATCGACAGCATTGCTGGGCATCAGATATCGAACTGCCAACTTTACTAGTCCTTTCTGTAGATATTCAAAATCAAATTGCGACACCGGTTCGTGATTAGTCTTTATTTCGTATTGCGCTACAATTTTTTCGATCGTATTATCTGGTCGCCTGTTTCTATTCTGTTTGATCAGACGGAATGGTGTCAAAATAAATGCACAATCGTCAAAGTCGATCTGTATATAGTTGTGGCACACGGTAAACGTTCGATTATCGATCATCTGCAAATACTGTTCCTGTACCGTATTCTTGGCGATGATCGACTCGTCTTTGCTGTTTATTTTGTCGCATTTTGCGATTCTGTTTAATTTAAAAACGTTAAAATCATTTTCTAAAGCGGAATCGACATCGATCGTATAGTTTTGCTTTAGAATCATATCCCTCAATATGCTGGGCTTCATTTCGTAAAGAAAAGACACGAGAGCGCTTCCCATCGAGTATAATATATTGGAATCGTAATCGGCTTTGACAATCTCGGCGATGGTGGCGTTTCGATATGCCTTTAAACCCTCATGATCGCGCCAAAAACAATCACGATTACCGAATCTGTCGGCGGCGCCTTCGATATACCACTTGGGCATGAATCTTGCTTGTAGCGTAAACAAAAGACAGTGATGAAATTCATGACCATATGCGTTCGGTAGATCGTCATGTTCATAGTCTCTGAAGAAGACATGAGCTCGAATCACACGTTTCTCGTGCACGTATTGAGTGATGCCGCCGTTGTTGACGCCATAATTCCAGTAAGGTCCCAATCGAACGTATTGTTTACGATCGTTATGCACGTACATGTCAATGTCGGTGAGGTTGTGGCGATACTGAAGCTGTAGTCGTTTGTAGAAATCGATAAAATCTTTATAGACGGTATTCATTTCGAGCGAAATCTTCATGAGTACATTATTTCTAGTAATGTTGTGATGTAAAAAAACTCGTACGGGTCCCACGTCAAATCTCGTGTTGAAGGGATAGATGACATCTTCAATTTTTTCATAGAGATTTTTATCAAACTTGGAGTCATCGTAACTGATCTTGTTGCCGGAGACGACCAAATTTTTAAATTTCGACACATAACACACGTAAATGTCTTGTTTGATCTCGGCCTTCGGCATAATCATCAGCGGATGCTCGAGGGCTATTCGAGACAACTGAACGGCAGCGCGATCGATGAGTTCGGTTATTTTGATGTTTTTCTCGAATGTCTCTCTGATCGAAGCGTAAGCGACTAGACACGTTTTAAACTGTCTATCGTTCCACATGATGAATGAACTGCACAATTCGTGAAACGATACAAAAGTTCTTCGCATGTTGGCCGAGTTCACGTAGCGAGTATACAAATCGGCGGTCATTTCGAATAGATTCGAGGCGACAATCTGCATTTTGCGAGAAATCCGACGGTCGACGAGAGCAATTTTTCTATTAAATTTATCTAGCGAATCCAGTAGAGAGGCTTGAGCATCGTACTCTTGCATCCGAGCCATTAGCTGCAACCACACCATATATCTCTCTATTTCGGATGGTGTGTTGAATGCAAAATCTTGATCTTTAAAATTATCTACAAGTTTTTTGGCATTACACTCGAAATTGGTGAATTTGGCTCGTATACACGATATCAAAAGTTTATTCATTTTCACTTTATCATAATGGCTGTAATCGATACACAAAAATGTCGGCAGAAAAATTATTGTCGTGATTATCGCGTACTTGAAAAACACCACCATTGTTACGAGCCAATACACTTTGACTGCCAATTGAAATAGATTTTTTCGACACATTTGTCTGTTCTTCTTCAAAACTGATAATCATTCTACAAGCCATTCGATCGTCCGAGAGTCGATCATCGTCGACTCCATCCACGCCGACGATCGTCCCGCGGCGACGCGCGATCGTTCGATCGCGGATCGACCGTAGGCGATCGTCCGAGCCGTCGAGCACGTTTTTCGCGTCGACGAAAACATGATGCAATGTTGCGTCAGCCGGATGTTTGTCGCGCGCGCGCGTGACCCGAATCGATAACGATCGAGAGGTCATCGAGATCCGGGGTCGTCGATTGACGCACGCGTCGCATGAATAATGATGATGATGTTGATATTGCCCAATATTGCATCATGTTTTGTAATTATAATGAAACGACAATCGTATTGCATCATCTTTTTTATTTTTACGTTTCCAACGAATCCGCATTAAAACTCGATGACGCAAAATATAAACTCGATTATAATGTGATGTCCAAATTCATCAATTATGAGGGCAAAAACTTTATAATCTTGTAAAACGACTCGGACGCTGGAGAGACATCGACTACAAAAATTTTTTGTGGTTTTTTTACAAAATTTTAGTCTATCATCACAGACGTTTTCAATGAAATTGGAGTCGTTGATCCATATAAAAAGAATTTTAGAAACGATTTTGATGGTATTTACTTTGAATTTATATAAATTGGCATGCATGTTGAGGATACATGAATCTATAAAAATTTTTAAAATCACGCGCAGGCCGTGTATTGTGTAGAAATTAATAATCTAAAAAAGAGACTTTTACTCGATGATTGATGTGAATCACCACATAAATAAAGTTTTCGACGTTGACAGTTTTAAAATTTTATAAAAATTTTTAGCAGAAAATTTTTATCGTTTTGTCAGAGCCGAAATCATCAATAATAGCGTCGAGTCGATTCACGATTAAACGATTATGAATCGACACGACATCAACATCGTCGCAAATATCTTTGAAAATAGTGTCAGTAACGATTTCAACAATAATGGTGTCATGGCGATTCATGATCGTTTTATCATGAATGGATATGACACATCTAAGAAACGATATTCAAAAATCTAAGACTCGAATATCTGTAAGATATATTAATCGGATGTCTGTAGTCTACTATATTGGTCGTGTCAAAAATGGATCAAAACATTAAAAAATTATTTATTAAAGAAACCAATCTCAAGGAAAAACACGAAAGTCTAGACAAGGCCTACAGAAAAAAACCTAAAGAAGATAGAAACGAGAGTGCAATCGATGAGATGACCACCTGCGCCGCCTATTTGTACGGCGTGGAAGAGCAGCTGTTTAGCCTTTTGTCGAACGTGAGTCAAGAGCGCAGAATGGACTTTATTAACGATCTAACCGAACTGGACTTTAGTAACTACGAAATTGAACTATTATTGAACACTAGATCCGATGAATATTTATTGAAAAAATTTCATGTTCACAAGAAGAGCGAAAATATTCAAAAGATTTTCAAAAGTAACAGTATTAGATTCGTTAAAGTCTTGGAGCAGTTTGTGGTGAAGAGACGGGCATACAAGAAAAAACCTAAAGATACTCTACTCGAAGAATTGGTCATTTTAAAATCCATTATAATTAAACATTTATGTATAATGGAAAAACTTACACAAAAATAAAAATCTATAAAATTATAATCAATCGTTTTTTATTTACACACAATTATATTTACATACACACAATTATATCTATATAAAAATATAGCAACGATACGGACAAAATACATTATTTCGATGACATTAGAAACGATAATGGTGGTGCTGTCGCCGCCGCTGTCAAAGATTGCCGATCTGTCGTCGGTATAGCCATATACGTGTATGCTGCATGGTCCCATTTGGGTGTATTATTGGTGGGTACAGCATAGTATGGCGACTCGTTTTTATCCACATTAATGTAGTGTTTCACCTCGTCCTTGTCGCTATCGTCGTCACCATCGAAGCTATCATAGTCTTCTTCTTTAAAATTTATATATGTTTCTTGTGTTTCATAAAATTTTTTCTTGTCCTCCCTGCGGTTTTCATCTTTTATAACGCCATTCACCGGTTTAATGGCGATTTTTTCTACTTCATCAATCGTGTCTTCAGTGGATGTCGACTTGTTTGTTGGACAGCAACTCGTCGCAGTTGACTTTGAATCTAATGATTTAGTCTTGTACGCTACGTATAAATATGATAAATGTATCAATAGAACGTACGTAGGAAATAAAATTATAGAAAAGCGTTTGGTTTTTAGAAAAGTCGGTTCTCCGACATAGTATTCGCTTCTGCATTTTGCGCAATAAATTTCGAATTTGTTGTTAAGCGTGAAACAATTGGCGCTTTGAATCGCATTATTGTCCATTTTGACGATTCCGTCCCAGCATTCTTTGTCGATATCATAATCTCTCTCGTTGACATCGAGGCCGGGAACATGACCGTATGTGACGAACCAGTCCATTGAAAATAGAGCGATTGTCGTTAAAATAGTGGTCGCGCCGATGAGCGGTACAGCAATTTGATCATAGACCAAAGTCGAGAGCACGACAATCAATCCATAAACCAACAGCACACTACTAAAATTCACCACTTGACTGCCGTCTTCGTAATCGATGATGAGTCCAAATCGTCCGTCGTTGATCCCGACGACTCCCAAAACGAAGGCGGTAAATCCGCACGCAAAAAGCATCACTTTGGTGTAATACCGTAAATACGCCTGCATCTTGTAAGAAACATGCATGTACTACTAATTATAGTAGTTGTGATTATTTTTCTTTTTATTTTATATAAACCTATCTATGCCGCCCACGTAGAGATAAAAACCGCTCAAGATGAATACAACGCCACCGTCGACGACCGAATCGAGTACATGGAAGGTGTGTTAAAAAGACGCAAATATGTACCGCTCAAAGCTCTGCCTACGATACGATTCAATACCGAACTAGGCACTATAAACGATGGCGAACGCAAGTGTATGTCGGTGCCGGTGTACGTCAGTTCAGATAATATTCCTAATTTTGATTGCACACTCATCTGCGATGATCCCACCGCGGTTTATTTTTTTGTTGGCGAATTTGATAAATTTCTTGTAAACGGCCAGATGCTCACGCGCGGCGGCTATTGTACTACAAATTCTGTACCTAGAAACTGCAATCGCGAGACTAGCATCATTTTACATAGCCTAAATCAATGGACGTGCATCGCAGAGGACCCACGCTACTTTGCCGGCCCTATGAACATGGTACAAATCGCTGGGCGACAGCACGCCACCAGAATCGCACCCGGCGAAATCACAAAAAATATTCTCTACGACAATCTACTCAAAATGGAGGTCGACGTGTCTCGAAACACTTTTCGTCGGGATTGGGACGAATCGATGCCGGACGGCAGCCGTAGATTCCAGGTCATTTGTAATGCATTAGACGATCGATTTAATCAGATGTTTGTAAATCCCATGAATCCAATCGAGTGTTTACCTAATACATGTACGAGTGCTAGATATGTGCATCGAGACGTTAAACCCAATTTCGAGACGGGCGAATGCGAATGTGGTGATGTTAACGTTACCAGACTAACTCATATCGTGCCCGGCGATCGCACTTCCATGTGCGCAAGTGTTGTCGATACGTTTCAAACGACCAACAATTCACACGTATTTAGGGTGCAATGTGTGAATATGAACACGTTAATCAGCGACTATGATCCAAACATGCTTCTATGTCCTGGCTCGCAATTCGATTCCAATAACGATAGCGCGTTTAGCTATGAATTGCCGGGCACGTATGTTTTTTCTTCGAACGGCATACACGAACCTACTCATCGGTTCTATTTAGACACGCGCAGTAGAATCGACTATAATATCGTAAATCCTGTCCCGACTTGAAACCTATAAAAGTCAGTAGCATGTATCTTTAGTTTTATTGAGTTGCTGCGAAACGATAGCAATGGACCGACAAACTACACAAAAACTACTCGAAAATGAGAATAATAAACACAAAAATGTTGGCATACAACTCAATAAAGAAGAATTTGGAAGCGACATCAAAAAGGGAAATCCGAATTTTTATCATATACTAAATAATACCGAGGACCTCAAAAAACATGCCAAATGTCGCAGAAAACTAAACTTTGATTTCATATAAAGATGGAATGGAAATAAAATCATCATGTTATTCGGGATATCTATCAATAAAAATATAAATTCAATAAAACATTTTTATTTATAAAACCTAATCATTATAGTTTAATCGTACTCGATATTCTCGAGTTTATTCTGTAGAGCTAATAAATGCTGTGGATCGTGATGTTTTTTCTTGACAGGCTTCGGGTTCATGAATTGCATTTCACGATCGACACGAATAACGGTAGGATCTTCGCGACGACAGCAACACGAGAACATAGAAGACACGGTGCCCGAGCAGCAAGTAGAATAAATTTTGAACACCATCAGAGCTAGCAGACTGAGTACAATCCACACGAAAACCATTTTTACGACATGGAAATCGGCTCCAATCGACGAGAAAAAATTGGACAGCCACGAGTTTTCAGTATCGTCTAGAATTTCATCGCCGGCAAAAACCGTATTATTGTTCATTAGCCGACGTAAATCTACCAATCTATCGGTCAATTTGTGTAAATTATTGTGCTCTAAATCATTATTCATTTTCATAGTCTGCAGCTGTAGAGTGTCCAGATCCTTGAGCACAGCACTCAAATTAAAGGCTGTATCGATGGGCATTTGTAAATTTTTATTTAGACTGTTGTACGTTTCGAGTGTAGTTAAAAACGTCCGTTTCGTGCTCAATTGACAAGTGTGCTTGCCGGTAGCGTTAATGATGCCGATTCCCGCCGACAAAACTAGAGTGTTTGCCGACACCGAATTATCTCCTTTCTGTAGACAGTCAAAGTTGATGTCGACCTCATTTTCGAGGACATAGAGCCATCGATTAAAATCAGTAATTTTATAGAAGATTTCACTCTCAAATTTACCGATTCTAACATCACAATCCTTTTCAAAATTGATGTCTTTGTCGTTTTTCAAAAAGATACGAATATCACACAGCTGCGCTTGATTAGAATCGTGTACGACCTGAGGCACGTAGCAGAGAATCATGTCGTGTCCGAGTCGACAAGACTCGCGAGTGTCGTCGAAACGCACAAAATTCCTGCGATCCTTCGATACACCTAGATATTTGCTATCCGGTAGAATTATGGCACATTTAGATTTAACGCAAAACGGTATGGGCACAATTTGGTAGACATCATATTTTTGCTGATTGACGAGCGGCACTTCAATGATGAATAGTAGTTTTCTTTCTTTAGTGATAAAAACGTGAATATTAATGATTCTGTCGATGAGCTCGAACATATTGTCGTAGTGCAATGGCACAGGCCACGATAAACCTTTAGGTAGATAATTGCTCACATTCTTCATTTCTTCCAGCAATTTTTCGGCGGTAATGACTGCGGAACTGAGTCGTTTGTCTTTGGCGTCCTCGACGGCATCTTTAATCTGGTCGTAAAGACTGTCTAGCCTATCGATCTCACTACAGATCAAATGAATTTTAGTGCCCACATACTCACATACTTTTTCTTCTCTTCGTTTGGCATCCAATTCATCTTCCACCATACGTTCAAACTGAATCAAATGATCGGATATCTGTTTTATCTGACGATTGAGTGCGTTCGTGCCGTTGGCGAGTTTGTGAAGTTCGTGGGCATCGTCACTGTCCATTAGGCCGAACAAATATTTATATAGGCTACCGAGAGGGTCGAATAGACCTCTCTTGCTTCTGCTCAGCGTATATTTCGATGGAGTTTCGTAGTTGCCAGACTTGCGGATTTTTCCATCGATATCGTTATGAAGATTCACCAAGTTCACGATTTTGTTCATGATAGTTTTATCGAGTTCGGTCTGAATAATATTTGAACTGCTACAATTTTTAAATTGTCTACTTTTGTAGATGAATTTTTGTAGATTTTTAACATGATCGAACATCTCTTTTAATCGCAAAAACACAGCGGCATGATCCATTTCTACAATAAAATGCCAAGTGTTTTCGACAAACTGCATCTCCTTGATAGGTTGAAAATACAAGCCCGAAGTGTGCGGTAAATGCTGTACGTTAATAATTTCGTTAGCCGATATTAGTTCTTTATTGGCGTCGGCTGTTGCGCACAACAACATCATCGACACTGCCAACGAGATTAGCGGCTGTGACAATGTCATGTTGTTTCGCGTTTCTATCGTTCACACTATACTGAATATGTCAGCGAAGACTTTGAGGCTTTATACTCGGCAACGCAGAATATAATTAATAGCTTACTACTATATATTTTTTAACCGTCGTCTCGTTGCCGTTGCTATACTGTCGGTCGTAAATCAATCGTCACAGACAAGCGACATGATTTTCGTGGTCATTATTTTCGTGTGTCATACCCAAAAATAGAGTCAATAAAATACACGTGTTATTATTTTAAATGCGTCATTTATTTATCAAGTTGACCTCTACCACACAATAACAGGATAATAAAAAAATAATGAATACAATAACAAGATAATAAAATAATACAACAAAATGTGATGTCATGTGTCTGTTTTTTAACCTTGGCAGCTCTCGCAACCGATGTAGCATGCGTCAACAACATCCGGTTCATTGTTTGCACGATTGATCGCCGACGATGAAGGCACGGTGAATTGAATCGTGTTTGCTGCGGGTTTGGTTCTCAAATAGTACATGCCCGTTTTTAAACCCTTTTCCCAAGAATAGTCGTGAATGGATGATAAAACTTTATAGGTTGGATTGGCCACAAAAAGATTGAGCGATTGGCTCTGATCGATGTAAGGTCCCCGCTCTGCGGCCATGTCCAACACTACTTTTTGTTTAATTTCCCAAGCGGTCTTGAAGAGCGCCTTGATATTGTGTGGAATTTCATCAATATTTTGTACAGATCCGTTGTTTTTAATAATTTTTATCATGATATCTGTCGAATATACGTTGGTGTCTACGAGTTTATCGACGAGATGCTGATTGACCACTTGATACTCGCCCGACAGAACTCTTCGTACGTACAAATTACTAGTAAACGGCTCGAACGACTCGTTGTTACCTAGAATCTGTGCAGTCGTTGCCGTCGGCATGTAAGCAATCAATAATGAATTGCGTAAGCCGTGCATAGCCATTTCTCGCTTAAGCTCGTCCCAGTTCCAAAGATCATTCGATTGGTTAATATTCCACAAATCAAACTGTAAAAGTCCACAACTTGCAGGGCTTCCATCGTAAGAATCGTATGTTCCGTGCAGTTTAGCTAGTTCGATACTTTGACTTAGTGCACCATAATAAATAGTTTCTGAAATCTTTTTATTTAAATCTCTAGCCTCTTGGCTGTCGTAGGGCATATCCAAAATGGCGAACGTATCCGCAAGTCCTTGAATACCGATACCGATGGGTCGGTGTCTGAAATTCGATGCTTGAGCGCTAGCCAACGGATAAAAATTCAAGTCGATAATTTTATTGAGATTATTGGTAACCACTCTAGATACATTGTAGAGCGACTTAAAGTCGAAGCTTTTAAACTGTTTATTGGCAAAATTATTTACGGCAATCGAGGCCAAGTTACACACGGCCGTTTCTCGATTGTCGCTATATTGAACGATTTCGGCACACAGATTGCTGTTTCGAATCACTCCCTCGTTTTTTTGATTATTTTTATTGTTAACGTGATCTTTAAACATCATGTATGGAGCTCCGGTCTCGACTTGAGTCTCAATAATTTTTCTATGAAGATCTAAAGCCGAAATTTGTTTTTTAAACTTGCCTTCGGCCTCGTAATTTTCGTAAAGGTCCTCGAATTCTTGGCCATAGCAATCGTTTAAACCGGGACACTCGTCGGGGCACATCAATGACCATTTCCCTCCTGTCTTTACCCTCTTCATAAACAGATCAGGTGTCCACATGGCAAAAAGAAGATCGCGAGCCTTCATATCCTCGGCACCCATATTGCGCTTTAGATCCAAAAAAGTAAAAACGTCTGCGTGCCAAGGCTCGATGTATACGGTCATGGCGCCTTTCCTTTTACCTCCTTGATCGACATGGCGTAGCATGCTATTAAAAACACGCAATGCAGGTCCCAATCCCGCCGCAGTTCCGTTTGTGGATTCAATTTTACTATTGGTGGCGCGAATTTGAGTGACATTCAGGCCGATGCCGCCTCCGTGTTTAGATATCATGGCACAATCGTTGAGTGTTTTATAGATGCCGTTAATACTGTCCTCTTGAATGTTAAGCAGGTAGCACGATGACATTTGAGGCATTTTCATGCCAGACGAAAATAGAGTTGGACTAGCGTGAGTGAACAGCTTTGCCCGCATCAATCTATAGGATTCGATAGCGCTTTCGATGTCATCACCATGAATCTGTAGAGCTACACGCATCAGCATGTGTTGAGGCCTCTCGACGACAATATTATCGACTCTCATCAAATATTTTCCTTCGATTAAAGTCATCAGACCAAAGTAAGTGTAATGTTTATCGAAATCGTAAGAAATGCTAGCATTGATTGAGTCTAAATGCTTTATAACTATCGAATAGAAAGAATCACAAAGAATCCCATTTTTCCAGAGAATCTCTACTACTTTAGAGTAATCGTCCTCGGTTTTGGCATGTAGCTTGTTGACTGCGATCACAACGGCCAGATCAGAATAAACATAGTGCTTGTAAGTCTGAGAGGCACACACATTAGCACTGTATTCTTCAAACTCATCCTCGTGTATATTGTCATAGATTCCGCAAAAAATTTTATCGGCAATATAGTTAAAGTCGATGTATTCTTTATTTTTTTTCAAGTCACCACTTCGAGTATAAAGATAAGTTTTGATGTAGTCCATATTTACTTTGATCGACTCTCGGCCGTTCCTCAAAATCATTTGATATGAAGAAAACATTTTAAAATCACTATACAAAAGTCACGACTCGGTGTCAAGGTGTATGTAGTAATAATAAAACACATTTGATTGTCGAGTATATTTATATCATTTAATCGCTGAATGATGCTCGTCGGATTGAGAAAGAGATAAAAAATTCTCATATTAGATGCGTTTGCCGTAATCATGTTTCGACCAAAAATTTTTCTATTGATCATGCACAACAAAATAAGTATTTTTCTCCTTTCGTAAAAGTTTGTGAAAAATCAAATATA